CCGACCGGCTCCCTTCGTCGGTGTCTCACCTATTCCGGGAGCGGGCGCAGCAAAATAACGGGCTACATCGCCACGCGCATGATGTAAGCCGCCGCGGTCCAGATCGCCGAGGTGCCGACGGTGAGCTGGCCGCTGTTGTCCAGATCGTTGTAGGCCCACACCGTCAGCCGGGTGTCGAAGTTGGGGCCGTAGTAGGTCTGCACGCCGTCGCTCATCGCGCCGGGGGCCCCTCCGGCGAGCACATTGATGGCCTGCAGGTCGTTGAACACCGCGCGCCCCGCCCCGGAGCCGACCAGGGTCTGGCTGGCGTAGGTGGTGTCGGCGGGCTGGCCGATGCGGATCTCGACGACCGGTCGGGCCTTGAAGGTCGCCTCGATCAGGGCGGTCAGGTACACCAGCGGCTGGAAGTTCCAGGTGGTGCGGCCGATGTTGAACTCGGCGATCTTGAGCGGGGTCCGGCCGGTGGTGCCGCCGAAGGTGCTGGTGATGCCCCAGGGTCCGCGCATCACGCCGAAGCCCAGCGCGGGCACCTGGGCCGCGGGAATACGCCCGGCGCCGTCGAGGGAGGCCACCCCGTTGGCGGCACCGCGCGCCGAGTTCGGGATGTTCAGCGCGTCGCGCGAGGTGTAGTAGTCGGCGTCGGCGTAGGCGGCGTCCTGGGTGTCGACGTAGACCTTGGTGGCGCGCGAGGCGGCGAGCTCGGCGACGCGGCCGTCGGTGTAGGCACGGCTCAGCCCCGCGGCGAGTTGCTCGTCGGTGGACTTGCGGGTCACCACGGCGCGGTCATCGTCTCCGATGACGCCGACGTAGAGCTGGCTCGACATGTCTTCCTCTCAGCCCGCGGGAGCAACCATGGCCCAGAACCGGAAGGCGGCCGGGCCGAAGATGAAGGAGCCGCCGCTGTAGAGCGCCAGCCACAGATTGAGGGTCAGGGTGCCGGTGATCGGCGTGGGGGTGGCGCCCTGCAGCGCGGTGGGGTGCACCAGGTAGGGCATGGCGCCGTAGGCGTTGTTGGTGACCCCGCCGCCGTAGAGGGTGTCGTCCTGGGCCAGGATCGTCATCTTGCCGCGGCTCGGGCCGCCGACGCGGCGGGAGTGGTCCGGGGTGCCGGGGCAGCGGCCGGTGACGGTGGCCATCGGCACCACCAGGTAGGGGTAGCCGGGATCGGCGATGGTCAGCGCCGCGGCCTGCAGCGCCTTGGTGCTGTTGCTGGAGACGCTCTGCTCGCTGGTGAGGAACACCGACTGGGCCTCGACGGTGCGGATCAGGCGCTCGGTGACCAGGGGCGAGGGCAGCTGGGCGTTGGGGATGCGCAGGCTGGCGTCCAGGGAGGCCACCCCGTTGGCCGCGCCGCGGGCGGTCAGCGGCAGGTAGTTGGTGTCGGCGGCGTCCACCGCGGTCTTCTTGGCGCGGCTGCCGTCGGCGGTGGTGACGTAGTCCTCGTCGACCAGGGTGTTGGCGGCGGCGTAGGCGACCACCGCGCCGGTGACGTATTCCGGGGTGACCGCGGACTGGGCGTGCCGCTGGTCGATGTAGCCCTTAGACATCATCGACGAGTCGCTGTTGGGCTCGCGGCCGACGTACTTCTGCTGAGTCACCTGGTGTCCTTACGCCGGGATCGCCATGACCGACAGGTTGTTGTGGTAGGTGTAGCCGCCGCCCACAGCGCCCGCCGGGCCGGTCTCGGCGAGCTGCACGTAGAGCGTGGTGGCCCCGGTGCGGGCCGCCTGGGTGGCCATCGACTCGGGGATGACGTAGACCGGCGCGAAGCTGGAGTTGTCCTCGCCGGGCACCGTGTCGTTGATGGTGATCCAGTCGATGAAGGCGGGGGCGGCCTGCTGGCTGGGGACACCGAAGACCTCGTGGTTGCCCGCGCGGAAGCCGAAGCCCCACCCGCGGTAGTCGGTGCCCATCGGCGTGACCGCGTTGGTGTCGTTGACGGTCAGGATCGGCACGTTGTTGCGCAGCAGCTGGAACACCCGCTCCCCGGCCTGGGTGCCGAAGCGCCCCTTGAACCAGGTGTTGGCGGTGTTCTCGCAGCTGACCGACGAGCCGAGCGTGTTGGTGGTGCCGTTGAGGCGGTAGCCGAACTGGGCGTCGTGGGCGTCGAGGAAGAAGCCGCACCAGTTCTGCAGGTCGGCCGAGGCGCGGCCGAGAATGAAGTTGCGCGCCGAGACACCCAGGAAGGAGGCGAGGTCGTTGCCGTCATCGCACGACGTGGTGGTGACGTAGTCGACCTCTTGGTAGTTGGTCTCGGTGGTGGCGTCGTTGCCGGTGCGCCGGAACAGGCCCGCGCGGGAGGGGCTGACGCCGCTTTTGACGTAGACCGCCTGGCCGTTGCTGACCTCGGCGTGGCCGCTGTCCGAGCCGACCCACAGCTCGCTCCACCCGGAGCCGAGGTTGGCACCGGTGCGGTTGAACTGGTCGGTGCCCAGGTAGGAGTAGGACTCCGGGCTGCCCTGGCCCGAGGCGATGACCGGGCCGCTGGGCGACCCGACGCGCACCAGGATCCGGGGTGCGGTGCCCTCGTTGCCGGACAGGGCGTCGATGTTGCCCATCACCACCAGCCGGTACGGGTAGCCCGGATCGGTGACCGGCATCGGGAACAGCGTGGCCTCGCCGCTGGTGATGACGACCGGGCCGCTGCCGTAGTTCGGCGGGGTCCAGAAGCCCTTGGGCAGGCGCTGGGTGTCGGAGACGCCGATCTGGTTGCGGTCCACGCGCCCGTCGGCGCCCAGCCCGGCCACGCCGTTGGCGACGTTCTTCTGGGCCTGCTTGAGGCGGGTGGCATCCCCGGCGTCCACGTAGGACGGGGTGGCATTGAGCGCGTCGCGACTGTCGACGAAGCTCTTGGTGGCATACGCCGACAGCCCGGAGGTGATCCGGGCGTCGATCTCGGATGCCGACATGTCCTCGGCCATCGTGTCGGTGACGTACTTGCGATAGCCGATGTCGGGATCATTGGCCGCCGGGGCGCCGACGTACCTCAGTTCAGCGATGGCTCTCCCCTTCCGGCGTATCGCTGTTCGGCCAGCATCCCCACCCAGTAGATCGGGTCTCCCTTGCCCAGCCAGCCCATGAGGTGGGCCAGCATCATGAAGGCGAAGGTGGGAATGAGGACCGGATGCGTCGTGCGGTTGCGCTTGGCGGCCTGGCTCAGCTGCTCACGGCCGCCGCGGATCGCCCACAGGTTGTGGACGACGACGTAGAACCACAGGGCTGCCCAACCCGGCGTGCGCCGGGGGGCGGGCTTTTCGTTCATCCCGACCCCCGTCGCCCCGTCAGGCGCCGTACTTGCGTACGGGCTTGGATGCCTTCGTGGTCCGAGTGGTGGTGGTCAGCCGAGAAGTCGCCACACCGCCGCCGATGACCGCGCCGATGACCGAGACCCACACGCTGACCTGCACGTCGGTGAAGAGATTCAAGCCCAGCAACACTGCCTGTCCGGCCGCGAGAACGCCGTAGAACCACGTGCGGAAGCCCGCCACCGAGTTGGCGGCCGACAGCGCCGGAGCCAGCACGGCCAGCGCCAGGCCGATCCACAGGTCGGCGTGGTTGACCGACAGCGCGGTCAGCACCACCGGGACCACTACGTACAGGAACGCGCGGATGGTCTCGAAGTCACGCAGCTTGATGACGTCGAATACCGAGATGTCGCCGTTGTCGGCCATGGTGCCCCACTTTCGTTCTGGGGCACCACGTGTGCCCCTCTACCTATTCCGGCCGGGGCGGGCTGTTTCTACGACGGTTGCTTCATGGCGTTGTGGGCCGCCAGCGACGCCTCGGCGTTGGCGTAGATGCTCATCAGCGCGACCCAGACGATGGCGTCCTTCCACCACAGGATCGTGGGGATCGCCAGCAGCACCCACGCGATGGCCATCAGCAGGTGCCGGGCGGCCCACGCCTTCTTGATCACCGGCGCAGCCCCGCGAGGTGGGTGCGCGGCTGGTCGAGCACCGAGTGCCACTGCTTGGTGTCGGGGTTGCGGATCATGACGTCGGAGATGTTCATCGGGGCCCCCGGCAGGATCGTCACCTCGTGCTCGTTCTCGTGGTTGCCATCGGTGTTGGTGCGGTACGGGTCCTCACCGAGGCCCTTCCAGTCGCCGCGCAGCAGCACCGGCAGGGTGTTCGGGTTGGACCAGCCCTCGTTGCCGAAGGACTCGGCCAGCGGCCGCCGGGTGGTCCAGTGGCGACCGAGACCGCCGTCGGTGTTGGGCTTGGCGTGCATGTTCTGCGTGATGTGATCGAGCAGCCGGGCACCGAGCTCCTGGTTGTCCCAGCCGTCGGGGTGCGCCTGGGCGATGGCCTTGTCGCTGGTGGGGTCGATGGCCCCGCCCGCCTGCTGGTACTCCTCGAAGTAGTCGCCGATGTTATGGAAGTTGTCGACGATGTTCTGCACCCCGGCCGGGCTGAGCTTGTACTTGTCCAGCATGAACTTCTGGAAGCCCGGATCGGTGTGGGTGATGTTCGACCGGTCGGTCTGCCCCTCCTCGAGCAGCGGGCCGTACAGCGCGCGCCGGACGTCGGCCAGCTCGGGCTTGCTCAGATCCAGCGGCTCGCCGCGCCACAGGTCCACCGGCTCGCGATCCCGCGGCCACTCCTCCTGGAAGGTGTAGTCCTCGTTACCCGAGGACTCCTCGGGGAACGGCAGGAACGGCTGGTTGGGGTCTTCGGGGAGATGCTCGAATTCGATGTCCGGCCGGGCCGGGGACAACGACTCGGGATTGAGCTGGTTGGGCGAGTAGTAGGTCCGGCCGTCCGGCGTGGTGGGCCGCTTCTTGCCGTCGTCGGCGCCGCCGGGCGGGTAGATCTGCGCGTCGTAGTCGTACTCGTCGAGCGGGTCCTCGTCGTCGGGTTCTTCGAAGTCGTCGGGGTCCTCGAAGTCCTCGTCGTCGTCGTCGTAGCCCGCGCTCTGGTCGATGCCGTGGGTCTCCAGGTAGTCCTCGAAGTTCTTCTGGGCCTCGCCCTGCGGGTCCTTCGAGGAGGCCCAGTCCTCCCACTCGTCGTCGTCGACCTGGCTCACCCAGCCGGAGTAGGAGTCCTTGGCCTGGTCGCCGAAGTAGTCGTACCAGACCGGATAGTCCTCGTCGTGGGCGGCCTTGAGCGCTTCGGCCGGGGCCGCGGCGGTGCGCTCGAAGTCGTTGCGGTCGATCTCGAAGGCGGCCGAGGCGTAGCGGTCGTGCGGATCGCTGAGCACCGAATGCCAATCGCGGGTCTGGGGGTGCCGGATCTGCACGTCGCGGATGCGCATGGGGGCACCAGGCAGCATGGTGACCTCCTTTTCGTCGGGCCAGTGCCCGTTGGTGTTGGTGCGGTAGGGGTCCTCACCGCGGCCGTCCCAGTCGGCGCTGACCAGCACCGGCAGGTTGGGGTAGTTGTCGCTGCCAGCGAAGCTGCTGGAGGACACCCACTTGTCGGTCGACCAGTGCCGCCCCAGGCCGCCCTCGTCACCCACGCCCTTGGCCCGCTGCCTCTGCAGGAAGTCGAGCAGTTTGTGGCCGAGCTCCTTGTTGTTCCACCCGTCGGGGTGCTCCTGGGCCAGGGCCCGGTCGCTGTGGAAGACGTCGTCGCCCTCGTTGCTCGGGCCCGCCGGGGTGCCCTTCGCCTTGTAGAGGTCGAGGTACTTCTGCAGGCCCCCGTGCGCGCCGCTGGCGATGTTGTCCAGGGCGGCGGGCACCCCGTGCTCGGTGATGCCGAAGGTGTCCTGGATGTACTTCTGGAAGCCCGGATCGTCGCGGTTGACCTCGGTGCGGTCGGTCTCGCCCTTCTCGTGCTGGGGTCCGAACAGGGCGCGGCGCACCTCGGCCAGATCGGGGTGGTTCAGGTCGACGTGCTGGCCGCGGTACAGCGGCACCGGCTTGCGGTCGGCGGGCCACTCGAAGGGCTTGTCGAACTGGTGCTTGTAGTCGGCGACCAGGCCGTTCCAGTCGGTCTCCCACAGCGGGCGCTTACGGTCGTTGAACAGCCCGTTGCCGTCGAAGCCCTCTTCGGTCGGGTCCACGCCGTAGCGATCCTTGACGAAGTCGATGAACTTGGGGTCCTGCGGCGGGTGGAACTTCTCCCGGAAGCGGTCGTGCCCGCCGGTGGCCAGGTCGACGCCGTCGGCCCGCCCGTAGTCGGTCGGCGGCGGCAGCGGCAGCATGTCCTGCTCGGGGTCGGTCTCCTCGAAGTCGATGTCCGGGCGCGCACTCGAGCTCGACGGCGGGTTCACCTCGTTGGGCGAGAAGTACTTCTTGCGGGTGTTCGGCAGCATCGGCCGGTCGTTGTTCTTGCGGTCGTAGGCCGCGCCGGGCGCGTAGTAGCCGTCGCGGTAGTCGGTGTTGGACTCCCCCTCCATGTCGGGGTCGTCGTAGTCTTCCTCGAAGTCCTCGTCGTGATCGTCGTCGTCGTCGGTGTACGGCACGCCGTGGTTGTCGAGGTGGTCCTCGAAGGAGATCTTCGCGGTGTTGTGAGCCGTCTCTTCGTCACCGTCGGCGATGGCCTTCTCCCACTCGGCGAAGTCGTCGTCGTCGAGATCGTTCAGCCAGTCGTAGAAGGACTCCCAGGCTTTCTCGCCGTACTGCGTGGCCCACGGTGGCGCCTTATCCCAGTCGTCGTCGACCCATGCCTCGTGCCACTGGTTGTAGAGGTGAGGGTCGGGCGCGTTGGGGTCCTTGGCGGGCGGGTAGGGGTCAACGCCGATGTTCTCCAGGAAGCCCTCGAAGGCCTCCTGCGCCTTCTGGTCGCCGTAGCCGGGCTGGGTCATGTTCGCGACGTTCCAGCCCTGCAGCTGATTGGGCGGCACTGAGCTCAGCCAGTCGTTGTAGTGGGTCATCGCCTGCGGCGCGAGGTCCTCGTACCACTGCGGCGGCTTGCCCTGCCACATCTCCTGAAGGCTCGCCGCGGCGGTGCGCGACTGCGGCTCGGGCAGCACAGAGTGCCACTTGCCCTTGTCCGGGTGATACACCTGCAGGTCCTGGATGTTGACCGGCGCGTCCGGCAGCAAGGTGATCTCCTGCTCGTGCGGGAAGTCGTCACCGGTGTTGGTGCGCATGGGGTCCTCCCCCACACCCGGCCAGTCCGCGCGCATCCGCACCATCAGGGCGTTCGGGTTGTTGAGCTCCGGGCTGTCGATGTCGGCGAACTGGTCTGCCACCGACGGGTCGATGCTCCAGTGCCGCCCCAGCCCGCTCTTGGACTTCGGGTCGTTCTGCAGGTAGTCGAGGATCTTGGGGCCGAGCTCCATCGACTCGTAGCTGCCGGGGATGTCGGCCTTGGGCCCGTCGGGATGGCCGAACTTGTTCTCCCGGTAGTACTGCGACCACGCCTTCTGGGCGTCCTCGAAGTCGGCGTCGGGGTTGTTGCGCATGAAGTCCTTGCGGAACGCGGCCGGGCCCAGCACCGGCTCGGGGGCGTAGAGCTGCATCTGGCCGACGCCGGGGTTGCCACCCTCGGGCGCGCGGATGCCGCGGTAGCCGTCGTCGCTGCCGCGCACGATGGCGCGCAGTTCGGCGGCCATCGGGTCGGACAGGTCGATGTTCTTGCCGCGCCACAGCTCGGTCGACTTGGGCTTGACCGGGTACTCGTCCTCGAATTGCAGGTCGAGCATGTCCTCGGTGTCTTCGTCCTCGAAGTCCGGGTCGGTCTTCGGGCGCGGTGACGGGCCACGGCCGCCCCACCCGATGCCCTGCGGGTTGACCTTGTTGGCCGGGAAGTACGGGACGCGCTCGGTCGTCGGGTAGCCGGGCTGTCCCGCGGTGCTCAGCGCCGTGGCGCCGACCTCCTGCTGCTTGGCGTAATCCTGGTGCAGTGCATCAGGATTGGACTCGTAGTAGTCGCGCCACTTCGGCGGCTGCGCATCGAGCCATTCGAGCACCTCGTCGTCGAGCGAGGACCGGTCGAGCTCGTCCTCGAAGTCGTCGTCGTCCTCGAAGTCGGCGGTCGCGGCGACGTGACCAGCCCGATGAGGGCGCCAGCCAGAGCCGTCATTGACCTCCACTCCGGTCACGACGGGGCGATAGTCGCGGGGGAGCTGATAATCATTCTCGGGGTCGTAGTGGTCCGGGGTGGACCGCTGCAGAACATCCTCGGGAATATCGGCGCGCATCCGATAACGCAAAGACGGACTGTGCTCACTGTCTTCGTCGTCGGCGTCGTTGAGATGCGAGTATTCGTCAGCAGTCTCCGGCCGACGACTCCACCACTGTCCGGGGTCATTCGTGTCCAGTTCGCTGGGGTCGAAAACGCCCACGCCGCGGTACATCTCGGGCATGGCCTGTCGCTGCGAGGCGCCTTTCCAGTGCGTCCACTGGTCTTCGGGAGAGTCCGGCATCCCCTCGAAGGCGCCCTGCTCGGGGTACGGGTGGATGAGGTTGTGGCGGGCGATGGCGTCGTCCTGGTTCTTCATGTGGTGATGAGCCAGGGAGTCGGGGCCCAGACCGCGGAACGGGTCAAGCTCGCCGGGAGCGCCGGGCACGGTGTTGCCGCGGTGCGGGCGCGGGTAGGTGCCGTCCTCCCAGGGGTCGAGCTCGGTCTGCAGCGGGTTGTCGCCGCTCTCGTCGAACGGCATCCAGTACGCCTCGTAGCTGGGGATGTGGTCGCCGGATGCGGCGGCCTGGCGGCGGCGCAGGTGGTTCTGCAGTGCCATCGAGGCGTCATAGGGGTCTTCGTGGCTGTTCTTGTGGCGCAGCCCTGCGGCCCCGACAGCGTCAATGAGCTTGCTGCTCAGGTCGTCGAAGTCGCGGTCATCAGTGCGTCCTGCCCACATGGCCCACGCATTGGCGGCACTGTCCACCGCCGGATCGTGACCGGGCTCGTAGTGCGGGCCGAAGTTGTCCACGATGAACTGCGAGGCGCCGATCTTCTCGATGCGCACGATGTTCGACGGGTCGCGGCTGCCGTCGGGCGTGCAGTGCTCGGCGGCGTCCTTGCCCTTGTCGAGGTGCTTGTCGCAGACCGGGGTGTAGGCCATGCCCTCGGAGTGCAGGATGCGCTTGGTGGCCTGCTGTGAGCAGTACTCACACTTCTGGCCCTCGGGGAGTTTGGCCTGGCGGCGCTCCCAGGCTTCGGCCTTGGCGCGCAGCTCAGGGTCGCGGTCAAGCACCTTCTGGCCAAGCTCGCGGAAATACTGCTCGGTGAAGGGCGCCGCGGTGCGCTCGATGCCGACCTCGGCCAGCAGCGCGGCGATGCGGGCCTGCTGCTGCGGGGCCACCCGGTCATACAGCGAGCCCAGGTCGTTGACCAGGTTGTTCTTGCGGGCGGTGGCGGCGTTGAGGAACTCCTCGGGGTCGCCCATGGACAGCTTGCCGGACTCGGCGGCGGCCTGAGCGTAGGGCCGCAGGTAGTTCTTGTACTCGTCGTCGGGGATGGACTGCAGGCCGTTGACGAACTCGCCGTACTCGCCGGAGCGCGGATCGTGCAGATGCCCCTGGCCCTGGGAGAACTGGTTGAGCATCTGGGAGTACACCGGCACGTTCGGGTGCAGCGGCGGGTTGAGGTCCTCGCCGAACCGCGGGGTCAGCCGGTCCTGGCCGAAGTACTTGAACGCCTGACCCTTGTCGATGCCGACCAGCTCGCCGGTGTTGCGGTCGCGCAGGAAGTTGCCCGAGTGCGGGTCGTGGTTGGACAGCATCCAGTCCAGGGCCATGTGCTTCTGCAGCGTCAGAGCGTCCTGCGGGTGCATCGAGGCCAGGTCGACGCGGTGGTCGGGGAAGGCCGGGTCAGCGTCGATCATGCGCTGCACCGAGGCCGGGCCGCCGTCGAGGGTGGTGAAATGCGTCTCGGGCGTGGACAGCCCGGCGCGCTGCTGGATCTGGGAGGTGGCCGCGTCGAGCAGCGGCGGGAAGCTGCGTCCTTTCGGGCCCTTCTTGCCGACCCACCGGCCGCCGTCGGGGTCGCTGTAGACCTGCGGCTGGCTCACGCCGTCGAGGAACTGCCCGGTGGGGGTCAGCTCCGACGGGGCGGCAGCCGTGCGTCGTCCGACCACCGCGAACTGCTCGCGCTGGGTGAGCACGGATCGGCTCATGGTGTCTCCCTCTGGTTGGTGGCGGTCAGCCGATGACGACGTAGCGGTACTGGCCGCTGGCCGGTGGGGTGCCGAACTCGACGGAGACGGAGTTGAGCCCCGTCACGGTGACACCTGCCATCACGAGATTTCCTCCGCTGTCGATGATCTGGACCATCGGCGAGTTGGTGTTGAGGTTGTGCACGATGGTGGTGTTGGCGTTGCCGGGCGGGACGGTGCCGCGGGCCTTGCGGGCGACCACCTCGAAGTCGGCACCGACACCGGCGGTCGACACCGAGACACCGGTGGCGGGCCGCACCGCGAAGCTATTGCCGGTGATGGCCATGCCGTTGCCCTGCACAGGCGCGAACGGCGGCGCGCTGTAACCGATCCGGGCCCAGTTGTTGTTGTTGGTGCCCACCGAGCCCGAGGCCGCGGTCTGCTGCCAGATGGTGTTGGCGTTGGTGTTGCCGTCAGAGACGAACACCAGCGTGCCGCGCAGCAGGTAGGAGCCGTTGGCGAAGTCGGCCGGGCGGGTCCAGGCGCCCGAATTGACTTGCCACACACCGTTGCTCACCGAGGACGGCTGGGCAGTGAGCAGCACCAGGGTGCCCGCGGTGGCCAGGGCGCCGTCCACCGATTGGGCGCCGGACAGGCTAGCGATGGCGCTGGTGGCCACCCGTGAGACCTGCTGCTTGACCGGGGTGGCCCCGGACACCAGGTTCTGCACGTCGAGGGGGCTGGTCTTGCTGGCCAGGCCGGTGGACAGTGCCGTGGTCGACGCCTTGTTGTCCAGGGTGCTCTGCAGCGTGTTGATGTCGGAGATGTTGAGCAGGTCTCCGAGGCTGCGGGCGCCGACGTCGGCCGCGGTCAGGGTGACGGTGCCGGTCTGACCGTTGACGCTGGATACGCTGCCGTCGGGCACCGGCAGCTTGGCCCAGTTGGCGAAGTTGCTCGGGTCCGGCGCGATCAGGGCGTAGGTGCCGGTGTCGGAGGTGGCGTTGATGATCGTGAAGTCGCCGGGCTGCACCTGGGCGCTGGTCTGGGCCAGCATGGCGCCGCGGTTGGACACCACGGTGATGGTGTTGAGTGCCAGCGGGGGCATCTGGCTGGCCAGCACCTTGCCGTTGGCGTCGAGGTCGGCCTTGCCCGCCAGCGCGGCGTTGAGGCCCTCGACCTTGGAGCGCGGGTAGGTGGGTAGCTGGGTCAGCGGCACGGTGGCACCGCTGCCACTGAGATCGGCCTTGGCGGTCAGGATCGCGTCGAGGCCATCCACCTTGCTGCGGGGGATGGTGGGTAGCTGGGACAGCGGGACGGTGCCCCCGGACAGGTCGGCCTTGCCGCCCTGCAGCGCGGTGATGGCGCTCTGCGCCGCGGCCAGATCCGAGGCGCTGGCCTTGGTGTTGATCGCCTCGGTGAGGTCGGTGATCTCGGACTGGTCGGCCTTGCCCTCCACCTCGGTGGCCAGCGCGGAGACGGTGGACTGGTCGGCCTTGTCGGCGATGGTGCCGCTCAGCGACTCCAGCGAGGACTGGTCGGCCTTGTCGGCGACCTCGCCTGCGAGCAGGTCCAGCGCGCCCTGGCTGGCCTTGGTGCCCAGTGCGGAACTCAGCGCGTCCACCGACGCCTTGGTGGCCATCTCCGGGTCCGGTGGGTTGGACTCGTTCCACTCGCGCAGCTGCAGGTGGCCGTTGGGCGTGATGTAGGCCCACACCGGGGTCTCGCCGACCGCGGGGACGCCGTCGGCGTTGTAGACCACGTCGCCGTTGGTCTTGCGCGAGAACGGGCCCTTGAGCAGCACGTTGTGGTCGGTCTGCAGCGCCGCGGGGTCGCTGACGGTGAACTCCTCGGTGCCGTCGAACCAGTTGGCCTTGGCGATCTCTCCCCCGCCGCCGGGGGTGCCGCCGCCGAGCTCCAGGGTCTGGATCCGGGTCTCGTGATTGCTGGTCGGGGTCAGGCCGTTGTTGGTCAGGATGGCGTCGAGGCCCTGCACCTGGGAGCGGGTCACCTCGAGCGGGTCGTCGCCGTCAGCGGCGTGGCTGGCGGCGTGGCTGGTCGGGGGGCGGGCGTCGCTGAGACGCTCGTCGGTGGCGTCGACCTTGCTTTCGAGCGCCTCAGACAGCTCGGCGACCTGGACGATGGGGACCTCGCCGCCTGCCGCGGCGACGTCGGACAGGGTGAGCTCGACGATGCCGTCTTTGCCGTTGACCTGGGTCACCGAGCCGGAGCCGGGCACGACGACGATCTCGCCTGCCTTGTTGGTGACCTTGCCCTCGGAGTTGAGGTAGGCCATGTGCTCGTCGTTGAGCTCGTGGGAGATGACGCCGTCCTCGGTCCTGACGAGGGTGTCATCGTCCTCGATGGCCGCGACCCGGCCGGTCAGGGCTTCCAGGTCGGCGGCGTTGCCCGCCTCGGCGAGGGCGTCGTCGAGACCTTCGACCTGGGAGATCGCGACGGTGCCGCCCTCGGCCGCGACGTCGTCGAGGTCGATCACGACGTTGCCGATCTCGCCGTTGACGCTGAGCACCTTGTTCAGCTGCACCCAGTGGTTGATGTTGGACGGGTCGGTGCCCATCAGCGCCCAGATGCCGTCGGGCCGGATCGCGAAGTCGAACTGCTGGACCTGGTCGAGGGTCAGGGCGAGCATCGCGGCCTCGTCGGGCACCTGCACGCCCTGGGTGCGGGCGGCGTCGGGGATCAGCGACAGGGCGATCTTGCCGTTGACGACGTCGGCCTTGCCGTCGAGCGCGGCCTCGTTGGCCTCCACGCGGTCGGTAATCGCGGCGATCTCGGTGTTGGCGCTGTCGATGCGGTCGGACAGTCCGGCGTCGGCCGCGATGCGGGCGCTGCGCTCGGAGCTGTCGGCCGCGGCGAGGGTCTGGCGGGTGCTCTCCAGGTTCGCCGCGGTGGTGGACAGCACCGAGGTGATCTGGGTTTCCAGCGCCGACTGGGCGGCTGCGGCGACCGCGGCGTCGGCCTGCTGGCGAAAGAGGCGTTCGGCCTGCAGCTGGCCGCTGAGGGTGTCGAGGGCGCCGACGGTGGCGACCACCTGGCCGGAGGCGTCCACGACGTGGCCGTCGACGTTGAGCCGGGCGACCCGGCCGGGCACGCCGAGGTCCTGTTGGCGCAGGTAGACCTGGCCGTCGATGATGTTGCCGAGGTTGGCGAGCTGGCCGAAGGCGATGTCCTGGTCGGGCATCGCGAAGTCGTAGGTGAAGGTGCGGCCGGTGACCCCGGCGCGCCACTGGATGCGGTAGAGCAGCGGCTCGGTCATGCCCGCCAGGTGCGACGGGATGAGCTCGAAGACGACCTCGGTGTCGCGGGCCAGCACGACGTCCTGGACGCCGGGCGGGTTGACGAAGGTGGTGGTGATCTCCGGCGCCGAGGGCTCTGCCAGCGGATACACCATCACCTGCATGACGGCGGGGACCTGATCCGGGAAGGTGACCGAGCGTGCAAAGGGCACCCTGAGCTTTCGCCAGATCACCTGGGGTTCTGTCACCGTGATTCTCCCTCTGCCTGCCCTCACCTATTAGGTGCGGCAGGACAGAGGGAGACAGGTCACGGCGCGGGAGGCCCTCCCCGGCCCAGCCGCTCGTAGAACCGCTCGGTCTCGGACTCGTAGTGCATGCCGGGATCGGACTCAGCGCGCAGCCAGTCGTAGACCGCGTTGGGATCGTTGAGGTCCAAGTCGTCGGGGATCACCACGTCGCGGCCTCGCACTCGTCGATGCAGTCGGCGCACTGGTCGGCGATGGCTTCGCCGTCCTCGCCGATGCGGCTTCCGATGCTCACCACGCGGTTGTCACTGTAGTCGCCGTGGCGCGAGCAGTAGAAGATCTGCCCCATCCCTGTACGCATGGTCACTCCTTTCCGAACGTGTCGATCCACGTGCGGTAGCGCGGCTCCAGCCGTGCGTACCACTCGGCGGGCCAGGTGATGGCGGGGTCGGCGCCGAGCACGGCACCGGCGATGGCGGCAATCGAGTCGGAGTCGCCCTCGGTGGTGGCCGCACGGCGCAGCGCCTCCACCGGGTCGTCGACCATGTCCACGCACAGCAGCGCGCAGGCCAGCGCGTCGTCGGAGTACCAGCCGGGCAGGTCCTTGGACGGATCGTCGTGCCAGGGGTCGCTGCGGAACGCGGTGAGCTTGGCGGCGGCCTCGATCAGTTTGTCGCGCACCAGCGTCATGCCGAAGCTCACCATCGCCGCCGCGGCCCGCGAGCTTCCAGCGAGACGGTGGTCGATGAGCCAGTCCGAGCCGACCCCGCGTGGGGCGATGTTGCAGGTGAGCTCGATGGCACCGGCCAGCACGCCCTCGGGGAACGCCCCGCCCGTCGCCTTGCGTCGGACGACCGCGGCCAGGATCAGCGACGCGGCGATGGCCGCGGGGTGACCGTGGGTGGCGGCGGCCTGCCACATCGCGACCGGCTGCCACAGGCCCTCGGGCAGGAATGCCGCGGGGGCCACGCGCATCACCGCGCCGCAGCCCTTGGAGGCGACACCGTGGGCGCGCTCCCAGCTCATGCCCTCCTTGAGGTTGTAGCAGGAGCTCATGCAGGTGTGGCCGGGTGCGCGGTTGTTGTCCTTGTCCTCCGACCACTTGATGAACTCGTCGATGATGAGGAACTGCGTCACCTCGGGCTCGGTGTCTTCGCGCAGGTAGGTCAGCGCCTGGGCGAGCGCGAGCGCCATCTGGGTGTCGTCGGAGACGAAGAGCTTCTTGGGCACGTCGGGCCCGTGCGGAGTCTTCTTGGTGAGCTCAGCGTAGGAGTGGAATTCGTTGGGGTAGCCCCAGGCATCGCCGTAGGCGATACCGAGCAGGATGTTGCGCTGGATCGAGGGAGCCAGGTCGAAGATGGTCATGGGTGCTCCGTTTCCGGTCCGCGCGGGGCGGCCCTGTAGGTGGGCGGCAGTCAGGTCAACCCGGACCCCTTGAGGTCTTCGGGCAGTTCGTACTTGCCGGTGGTGAACGGCCAGAGGGCCGCCTGAAGCTCGTTGAAGACAGCGAGCTTCTCGAGGTGGATGGGGCTGCCGGTGATGCTGGCAGCGGTGGCGTACTTGGCCATGACCTCGTCGTAGGCGGCCTGCGCCTTGCGCAGCCGGTTGACTGCGCGGGTCTCGGCGGCGCTCACCGCACGGGCCTCAGTTCGTCGACGGTGAAGCCGTGGGCGATGGCGTCCTCGGCGGCGGCGACCGCGGCGGCCCAGTCCAGGTTGCTGCGGCGGCCGATGATCTCGGCCATGGTGTAGACGTCGGTGTTTTGCATCATGACTCAATCATACAGCATTGGTATAGAAAACGTCTAGTCGTCGAGGTCAGCGCCGTCCAGCCACTTGGTGAGCTGGTCGCGGAGCCACTCGGCGCGCTCGCGGTCGATGGTGAGCTCGATGACCTGCTCCTCCTCGTCGTCGCCGAAGAGCGAGAAGTCCCGGTCGGTTCCGGCCGCGCGCAGCTCCACCACGCCCTGGTGGATGTCGGGCTCTCCGGCAGCGCGCAGCCACAGACTGGCCACCTCGTCGCGGTGACTCACGGCTGCCCCGGCCAGCAGTAGCTGTAGGTGGGCGTGCAGTTCATCCGCGAGCCGTCGCCGTTGACGATGTAGGTCGGCAGCGGCGGCGGGATCTCCGGTGTCGGCGGGGCCGTGTTGTCCGGCGACAGCGCGATGAGCACAGCCAGCAGTGCGGTCATGTCCAACCCTCTCGTCGATGCTCGCGGACCCAGGGCGGGTCGTAATCGGCCAGGTCACGCCTAATCTGCTCGCGGCGCTCGCTGCTGTAGCCCGAGGGGCCACGACAGACCTCGCACGAGCCGGACGCGCAGCACTCGGTCACGTCAGCCCTCCTCGTCGAAGTTCTCGTCGCACTGGCAATCCTCCCAGCGCTCGTGGCAGTCCGGGCACTCGGTGTGCAGATCGCCCATGGTCAGAGCTTGTCTTTGAGCCAGGCCTGCACGCCGGAAGTCCTCGACCAGCTGCATGATGAGCTCGCGGGCCGCGGCGCTCGACGAGTGCGCGAGGATCTCGGTGGGCCAGCGGTCGGCGGGCTGGTCTTTGAGCCAGTAGAGGATGTCGTCGGCGGTCTCGCCGCGCTTGAGCACGTAGTCCAGGCTCATCACCTCGGGGGCGACCTCGGTGTTGGTCAGCACGTCGATGGCGTCGCTGACGGTGAGCACCCAGACCCAGTCGTCACCTTCGGGCGGGGTGCGCTCGTCGTCTACCCAGAGTTTCATCGCTGCTCCTTGAACCGGACCTGGAAGGTATTCGACGACTGCATGTCGACGCTGAGCTCATGGCCGCCCTGGATCTCCAGGCGGCCGTCGGCGGTGAAGCCGACCTGGATCTCGGTGTAGTGCTCGCCGGGGGCGCCGAGGTCGAAGTGCACACGCCGGTGCTGGGAGGGCACGTAGATCGGCGCCTTGTAGTCGCCGTGCCAGATGTGGGTGAGGCCCACCTGGTTGGCGAGAGCGTTGGCGCGGGCCTCGGCCTCGGTTCCGGCGCGCTCGGCCTGGTTAAGCAGCTTGGCGACCTTCTCGGACAGGGATGTGGTCATCGGGCCTCCTGGGGTGCGGGGGTGGCGGTGAGGATCTCGAGGGTGGTGTCGAACTTGTCGCGCTTGGGGGCGAAGACGATGCCGTCGCCGCGGGTGTGCTGCACGGCGGTCAGGCGGCCGTTGGTGGAGCGCAGGCACAGCGTCTCGGCGCCGCGGGTGTAGATCACGCCCCAGTAGTCGAAGAGGTTGTGGGGCTTGAGCGTCCAGCCGTTCTCGGTGGCGGTGCGGTAGAGCCGGTTGAGGCGGGCCACGCTCAGTCCTCCTCGTCGCGGTCGGCGAGGTCCTGGGCCTCGTGCTCGTCGCGGGCCTTGTCGCGGGGCGCGGTGTAGGCCTTGTTCTGGTAGCGGTCGCGTGCGGTCATCGGTCCTCCTGGGGTCAGTCGCGGTATTCGGCGTTGAGGGTGCGCATCAGGTCGTCGGCCAGCGCGCGCACCGTGGAGTCGGGGATGTCCTCGTCCTGGGAGTTGACCAGGATCAGGATCTCCTCGGCGATCAGGGCCCGCTGGAAGCGCTTGCCGATCAAGTCCCAGCCGTCTCCGGCCTGGGCGATGGCGCGGGCGGTGGCGGTGCGGTACAGACGCGACTGGAAGTTGCTCATGAGGGCCTCCTGCGGGGAATTTCAGTAGCTCAACTCGATGACCCGATTCTATCAGATCCGTATAGTTTATGCCTAGTTTTAACCTAGATACGCAGGTCAGCGACGCGCTCCGTAGCGGCGCCAGCAGCCGTTGCCGGTGGCGGCGACGTAGACGTGCTCGTCGAGCCAGCACAGGATCGCTCGGGCCTGGCTGGTGTCGATGTGCACCCCGCGGGCGATGCGGCTCGGGGTGTGCTTGCCGGGGTGGTTCTCCAGCCACAGCTCGATGGCGTCGGCGGCGTCGTACCCGGCGTCGGTGGGCTCCCCGGTGACGATGTCGAGCATCGCCACCTCCTCTCCGATGCTCATGCGTAGCGCGCCAGGATCTGTTCGATGGTGGGCTGCTCGGTGGCGACGCGCTGCATCTCGTGCTCCCACTGGATGCCCAGGGTGTCGAGCTTGCGCAGGAAGCCCACCAGGCGCTTGTAGCCGGTCTCGTTCTTGTCGCCGGTGACGCCGGTGGCGGCCAGCACGACCCGGAACTGGGCCATCGGCAGCCGCCACTGGTAGCGGCGGGGGTTGGCGCTCTTCTCCTCGGCCGAGAGCTCCTCGCCGGTCACCTTGTCCACCGCGACGAAGCCGGTCGGGAACGGGCGGTCGGCGTAGTAGTTCTGCTCCTGGCCGTTGAGGGTGTTGCTGCGGATGCGGTAGCTCTTGGGGAACTGGGCGATCCAGGCGTCGCGCTCGGCCTCGCAGCCCTCGTCGAAGTACATGCTGGCCTCCACGCCGACGCCGCCGTCCTGGTACGTGCAGGTGGTGACGCGCACCGCGCCGGTCAGGTAGTTGGCCTTGCGGGCCTTCTCGCACTTCTCGCTCATGTGGTGCCTCCTGGGGAAATAGTAGCGTTTGTCTAGACTTTGTCTAGAAACGCAGTTCAGACAAGTCCGGCGGCGAACTGGGAGGCGTGCGCCGAGGCCTCGCGCTTGGCGTCGGACAGGTAGCTGCCGGTGCGCACCTGCTCGCCGCGGAAGAACACCCGCCATTCCACGCCGACCCAGCCGTTGGTCACGGTGGTGGCGCGCTCGATGACGTAGGCGCCGTCGGTGCTGGCGTGGGTGCCGGGCCGGACGACGGTCCACTTGAGGGCGGGGGCGGGGGTGGCTGCTGTGTTCGTCATGACACTAGCGTACCCCATTGGTATAGCGTTTGTCTAGTATTGCTATAGATTAGCAGGTCAGAACAGGAAAAAGAACTGTCCCGCACTGCCGGAGGCGTTGAAGTTGTCCAGCCGGAAGTCCACCGGCCCGTCAGTGAACGGGATGATCCACAGCCGAGTGCGGGACAGGTTGGCGATGACGTAGGCCAGGGTGGTGCTGCCCAGCGTGGTCCACTCGTGCCCGTCGCTGGACTGCTCGATGTAGAGCGTGTTGGACACCTCTCTGAAGCGGAACCAGTCCCCCTCGACGTAGTCGAACGGCCCGACGTAGTCCTCGGTCACGTCGAACTGCACCCGTGCGGTCATCGAGTTCATGTCGAACACGATCAGCGGCGGGGACAACAGTGCTCCCGCCAGGCTCACGAAGACCTCGCTGAACAGCTCCCCGCCCCAGCTCGCCTTGGTGACCTGGAAGCGCAGTTCTCCCTCGTCCATGTCCAGCGCGGTGGAGTAGACCCCGCTGCCCCCGGTGATCTGCAGCTCGCCGTCGATGATCGCCACCGGCTCCGAGTTCGGGTACTGCAGCCAGCGGTCGGGGTTGAGCGTCGGCTCGTTGAAGGGGTCGGAGAAGTCTTTGGCCTTCAGGCCGCGGGTGAACGTCTGAGTGGTGTTGAAGTTGTCCCACCGGCTCAGACCCGCATCGCCGCTGGTCTGACGGCCGACCCCAATCACGGCCTTGACCCGGCGCCCCGACCACTCGGGGAACACCGTGGCCGTGGGCGCCGAGCCCACCTCGGTCCAGGTCGCCCCGCTGTCGCTGGAGTACTCCCAGTACACGGTGCCGCCGGACTCGCGGATCGACAGCAGCGGCGGTGCGATGCCCAGGGCGATGCCGCTGGAGAACCGCACGTCGAGGTTGTTGAAGCCGAACCGAACCTGCGTCCACTGGCCGTACCCGGCGAACATACCCAGACCCGACCAGCCCCAGTACGCGCCGCGGGAGAGGTCGGCCTCGCTCTCCTGCAGCCCCCACAGCGGCTGGCCGCCGTTCATCGAGCGGGGCCGCACGTAGCACCGCGTGCCCTGCACGCTGTAGTGCGACTGGCTCCAGACCACCGTGGTGCCGTTGAGGGTGCCGTCGGCGTAGGTGTCGAGATAGCCCTGGTGCATCCTGGCGTAGCTCTCGCCGGTGCCCACGGCCTTGCGCCACTTCGCCAGCGTCGTGATGTCCTCGAGGGTGAAGGCCTCGTCGAAGGTGTCGACCAGGCCGGTGGAGATGTCCTGCCCGGCCTCCACGATCTCGATGGTCAAGGTGATCCAGCCGCTGCTGGCATTGACAGCCTGGTTGTTGGCCCCAGTGCTGCCGGAGGTGATCGGCCCGGCGGTGTCGTAGGAGACCAGCTGATTGGTCACACCGGTGACGAACTCGTAGCGGTCGCTGAGGTCGCCGTTGACCAGGTTGGTGGCGGTGCGGTGCGCGCCCACCCGCATCACCCACGAGCTGTTCGGCGAGAGCACCGAGGAGCTGATGAAGCCCATCAACGCACTGGTGCCGGTATTGGAGATGCCGAGGATGCCGATGCCCCCGCGGTAGACGTGCACGACCACGCCGGTGGCCGGAGACCAGGTGCCCACGGTGTCCGACGGGCCGGAGGCGAGCTTGATCCCCGCGACCATCGAGCACGTGGGCCCCGCAATCGGGCCGTAGGCGGCGTAGCCCGCCGGTACCGCCGGTGCAGAGGTGCTGTTGTTGCGCCAGGCCACCACGACGATGAGATCCCCAGCCTGCACCCCGGCGGGCAGGGAGGCCGTGGTGCCGGTCGCCGAGGTGGCACCCACCCGTGTGATCGCCACAGCGCGCCCCTCAGAGCTTGAAGATCTTGTTGGACCCGGTGGACCACTCGATGACGATGGGCCCGCCGTTGGGGGTGACCGGCAGGCCGGAGGCCACCGTGTCCACGTAACCGATCAGCGGGCTGGTCGAGGCCGTGCCGGTGTCGCAGAACAGCGCCAGCGCCTCCCCGGTCGGTCCGGTCACCGGCGCCGGGAAGGTCAGATTCGCCGCCCCGGCCACCCCGGCCGCCCAGGTCTTGCTGGTCAGCGCCGGGGAGATGGCGATCTGCGCCCCCGAGCCGATGGCCGACAGGTACTGGTGGGTGGCCAGGTTCACCGTGTAGGCGTCGGTGTCGATGAGCACCGCCTTGATGACGTGGTCACGCCAGCTGATCTCGCCGTTGAGGAACGCCTCGCGTCCGAGGTCGTACAGCGCATTGGCCATGGTTGTGTGCTCCTGTCCCTAAACCACTCGTCGTGCCTGCAGCCAGGCGCAGCCCGCCGCGCCCGCCATTCCGGCCGTCTGTCCGTTGAAGATGCCGCCCGCACCACCACCACCGCCGCCGCCGGGCGGGTTGCCCACGGTGCGGCCCGAGCCCGAGGGCGCGGTCGCCCCACCGATGGCCTCGATGCCCTGGTAGCTGCGGTTGCCCGGCGACTGGCCCACGGTGCCGTTGGTGCCCGAGCCGCCGTTGCCACCGGTGGCGGTGCGCATCACGGTGCCGTTGACGCTGATGGTGGTCTCGCCGCCGCGGCTGGAGGTGGTGACATCGCCTGCGCCTTTGGCGCCTGCGGGACCTCCGGCGCCGACCACGATGACCAGGGTGGTGACCTCCCACGGGATGTCCACCCCGCGGAACCAGGTGAAGGTGACGTAGACGCCGGGCCCGCCGCCGTTGCCGGTCTGGGGGATAGCGCCGTTGCCTTCGCGGCCGCCGCCACCGCCGCCCAGCAGGACCCCGTCGATGTGGGTGCACCAGGGCGGGATGTTGTAGACGTAGGTGCCCGCGGTGGCATAGGTGGTGAGCTCGGCGTCGTGCGGGTTGCGCACCCTGGCCAGGCCCCACTCTTCGGCGCTGGGGATCGACAGCGCGGCGATGCTGACCGGGCCGGGCACCACCGTCGGGGTGCCCCAGGCTTCGGCGCTGGGGATCGACAGCGCCTGGATGCCCTGGGCGATGCTGGGCAGGCCCCAGGCTTCCTCGGAGTCAATCGGCAGCGCCCGGATGACCGGCACCGGCCCGTGCAGCACCCTGGCCGCACCGGGCACCCACAGCGCGTTGCGGCGGGTCGACGCCCGCGCGGTACGCCAGCTCGTGCCGTCGAAGATCCGAACCTGCTGGCCCATCAGTACCCCACGGGGTCTGCGGCCATGGCGACCCACTTCTCGACGTAGGCGTCATACATCACCCCGACGCGCACGGTCTTGCCCGCGGGCACCGTGGTCGGCAGCTGCGCCACGCCGGAGGCGAGGAACTGGGTGGGCCAGGACAGGGTCAGCGCCCCGGCGGCCCGGTAGAACTCCAGGGTGACGCGCTGCCCGTGCGGCACGGTGGCGCCGGGGTCGGTGGTGAGGTTGATCGTGCACGACGACTGGGTGGGATTGTGCAGGCGGGCGATCTCCAGGCCGCCGGAGGTGTTCCACTGGGCGGTGGTGCCCCCGACCAGGGTCTCGATCACCGAGACCTTCGGGTCGGTCGACGGGGCGAGAATGACGTCTTCGACGAACCACTGGCCCGGCTCCGGGCCGTCGTCGCCCTCGGCGGGCGCCTGGATGTAGTACAGGGTGATGCTGTCGTGCTGCTTGGGCACCACGTTGGTGGCCAGGACCACCGGGTCGAACAGGTCGGTGGCGATCAGATCCCCGTCACCGGCGGCGACGTGGACCGGCCCGGCTGAGAGGAAGTTGGTGATCTTCACCCGCGCGCCGACGCGCGGCTGCGCGGGCAGGGTGAGGGTGAAGCCCTCGGAGTCGAAGGTCAGTGCCAGCACGTGACGGTCGACCTCGACCTCGGTGTCCTCGGTGGCCACCGTGACGACGGTCTGCATCGCCAGCCCGAGCTCCTCGCGCGGCGTATTGGCCCAGCCCGCCTCCCCGGAATAGGCCAGCAGATCCAGAGGCTGCGGGTCGCCGACGACGACGTCGGTGAGGTCGGCCAGCGCCGAGGCCACCTCGCCGTCGGCGATCCACACGTCCCCGGCGTGCACATCGACGTCGGTGGGCGGGGTGTCCTCGGTGCCGCCGAGGAACAACGTCGGGGTGTCGTCGTCGGGGCGGTCCGGCCAGCCGTCGTCGTCGCTGTAGTACAGCACCCGCATCCCGCCCCCGGCGCTGGCGTGGGCGTCGACGTAGGCCTTCACCGACTGCTGGGTGGGCACCTTGGTCGCCGAGTCGCTGGCCAGGTCGTCCTCGTCGAGCACGAAGGCCATGGCGGCGGTGGAGGTGTCGGTGTTCATCACCGCACCCGCGGCGTCCACGCTGGCGGCGTTGGTGACATCCGCGTTGGTCGCGACCGTGCCCAGCTTGGTCTTCTCCGCGGTGGTGAACACCTTGTTGGTGGCGCCGTCGACCAGCGCGTCGGCGCTGATGTCGGTGAAGGTGTTGGTGGCGCCGGAGAGGATCTTGTTGGCGAAGGTCGCGGTTTCCTCGGTGGCGTAGAAGTCGATGATGCCGTAGATCTTGTTGTCCAGATCGGGCTGCAGCGCGGTGAGGGCGGCCTCGGGGGTGGCACTGGCCAGCACCGCCTTGCCGGTGGTCCCGCCGGGGATGCGCGCGGCGTCGAAGGTGCCCGAGCCGATGTCGGCGGCCACCAGGGCGAGGTCGGTCTTGAACTCGGCGGGGGTGCGCGCGGTCAGCGCGCCGGACTTGCGCTGCAGGATCTGGTTGTCGCTGGCAGTCAGCGCGCCCAGGGCGGCCACCGCGCGCTCGGCGGTGAAGTAGCGGTTGGTGCTGCCCTCGGCGATCTCATCGGTGGTGCCCGGCGAGCCGACGATCTGCATGTAGCCCGAGCCCGACCAGCGCCACACCTCATTGGTGTCGACGGTGATGTAGATCTTGCCGGGCTCGCCGGGATTGTCCAGGTCGTCGAAGGTGTCGACCTCCAGCACGTCGTCGACGTAGCTGGGCAGCTGCGCCGGGGAGATGCGCCCGGCCTCGTCCAGGCCGCAGTAGCCGTTGGGCTCGTTGCGGTTGGCGACGTTCTCCGGGGTGAAACCGAGGGTGGCCTGCTTGCCGTTGAGCTGGGTCTGCACCGGGCTGCTGACCCCGGCGAGCTGGTTGAGCTCGGTGGCGCTGACGCTCAGGTCGGTCAGCGCAGCCACGGTGTGGGTGTGGGTGGCGGCGGCCTTGCCCTCCAGGGCGGTGTCGACGTAGCCCTTGGTGGCGGCGTGGCCGGTGGCCGTCGGGGTGCCCGCGGTGATGGTGCCGCCGGTGCCGCGCATCACCACGGTGCCCGAGGTGGTGCCGGAGTTCGCGTACGGCACGGTGGTCTGCGCGCCGGAGCCGTCGGTGGCGTAGAGGCGGCTGGCGGTGCCGACGGTGTCGACCTTGGCGGCCAGGCCGGTCTGCAGGCTGGCCAGCGCGGCCTGGTCGGTGGCGGTGAACGCCTTGTTGGTGGTGCCCTCGGGCACGTCGTCGAGGGTCAGGGTGACATCGGCCGACAGCGCCTGGCCGTTGACGGTGCGCGCGGCCGGGACCTTGGCGTCGAGCTGGTCCTGGATCGGCCCGGTGACCCCGGCGGTGTGGTTGAGCTCGGCGGCGGTGGTGGTGATGCCCAGGTCGGCCAGCGCCTGCACCGCGGTGTCGGCCTTGGCGCCCTGAGCGGCGGTGGCGAAGTCCTCGGGGCCGACCCCGGCGTCTTCGAGGGTGTCGTCGGGTCCGACGGTGACCAGATGCCCCACGGTGGCGTCGGTGGGCAGCTGATCGGCGTCGGCCTTGTCGTCCAGCGCGGCGGCCAGGTCGGTCTGGTCGGCCAGATCCCCGACGATGGTGCCCCAGGTGCCGCCCCCGCCGGAGCCGCCGTCCTCGTAGAGCGCGTCGAGGGCCTGGCGCAGCTCGGAGTTCTCGTCGTCGAGGAACGCGACGATGTCGTCCTCGGACAGCCCCGCTCCGGCCTCCACGTCGGCGACCGCGGCGTCGAGCACCTTCTTGGTGACCGCGTCCGGGTCGCTGCTCGCGGCGGTGCCCAGCAGTTTGCGCGCCATGCCTCAGTCCCTCGTCCGGTGCTGCCCCTTCCCCTATTCCGGTCGGGGACACCTGCGGCGACAGGCGCTCAGTCCCAGGCGATGTCGCAGGTGTGGCAGAACGCGCGCCAGGTGCGCAGCCGCGCGTAGAGCAGCTCGGTGTAGCCGCGTTCGACGCGGTGCGCGCACAGCCGGTGCCACCACGGGTGGTCCTCGGCCCAGGCGTGCAGGCGTCTCACGGCAGCGGGACCTCGTCGTGGTAGACCCAGCCGTGCTCGGGGTGCCAGCGCCCGGCCTTGTTGCGCACCCAGTCGGCGTCGTCGTCGACCTCGACGGGGATGAGCTGGATGAGCGGGCGGCCGTTGCAGTAGGGCATCAGCACGGCAGCGGCCTCCCGTAGCGGTAGCGCCGGTACTCGTGGGCAGGCGGGAACTCGTCGCAACGCTCCTTGGCCGCGGTGAAGGCCAACAGGTGCACCCTGGACTCGCGCGGGGTGCCGTAGCGACGGCCGCAGAACGGGCAGGTGATCACCAGTCACGCTCCCAGCGCCACAACCGCCGCCCTTTCATGGGCGCTCCCTGGTGCACCCGTCGGCGCTCAGGCGCCGGTCGAGGACGTAGAGCGCGGCGATGCCGCCGAGCACGAGCAGGAGCAGGATGGTGCCCAGCGCGACGGCGTTCATCAGCAGCGCGACCATCATCGCGACGTAGAGCGCGGCGATACACAGGTGCAGCGCGCGGTGCAGCTTCTTCATCAGGGTCCTCCGAAAATCTGGTGCTCGAGATCGTCGATCAGTCGGGACATGGCCCGTCTGAACGCGGCACGCGAGGACTCCACCCGGCCACCGGCGGCGAACACCCGCCGATCCTCACTGGCCGCCCACTGATTAATGGCGGTGACCGTCAATAACAGGTCATCGTGGTACTTGGGCATCGCCGACCACCTCCAGCGCGTCGGCCACCCGGCCCAGCAGCACCTGCACCGCGCGGCGCACATTCGACCCGCCCAGGGTGGCGCACCAGAAGGTCATCGCGTGTTCTCCGGCGGGGGCAGGGTGTCGGCGGGGTCGAGCACGCCGCGGGCGATGGCCTTGAGCACCCAGGGGTGCTCGGCGGGCAGGTCCAGCGGGTGGATCTGGGCCTCCCACAGGCCGGGGAACTCCTGCTCGATGCGCGGGCAGCCGGGGTCGTGCAGCACCTCGATGATCACCCGCGGGTAGGTGCCCTCGAGGTGCTCGGCCAGCGCGCAGGCGCAGAAGCCGAACTTGCGCCACACCGCGTCGTGCAGGGCGGTGAAGTCCTCGCAGACGTCCACGTCGACCTGGCGCTTGGCGCAGTCCGGGCAGGTGTTGGCCGCGCGGATCTGCTCGGCGGTCAGGATCACGACTTGCCCCTGCGCACCGCGGTGGATTTGAGGGTGGCCTCGCGCGCCCCGTCGAACAACGCCCCCAGCACGTCGAGCACCTTGTCGGGGTCGTCGAAGTCGCGGTAGGCGTTGGTGCACAGCGGGCTGTGCTCGGCGAGGCCGTCGATGTTCTCGAAGCGCACCGTGGTCTCGATGCGGATGCGGGGCTGGGTCATGCCAGGGCTCCTTCCAGGGGCTTGGTGGTGGTCAGGTAGTCCAGCAACTGCTCGCGGTCCCAGCCGTAGCCGGGCAGGCGGCGGCGCAGGGTGACCGCCGAGCGGCCCAGGGTGCGCGCGACCTCGCGGTAGCTGGCGCCGTCTTCGAGCAGGGCGCGCGCGGTGGCGCACTCCTCGGCGGTGAGCGGGTCGTTGTTGGGCGGGCGGGTGATCCCAGCGTCGTGGCGGTGGCGCTGCACGCTGCGCGGGGTGAGGTCGAGGACCTCGGCGATCTCGCGGATCGAGTGCCCGTCGCGGGTCATCGCCACCACCAGGCGGCGGCGCTCGGTGTGGCTGCGGTTCATGCGCCCGCCTCGTAGGTGAGCACCTCGCCGTCGTGGTCGACGACCGTCACGGTGAGCACGTGGGCATTGAGCATGAACTCCATCGCCTCGGCGACCTTGTCGGGGGCCAGCGACCGTCGGTGCATCGGCACCACCACGATGACGTTCATGCGCCCCTCCTGGGTCCGATGAGCGAGCCGTTGTAGAGCGGCTGCCAGGTGGTGATGAAGTCGTAGGTGGGGCTGCCGACCGCCTCGTCGATGCCGACCAGGGCGTACTCGGCGGTGTGCTCGCCGAAGGTCACGGTGGCGGTGATCATCTCCTCGCGCTTGAGCGGGCCGCGCCACCAGTACGGCGGCTCCTTCTGCCTCACCGCGGTGCGCACCGGGTCGTAGAGCGGGTGGGCGGGGTCGAGTCGAAGTTGCAGCGTCATGCTAGCAATGCTACAGCATTGCAGCAGTTTTCGTATAGTCCCGCACGTCAGAATGCAGACGGTGCCTGGCCGGTGCGGACCACACGGGCCAGGTCCTCACGGTCGGTGATCTCCATGTCGGCCACCGCCGAGCCCCGCGGCGGCGAGTTGACCGGGTCGAAGAACAGCACCCGCCCGCCGTTGTCGAAGGCCACCTCGGTGCCCTGGGCGTTGACCCGCGCGTGCGGATGGCTGCCCTCTTTGAGCAGCTCGAGCACCCGGCGCTGGTGCGCGCGGCTGACCGCCGGTGTCCCGGCCAGCATCCACACCAGATCCCCGCGGCTGGCGTTGGCCAGCGCGATGTCCAGCAGTGCGGTGCTCAGTCCGGCGCCCCGGCCCGAGGGCACCAGCGAGATGACGTGTTTCATCGAATTCCCCCGTCGATGTGTGGATGGTTACTCGGCCGGTGCGGGCACGCTGTCTTGCGGCGCGCCCACCGGGTCCTCGGATGCCAGCGGCAGGTGCAGCTGCTGGACGTGGTGGCGGTAGATCGCCCCGACCGCCCCGGCGTAGCGGCGCACCAGGCCCAGGGGCAGGTCGGTGCTGACGTCCTCCAGCGCCTCGATGGCCAGCGGGTCCACGCCCAGCGCGGTGGCCAGGTCGGCGATGCTCAGCCCGGCGGCCAGGCGGCACTGCACCAGGCTGGCGCGCAGCTTGAGGTCTTCGAGGGCGTTGTGGTGCTCCAGGTCCTCGGGGTTCACGGCGCATCCTCCTGCACCACGGTGGGGTCGGTGTAGGTAGTGGTCACCTCGCGGCTCATCACCACCAAGGTGGCCGCGAGGCTGTCCAGGCCCAGCTTGCCCAGTCGCTCGGCGTAGTCGGCGCGCCGGATCGAGGCCACCGCCCGGTCGGTCCACACCGAGGGGTCCTCGGGGTCGGTGGTGACGGCGGCCTGCGCGCTCACCATCCCCAGGCCGGGCAGGTTCACCGCGAACTCGGTGCGGCGCACGGTGGCGACGCTCGGCGGCGAGACGATCATCACGCGGCGGCTCCGGTGGCGGCGTCGCGGAACAGCTGCTGCAGCCGGGAGGTGCGGAAGCCCAGCGCGTGCAGCTGGTTGGCGCTGATGGTCTCCCCGGTGTGGGCCTTGAGCAGCTCCACCAGACCCTGGTACTCGGCGGTGGGCAGCACCGGCGGGTTGCCGAACAAGCGCCTGATGACGTAGTCGCCGACCTCGTCGTAGACCAGGTCGGCCGCGGACATGCCGGTGGCCGTGCGCACCCCGGCGCTCGTCGGCGCGGTGCCGTTGCGCAGGCAGCGGGTCAGGTAGTCACGGTGGGCCTTGACCTGCGCGGCGTGGTCGGCCAGCCACTGGCGGCGGTGGGCGCGCCGGTGTTGGTCAGCCTGGCGGTTGTAGTCGCGCAGCGCCTCGGCGTGGCTGTCGATGGCGCGCTGCACCACCTTGGCCAGCTCGGTGGTGCGGAAGGTGATCGGGGTCGATGCCATGGGTGTCTCCTCGGGATGGGTGGGGTGGGGTCAGGACCGGCGCCGGGGCCAGAACTCGGCGGGCCGGTGGTGCCAGTGCATGTCGCACACCGCGCGCCGGGTGATCATGCCGCGGCGGTCGGGAACCGACAGCACGGTGTTGGAGCCGCGGCGGCAGCGGGTGCGCCGGTGGGTGAGCGCCTCACAGCGCGCGGGCACACCCCAGGGCCGCCAGATGCCGATGGTGTAGGTGGTTTCGGGCATGGTGTCTCCTCTCAGTGGTGGTTGCGCCATCGCTGCCACCAGCGCCGCGGGGCGCCGTGATGGCCGACAGCCGGTTTCCAGCCTTCGGACCGCAGGTAGGAGGTGTCCCCCGCGAACACCCCGACCTCGTTGCCGCGCACCCAGATCTCCAGAGGGGTGCGGCCGGTGACGCCCTCGTGCCGCCCCAACATGCGGCCGAGAAGGTCGATGTGCCCGCCGCAGAACGGCCCGCTGTCCTCGGTGACCTCGACGACGGCGTAGTAGGTGGTGCTCACCCCTGGACCTCGCGGACCTCGAAGGCCACGTCGCGGGTGATGCGGTAGGCGCCGCAGTGGGCGCGGTCGCGCATGTAGTTGAAGCAGTCGAGGATGCTGGCCTGCGGCTCGCTGGGGTGCCACCCCTCGCTGCCGTAGTCCAGCCAGATGGTGTAGGGCTTGGCCGGGGTGTCGGGGGAGGTGTCGGGGTCCATCGGTGTCTCCTCGGGGGTGAGTTTGTCCTGCATGACCTCCAGCACCGCGCGGGCCTCGGCGTCGTTCATCTGCAGGTACATCTGGGCGCCGGGCAGGTGCCAGGCCAGTCCCCAGGTGTCGTCGCGGCGGTCGAAGTGCGGGCCGCCCAGCACCCGGCCGGTGCCGTCGTCTTTGGTCGTGGCGTCGATGACCGGCTGGCACCGCACGGCCCGGCGGGTGAAGTCCCAGACCAGTAGCCTCATGCGAACTCTCCAATGCTCATCGGGTCTCCCGAATGGACTTCCAGGTGTAGGTGCGCCCGACGCGGTCCCAGTACAGGTTGGCCAGCGCGTTGTTGGTCTTGTCGCGGTCGCGGCGGTAGGGGGCGTAGCCGTCGCCGGGGCAGGGCTGGCCGAAGGACTCCAGCACCAGCACGGCGACACTGCGCACCACGAAGCCGTGTCCGTAGCCGCTGAGCGCTGCGGGATCGTCGGCCTCGTCGGTCCGCAGCCGCACCGAGGCGCCGCCGTCGTTGGGGTTGTCGCCGTAGAACCGGGGCACCAGGACCTTGCCGGTGGCGGTGCGCTTGATGAAGCCGGTGTCGCTGGCCTGGTAGCCGCGAAAGCCCTTGACCGGCACCCAGGTGGTCTCGTCCTCGGGCTCAGTCGGCAGCGGGGTCCACAGCATGGTGCCGTCGGGGCGCACCTGCACGCTGTAGTCGCCGGACAGGTCGCGGTGGCGGTGCAGCCGTCCCAGCCGGACACGGCCGTCGGCGTCGACATGCACCGTGGCGAGCGTGCCTTTGACCGAGCTGGTGACCGAGGTGCTCATGCGTGCACCACCTGCATGCCGAGTTGCTCCGGGGTGTGCAGCGGTGCACTGCTGGCGTCCCAGTGCTTGCGGACGCCGGTCTTCCAGGCCACCCGGCGTTCGGTGCGGGACTGGCCGTCGGCGCGGGCGGCGATCAGCGGGGCCAGGTCGGTGCGGTGGTCGACCAGAGAGGGCCAGCTGTAGGACACCTCGATGCCGCTGGCGATCAGCCAGGCGGTGATCTGCTCGTCGATGGGGGTGGTGTCGTCGGGCGGCAGGCTCAGCAGCGCGGGCCACAGGTCGGCGCGCACCGCGTAGGCCTGGGCACTGAGCAGGGCCGGTCCGGTGAACCAGCAGGTGTCGGTGGCGCGGGCGGTGATGGCGCGGGCGATGGCGGGCTGCCAGTGCGGCGGGCGTCCGCGGCCCAGGTAGAGGCTGACCACGCCGGTGGGCGCGACGGCCAGGGCCTGCTGCACCTGGGCGCGGAAGTTCCTGGGGATGGCGATGTCGTCTTCGAGGACCAGGCCCCACTGCTCACCGGATCCGGCCAGCCAGTTCCAGGCGCGGCGGTGGTTGGCCTCGCAGCCGAAGCGGTAGGTCTCGTTGTCCCAGACGATGGCCTCGGCGGCGGTGCGGTCGCACAGCGACTCGGCCTGGGTGCGGCGGCGTTCGTCGGCGACGATGGCCATCGAGACCGCGCCGGTCTTCCACGGGGCGGGGACCGGGGGCTGGGCGACGATGGCGAGGTGGCGCCGGGCCTTGGTCGCGTCATCCTTGGTGCGCCGGTTCCACGCGCCCTTGGGGGCATACATGTCCCGGCCGGAGCGCTGGCGGTCGTAGTGCATCTTGCACATGCCCAGCGTGCGGGCGGGCTGGTCGCAGTATTCGCAGAGCTTGGCCATCAGTTGCCTGTGGGGGTGGGGGCGTCCTGGGCATCCTCGGTGTCCTTGACCGGCAGGCCGTCGGCGAGGTAGCGGGCGAAGGTGTCGGCGTAATTCACCAGGGCGGCAGCGGGCACGGCGTCCTTGTAGGCGTCGATGGCCATGGTCAGTGCTTGGCGGCGCTGCTCGAAGCCGCTGACGATGATGACGTCACCCTTGTCGAGGCCGAGCAGTCGGATGGCCTCCTGGAGCTCAGGGGTGAGATGACTGGTGTCGTCGAACTTGGTGATCTTGCGGTAGCCCATTGTGCTGGTGTCTCCCATCTGCGTGACTATCGCAATCCGATGTACTTACTACCGGATTTCTATACGCATTCTATCACAAAATTACAGGGATGTGATTATAAGGAAAGGGTTGGTGAGTTTTTGGTGCGTTCTGCGCCAGTGCGCGTTTGAACTTGCCGAGGGCCAAGTGCAAGGACTAGACCGCGTCCTCGCGCACCAGTGCCAGGTGCTGCAGACCCAGCTCGACGTTGGAGATGGGGATGTCCTCCCCGGAGAATCCGGCCTCACGGGCCTGGGCGCAGAAGCGCTCGATGTCGCGGATGCTCAGGCCGTCCTTGCCCTTGTCGGCCTCAGCGCGCACCGTCGTCTTGACCGCCTGCGAGGTGCTGACCACTACTGGTTCTCCTTGAGCAGGTGGTAGACCGACAGCGGGTACTGGTCCCAGGTGTCGGTGTCGAGCCTCTCGGCGAAGCGCTCGTCGGCGAACGGGTCGTAACCGAAGAGCACCACCACCGCCTTGTCGCCGTCGCGGACGGGCCTGCCGCTGAAGATGCGGTGATCGCCCCAGGCGTAGTCGGGCATGCCCGGCAGGTAGCAGATGGTGCGCGGGACCTTGCGCACGGCGTTCATCCGTTTGTTGGCTTCGGAGGTGCGGTCGGCCTTGGTCTTGCGCACCGGCACCAGGTAGCCCTTCTTCTCCCGGCGCCAGCCCTCGGGCACCGGGCCGTAGCTGGTGTCGGGGTACAGGCCCTTCAGGTACTCGCCGTTGAAACCCGAGAAGTAGGCGCGGTCGCCGGTGATGCCCAGATCCTTGGCCAGTTCCTGGGTGCGCTTCACCCAGTGCTTGTAGTCGACGTGGGCCTTCTCGTAGGCGGCGAGCACCTCGGGGGCGTCGCTGACGAACCAGGCCTGCGGGGCATCGCCGTCGGGCAAGCGGCCGACGCGCTCGGCCAGCGCGGTGATGTCGAAGACGGTCTTCACTGCTCCCCCACCTCCGGGTCCTCGGGATCTTCCACCGGCTCTTCCGGCTCCGGCTCGGGCTCGGGGTCTTCGTCGCCCGGCTCTTCGGGCTCCTCGTCGACCGGTGGCTCGTCGGGATCTTCGGGCTCGGGCTCTTCCTCGTCGGGGTCTTCGGGCCCCTCGGGCTCTTCCTCGTCGGGGTCTTCGGGTTCGGGCGCCCACCCCAACTGCTCGCGCAGACCGTCGGCCTCGTCGACCACGGTCTGGCCCAGCCAGCTGCCGAGCAGCTCCAGCAGCAGCGCGGTGGTGAGCTCGTCGCCGGAGTGCAGGTCTTCGACCACCTCGTCATCGACGATCCAGCGCAGGGCCTTGAACCACTCCACGGGGCTGTTGGGGAACTGGACCAGGTCAAAGGCGATCCAGATGTGGGTCTCGTCTTTGACCAGCCAGCCGCCGAACTGGCCCTCGACGTAGTCATGGTAGAACAGCCAGTCGTGCGCGACGGCGGCGGCGACCAGTGGTGAGAGGTCCTTGTCCAGCTGCGGGATGCCGCCGGGCAGCAGCGGCGCCCAGATGGAGCCGTCGGCACCGAGGACGACCTCGCCCGAGCCGCTGACCAGCGGGATGACGCGGGACTCGTTGATGATGTCGTCGTCGGTCACATGTTCTCCAGGTGGGTGAGGATGCTGCTGATGGCGGCCGACAGGTGCAGGATCGCGGTGTCGTTGTTGGCCGCGGCGGCGGCCTTGTTGACCTGGTTGCGGGCGCCGACCAGGTAGGGCCGGACCACCTGGGCCTGCAGTTCGGAAAGCGGGGTGCCGTTGAGAATGGGTTCAGCGGGCGGTGTCTCGAAGAGCGCCGAGGAGATCACCTCGGGCGCCCCCTGGCGCCTGCGGGCCTTGAGCTTGTCCAGGCACCCGGTGTGCAGCCGGGTGGGGATCTTCGCGTCGGGATCCAGGCGCCAGGCCGAGCCGTCGGGGATGCCGCCGCCGCACTCGGGGCAGGAGTTGTTCACCTCGGGCAGCGATGAGACGGAGGTCGGTGCGGAGATGTGCTCACCGGCACGTCCGGCCCACTGCACCGACTGGGGTCCGCGGCGCTCGCCGGGGGTGTTGTTCGGGATGGTCATGCGGTCTTCCTCCGGTGCAGTTGGATGAGCAGGTTGGCCTCGGCGCGCACGTCGGCGACGGTGACCAGGTCCGGGCGCGGGCCGAACACCAGGTCGGCGACGATGCGGGCCTCGTCGTCGGTCTCGGGGCGCACGTAGTTGGTCTCGTCGGGCATGATCAGCTCGACGAGCCGGGCGTAGGCGGCGCGACGTGCCTTGAAGGCGTTGGGGTGGCCGCGCTCGACGACCTCCTTGCCGGTGGGCAGGTGGGTGAGGGTGCATCCGATCAGGGTGCGCGGGTTGCCCGCGTTGTAGATGCTGGTGAGCAGGTCGCGGCCGAAGCGCAGCGCCATGTCGTCGTAGAGCTCGGCGGGGGTGGCCTCGCGGATCTGGTCAGGAGTGAGCACGGGTCACCCAGCCAATCGCCTTGGCGATGTCGGGCGGGGTCCACCCCTCGGGCTTGAGCACCTTGCCGTCGGCGCGCTTGAGCGGCAGGCCAGGGCCGAGCACCTTGGCGAGGTTGGTGCGGACCACCTCGCTGGCGGCGCGCAGGGCCGCGCGGGGCCCGACGTAGTCGAGCAGCGTGCCCCAGGCCACGACGATGATGTCGAGCAGGCCGTCGACGATCTCGACGAGGTCGTCTTCGTCTTCGGCGTCGAGGTACTCCTCGATCTCCTCGCGGATCAGCCGGACCCGCATCGCGCGGCGCTGGTCGTGCTGGTCGGCGAAGCGGGCATCGCCCCAGTGATCGCTCAGCGGTGCGGCGTCGAGCTGTCCGGCCTTCCACATGAAGGTCTCGGTGGCGTCGAGCAGGTTGGGCGCGCTCACTCCAGGACCCCGAGGGCCTCGGCCGACGGAGCGATGGACATGGGCCCGGCGGCGACCTGCTCATCGGGCCCGGTGCCGTCGTCGAGCAGCCCGATGACAGCCGACAGGTCCCGGTACAGGGAGTGTGCCTGCTCGCCGGTGACGGTGAGCGAGGTCGTGGCGCCGTCGAACTTGCGGACCACGGCCCCGTCGACTTCGAGGCTGACGTTGTTGATGCGGACGGTCATGAAAGATGGTCTCCTGCCTGTGATTCTGTAGGAATCCTACAGCACATCTAGAGGCAAGTCACGCTCCACAGCCGCGTGTTTCTAGCTAGTTTCTATACCGATTCTGAGCGCTTCCACCAGTAGCGGCCGACGACGTCACCGCACCACGTTTCGCAGCCGGGCAGCTGCTCGGCCATCTCCTCGAAGGTCCACTGATCGAGGTGGGTCTCGTGCTCGTTGCCCTCCAGCGGACCCTGCGGATAGTGCACGATGGGCACCGAGATCATGATCTCCTCGGCGGCCTCGCGGGCACGCGCCAGGAACGCCAGCGCCTCCTCGCGGTGCACGTGCTCGATGACGTCCCCGGCCAGCAACACGAACGGCTCCCGCGGGAACACGTAGCTGCGCAGGTCCCCGATCACCACGGTGTCGTACTTGCGCATCAGCTCGTAGCGCTTGACATAGGGCAGGTGGATCTCCACCCCGATCCAGTGCGCCTCCGGGCGCCAGCCACGGGCCACGTCGCTGTAGGTGCCCATGCCGCAGCCGATGTCGACGATGACCGGCGCGGTGGTCCAGCGCACGTGCTCGGCGACCCAGTCGCGGCCTTCGGGATGTGAGGTCGGCATGGTGCTCCTTGGGGTCAGGATCGTTGGGCCCGGCGCAACGTGCACTCGCAGACGGCGTCGTTGTAGCGCTGCCAGCGCGCCCAGTTGGCCCGCCACTGCGGGTCCTGCAGCCGCGCGATGGGATCGGTGGCCGCATGCCACAGGTGCAGAGCCGCGCCCTCGATGCGCAGCGGCGTGCCGCCGAGGATCTCCGCGGCCTTCCAGAAGGCATTGTCCTCGGCTCCCCAGCCGACGAAGCCTTCGTCAAAGCCGCCGATGCGCTCCCACAGAGTGCGGGGCACCACCAGCATGGAGGACTGGGTGGCAAAGTCGTCGGTGCGCACCCGCTCGATGCCCAGGTCAAGCAGCGGGGCATCCTCGCCCCACTTGAGCAGGGTCTCGGTGCAGGCTTCGTTGAGCTCGATGACGCTGGTCAGCGCCGAGACCAGGCGCCCGGTGCGCCGGGCGAGGGTCACAGCCTCGTCGAGCTGCCGCCGGGGCACCCAGGTGTCGGCGTCGGCGATGACAGCAACATCCCACAGGGTGCCCTCGTCGGCGTCGAGGTCGGCCAGCCTGGCGGCGCGGTTGATGGCCGCGCTGCGGTTGAACGGCTCCTCGGGCGGGTAGCTGGTGCCTTCGACGACGGTGTACTCGGTGCACAGCGGGTAGGGAAGCCAGTAGACGTCCTGCAGCCATTTCCACAGCCGGTCACGGTGGCCGCCGTCGGGGCGGTACGGAACGAGCACGGGGACCTTCATCGGCCTACCTCATGTCCAAGGGCGGTCAGGAATTCCACGGCCGCCGCGGTGTCTTCGCGGTTTCTGATGTTGGCGAGCTGCTCCCACAGCGCCTTGTTGCGTGCGGTGTCGGCGGTGCGCGGCGAGGGCTCGTGCCACAGGTGCAGCAGGATGTGGTGGGGCACCCACGCATTGCCCTCGCCGAAGATGCCGCAGCTGGTGAGGAAGATCAGGTCCTCATAGCCCCAGCCGTGCAAGTTCTCGACGTAGCCGCCGACGGCGTCGAAGAGCTTGCGGCTCACCGCGAACACTCCCGAGCATGGCAGCGAGTAGATCCCGTGCTCGTCGAAGCTGGCCGGGCGGGCGAACATCGGTACGCCGCTGTCGAGGATGCGGTTGGTGGAGAACTCGTTGACGTACATGAACGAATCCCCTGCCACCACCATGCGATTGGTGGCCGCGGCCATGTCGATGGCCTCTTCGATGGCCTCGGGGTGGGCCAGGGTGTCGGCGTCATGGAAGATCGCGATGTCCCAGTCCCCCGCGGCCGCCGCGGCGAGGTTGCGGGCCCGTGCCCGGCTGAACGGGCCGTCGTGGTCGCCGACGAACACCTCGTAGGGGTAGTGGTCGGCGATCCAGCCACGGGTGAACTCCCACAGGCGATCCCGGCGCGCGTCGACACTGCGGTAGGGCGTGCAGATGACGGTCCTCATGCCCAACTGTGCTTCCAGTGATGGGCGCAAAACGCCCAGGGGTTCTGACGCTGAATCATCTCCGGCTGCGCCACCGTCTTCATCGTGTAGTGGTACGGGTAGAAACTGGCCGGTGGCAGCAGCAGCATGTCGTCGCGCCCGGCGAACACCTCGGTGGTGACCCCGACCCCGGCGGCCCAGGTGCCCTCGCCCTGGCGGGCCACGGCCAGGTCGACGACGGCGCGGATCGCAGGGTGCCAGGGCGTGAATCCCATGACGGCGTTGGGGATGTGGTCGCTGTCCTCCCAGGCGGCGAAGCCTTGCACGCCCAGTAGCGGGTCGAAGCTCCGGTAGCACTCGACGTCGGAGTCGATGTAGACCCCGCCCCGCCAGTAGAGCTCCTCGGCGCGGACCAGGTCGGCGAGCTGGGCGCCGGTCTCGCAGGCGTCCCAGTGCGGGCTGGTGATCGGGAACAGGCTGCGGTCGATGGGGTCGCGCAGCGTGACGTGCTCCCAGTCGGGGTGCAGTTCGGTGGCGATGGTCCACAGCCGCTCGGCTTCGTCGTCGAGCTGCTCGGGCACGGTACGGATGAGCCGCCGCGGGATGCACTCAGCCACGGATCGCCCCCTGGGTGTGCTCGATGATCGGGATGCCTGCCTTCTTGGCGCGGCGCATGCAGTCGCGGGTGCCCTTGCTCTTGCCGGGCGACTTGATGACGAACGCCAGGCACACGTCGGCGCCGTCGTCGACCATCTTCTGGTTGCGCTCGAATCCGGCGCGCTGGCCGTAGCGCTCCCACTCGGCGGGGTAGGCCATCTGGAAGATGCCGGGCAAACCCACGCTGGCGGCCCACTCGCTGGCCAGGGTGTCCGCGCCGCGGGCGGCACCGTGGATGACCATCAGCGACTTCCCGGCGCCCTGGGCGATGGTCCACTGGGTCTGCAGAGCGCCGTAGAGCGTGCCCTCGTCATGCCACTCGCGGCTGCCGGTGATCAGCACGCGGTAGAGCTGCCCGGTCACTGGGCCTCCCGTCGGTCCTCGTCGCCGACGGTGGGCTCGAGGTGGTCGAGGTCCTCCTCGGCCTCCAGCAGCAGGGCCTCGTCGCCGATGGGCTCGACCGGCATCGGGTTGTAGAGCGGGCAGACCGCGTTGAGGGCGCCGCCCACCAGCGCACCGAGGGCGTAGGCCACTCGGTGCGCCAGGCGAATCCCCTGTGTTGCCAGGATCATCCAGATCATCCAATCGTTGCGGTAGGTCACCGCCGGGCTCCTCGCCAGCGGTCGATCAGTTCGGCGAGCTCCAGGCCGATGGCGACGAGGACCACCACGGCTGCCACGGTGAGGCCCCACCAGATCAGTGCCGGTGGGACCTCCCAGCTCCAGTTCACTGCAGGCCGAGCCGGTGCTCGGTGACCAGCGAGGAGTCCGCGGGCATCAGCAGCCGCGGCCGGGTGCGCAGCTGGGCGATCTCCTCGGGGCTCAGGGTCGGCACCTCGCCGGTCGGGTCCTCGTCGTAGTCGTCGAAATCAGCCATGGTGACGCCCCTTCGTGTGATGTGGGTCTCTCACCTATTACGGGGGCGTCAGTAGATGTCTTTGCGCTTCGGATCCTCGCGCCAGCTACCGTCTTCGCGGATGGTTCCGACGTTGCCGTCCAGGAGACCGGAGCGGATTTCATGGCGCTGACGGTCGTGGTCGTACTCGCCGATCTTGAGCTTGTTGATCCGGTCGGTGACGATCAGCCGCGGGTTCCAGTACAGGTTGTTGTCGGCGGGATCGTCGGAGACGTCGGGGCTGCCGCCCACACGCTGGCCCTCCTGGCCGCAGGCGGGGCACTTGAGGGTGCCGTCGAAGGTGATCGGGCGGCCCTGCCGCGCACTGCAGGTGGGGCAGCCGTGCTTCTCCCAGTGCCACTGGATGTCGACGACCAGGCCGATCTCGGCGCAACGTTCGCGGGCCTCCTGCTCGAAGGTCCGCTTGATCGCGTCCTCCTGGTCGATGGTCATCACGCCCTTGAACGAGTGCCGCTGGCGCAGCACCCGCTCGATGTCGCGCAGCGCCGCGCGCTCGGAGTCGTAGAGGTCCTGGATACCGTCGCTGCCAGCCATCGGGTTGGTCACGGTGTCGTCGCTCCGATCAGTTGGTTGAGTCGCTCCACGCCGTCTTCGGCGATGGTCGCGGCGGCGTCGGTGTCGAATTGCCCGGCGCCGCCGGGGTTTTCCCAGCAGGCCGATCCGGCGCCGACGAGCTGGTACACCAGTGTCTCGACGTCGGTGACCTCGGCAAAGCGGTTAGCCATCCTTGCTCCTCTTCCCCAGCTTGATGTCGGTCTGGTATTCCAGGTAGCGCTCCCAGGCGAAGTAGGCCACGAGCGCGAAGACCGCGGCCACTGTCCAGCTCATGACGCCAGCAGCTGTTCGCAGGAACTGCACCGCTCGATGGCGCGCTGGGTGTCCATGGCCAGGCGGCCGCCGAGCTCCTGGAGCACCAGCTGGGTGTTGTACTTGACCCCGCGGCTGGCCACGGTGACGAAGGCCTGCTTGACGTCGTAGACGCTGGCGTCCTCGGGAAGCTGGTTGACCAGGTCCATCACCGACTCGCGCACGCTCACCGGCAGCTTGGCTTCGCGGGCCAGGGCCATGGCGAAGGCCAGTGGGGTGCCGGGCACGTCGGTCTCGACGGTCTTGGCGTAGCGGGCCAGCTGGTCGTCGAGGGTGGTCAGGATCTCGTTGGCGGCGACCTCCATGCCTTCGAGCACCTCGTCGACCGTGCGGCCTTTGAGGGTGATCTGACCTTCCTTGAGGTCGGTGGTCATGCCGCCGTTGTTGTGGTGGCGGTGCAGGTAGGTCGCCGCGATGGGGGCCTTGACCTGGTTTGGGTAGACCAGCACCCGCACCCCGGCGCTGGTGAGGTCGCCGTTCTCCGGGCGCCCGGCCACGCCGTTGGGGTTGGGGATGTCCACCAGGTAGCGGTCGCTGGTGATGTCGATGTGCAGGCGGCGCTCGTCACGCATGAAGGTGCGCACGTCGGCGGTCGGCGGGAACACCCTGGTGATCACGTCGACCACCGCGTCGAGCGGCAGCATGAGCAGGCCGTGGGCGTGGATACTGACCAGGTCCCCGGCGACGACCTCCAGCACGGTGACGGCCTCGGCGTGCTTGTCGCGCCAGAACTCGAAGGTCTGGGCGCGAAACTCCGGCGGGCAGTTCTTGATGTAGGGACCGGGGATCTTCAGGTACTTGGCGAACATGGCGGTGGCCTGCTCATCGAGGAAGAAGTCCTGCCCGTCGACCGAGATCGCCGAGGCGTCCTTGGCGATCTGGATCGCGCCGAGCTTGACGACGAGCCGACGCTCATCGCGAGTGGCGAGTTTGGTGGTCAGCTCATCGACCTTCACGTGGTGTCTCCCGTGGCTGCTAGAGGGTTTCTAGATGAAAACTGCGATGGTTCTATGTTAACACTTGCCAAAGGCCCCAGCTGGTGTTCAGCCGGTGCGCGTCGCCGTCAATCTCATGGACGGTGGTGACGTAGGGGATGGACAACTCGCTGGCCTGCGCGCGCAGCTGCGGCTGCAGCTGCAGACCGGCCCCGACGTAGCCCTCGCCGGTCGTACCCAGCGAGACCGGCTCCCCCACCGACCGGTACGGGCGGCCCTTGGTGGAGGCCCACACCTGCCCGAGCCGCTCGTCTTCCTGCTCGCCGACCACGGCCAGGTAGATCGTGTCGCGGTAGGCCGCCATCGACACCGGGCCGTGCGAGGTCATCGGCAGCGGGGCCAGTTCTCCGGGATCACGGCTCCAGCCGGTGCCGGTGTAGTACTGCCACGATGGGTCGTCGATCTCGCTGCGGTCCTGGCCGCGCATCGCGGTGCGGTTGGCCCCGATGCGTCCCCAGGGCTTGCGGGCGAAGAACAGCTGACCGGTGAGCCGGTCGCTGCCGACGAAGGTCAGCTGGGTGCCGGTGAGGAACAGGCCGAGGTCGAACACGACGTTACCGACGCGGGGCAGGATCTCCTCGCTGACCGCCACCACGATGTCACGATCCGGCGACCAGCGAAACAGCTGCACGCGGGCCTGCAGGCCGTCGAGCGAGGAGGTCAGCACGTAAAGGTAGGTGTTGCCGCGGCTGCAGGCGGCGGTGAGCTGGCCGGTGGCACCGGGGATGGCCATGCCGCGCCCCGGCGGGGTGCGGGTACCGCTGGCGCCGACGATGATCCAGCCCGGCGTCAGGTCGCGCGCGTAGTCGGTGAAGGCGCCCGGATCGGACTCCGACGGGATGGCGCCGTGCCAGCGCTCGGCGAAGGCCATCAGGTAGCGGCCGGGGGTGAGCGGGTGGAAGTGAACCGGCACCGCCGCGGCGAGCGTCTCGGCGTCGTAGATGATGCCGCGGTGGCCCATCCCGTCGGTGCGCGTCGCGGTCACCTCGGTGATGCCGTCGGCATCCAGTGAGGTGGCCGAGGTCTGCGTGCGTACGGTGCCCATTAGTCCCCGTCGTCGTCATCGTCGTCGTCCCCGATCAGGTCGGGATCAAATCCTTCGGCCGAGTCCACGACCTCGCCTTCGATGGCCGGGGCCTCGCCGCTCTCGATGCGGGCCAGCATCGCCTGCACCTTGTCGGAGGGCACGAACTCCTGCATGGCCGCGATGATGCGGTTCTGGCGGGCCATGATCTCGGCGATCTGCTGGGCGCCTGCCTCTTTGCGGGTGAGCTCGTGCAGCTTCATCGCAGCCTTGGCGCCGTCGTTGTAGGGCACCACCGTGGTGTCGTCGATCAGGTGGTTCCAACCCTTGACCATCATGGTTTCCAGGTAGGACAGCACGTTGACCGCCGCGCCCACCCCGGCCTCGAAGTCGGCCTCCCCCTCGGCGGCGCGCTTGCGCACGATGGCCTCGTAGACCGCCTGGGCGGGCTGGGAGACGTCGAAGTGCCGCTTCTGGTGGTGGTAGACGTTGTCGTAGCTGATCTGGTCTTTGCCCTCGCGGCCCTCGTTGATCGTGGCGACCAGGTCGACGATGGCCGGGCGGGTTAGGCCCATGCTCAGCAGCTTGTTGACCACCTCACGCAGCGGCTTCTCGCGGCAGATCTTGCAGCGCGGCTCGATACGGGCCAGCTTGCCCTCGGCCTTGAGCTGCTCGATCTCCTTGGCGACGGCCGCCTCAATCTCCGGGGTGATGTCGTCGTCAGAAATTACCGTCACCGCTTTCACCCGTCGTCGTGGCTTCGGCCCAGCTTGGTCGGGCGCGTCCCGGCGAGCGGGTTGTGCGCCCGCCGGTACATCCCGCGCATCAGGGCGGCGTCGGCCACCCCGAGCTGGTTGGAGATTTCACGGCGCGCACGCAGGTCCAGTTGGTCCTGGGACAGGTAGTCCGACGAGCGTGCATCACCGCGGTCCTTGGACAGAATCGCGTCGGCCTGCTCCTCCAGCGACCAGTCGACCCCGCTCTTGAGAGTCATCGTCGAGGAGTCCTTCGTCTTGCCCGCCATGGCCGCAGCGCTAGACCGCGACCTTCTCGGGCGCCGCCTCCTCCGCAGGGGCCTCGGCGGCGTCGGTGTCCTCGGTCTTGGGCTTCTTGACCGCGAACGGGACCTCGTTTTTGAGCAGCTGCTCGACCTGGGAGCGGGCGGCCTTGAGGTCGGCCTGCTTGAGGCTGAGCTCGTGCAGCTGCTCGTCGATGTCAGCGCGGGCCGTCTTGAGTGCGTCCTTGAGATGTGACTCGACCACTGGGTGCAGCGTCGACATGACAACCCTCCATTTCCTGATGAGCTGACGAACACCGGTTTGCTGTTCGTCGTAGCGGATGACCATGCGCTCCAAGGCAGCGTTGAGGTGCTGCTGCACGGTGGTCGAGTATTTCGAGTTGGGCAGCATGACCTTGGCCGCCGCGGTCTCGGTGTAGCCCTCCAGGCAGATCAGGGCGAAGGCCTCGCGCTGGCGTGGGGGCAAGTCGTCGATGCCGACGAGCAGGTCGCCGAAGTAGATCTCCTCGCCGCTGGCGGGGTCGATGATGATGTCCTCCATCAGCCCGCACTCGATCTGCTCCCGCCAGTGGTTCATGTGCTGGTAGAGCGACCGGAAGACGGCGAGGCGCCGCTTGACGGGATCATCGGGGAGCTGACGGGGCATGGCCTACGACTGCGCTCGTGAGGTGCGGTAGCTGACGTTGTCCAGACGCCGGGCGAAGGCGTTGAGCTCGTCGAGGAACACCTTGGCGTGGCGGTAGATGTAGAAGCGGAAGAACGCCAGCCAGCGGTCCTGACGGGCTTCGCGGTTGGCGCGGGCGGTGCGGTCGCCCTGGGTGCCCTCGACCACGCCGAACCAGGCGTCGTCGTAGGTGTCCTTGGCGATGTTGTGGGCCATGATGGCCTCCAGGTGCAACTTCTCCACCCGCGGGGTGACCTCCAGCAGCACCCTCTCCAGCTCCAGCAGTGCCTGGTCAACGTCCTGGCCGGTGAGCTGACTGAGCTTGAGGATGGGCTCGCCGCTGCCGGGGTCGGTCTCCCAGACCGGGCGCTGGTGCGCGTCGAGCATCGTCATCCCGAGGTCGTTGACCTTCGGCACCCGCAGGCTGGCGTAGAAGTTGTCGACGACTCCGATCATGTCGGCGAACAGCTCCAGGAACACTGCGTCGGACCCGGCCTCGATGCGCTCGAGGATCGACTTGTCCTCCGAGCGAAACGAGAACCGCATCCGGGAGAAGATGCTCTGTTCTTCGAGCGGATTGGAGTCGAGGACCTCGTCGAGAGCCGACGACATCGCGACCTCGAGCCCGACGGCCGTCTTCTCGGCTAGATCACCCAGACTTGACACGCTCTTGGGGGAACCTTTCTCAAAACCACACCAATGCTGTACGACTACCAGAATAACACCGGAGTAGTTCTGCGTGGGTTCACACGCAGAAGAGCAAAGACATCACTTCGCGATGGCCTCGCGACATACCGCGCACAGCCACCGCCGGACGACCGCGAGGTAGCGCAGCGGCTCGTGCTGACGCTGCTGGGCTCCCTGACACTGCTCACAAATACTCACTCTTGGCCTGCCTCTCGGCGAGAAGTTTCCGGGCGGGGGGTCGGGTCAGCACCGCGACGGCGCGGAACAGCGCCTCCGGCGACAGCCACCCGATCAGATCGTTGCACCGCGAGCACAGCAGCGCGCGGATGCACCGTGGGCAGCCTTTGTCCGGCGGGTGGTCGTCGCACAGGCCGTGCTCATGATCGACGGCCAGGCGCCGGGCGATGCCCTTGGCCTTACGGCACACGAAGCACAGCCCGCCCTGGGCCTCGTAGAGAAACCAGTAGTCGTCGCCGGAGATGCTGAAGGTGCGCTCGACGTGTTTGGCGTGGGTGCGCAGCTTGTCGGCCTTCTCCTTGGCCCGGTGGTGGGTCCAGCACCGCGGGCCGGGCCATGATGCAACGCGCCACTTGTGCTGGGGCACACCTTCGATGCGCCCCTCGGCCACACAGTCCTTACATGGTTTCACATGCACTCACCGGCGTGCTGCAGGAAGCACGACATGCACAGTTCGGGCTCCTTGGGCGGGGTGGAGTGGTCCTCGGGGATGTAGCCCAGCCGCGAGGTCTCCAGGTCCTCCGGCGCGTAGCCGCTGCCGCGCCGGTAGCCGTCGTCGACGGTCACCCGGCCGTAGCACTCGGCGTGCACGACCAGGTCGTCCTCGTTGTAGCAGGCGTCGTCCCCGACCTCGATGTCCTGGCCGCAGTCGGCCGCGCAGGGCCCGCCGTAGCGGGCGGTGAAGGTGGCCGGGCCACCGAATCCTGTCTTCACGCGGCCTCCCTGAGCCAACAGGCGTGCCGGGCGTGGCACGACTTCATCTCTTTGGAATTGAGGGCACAGCAATACGGGGGTGGGGTGTTGGCGGCAATCGCCGCGCGCACCAGGTCGAACTTGTCGTAGACCTCGCGCAGCAGCGCGTCGTTGCGCTCGACGCGCAGTTCCTTCATGCGGAACGGCCAGCCCGTCTCCACCATCAGCAGGATCGCGTAGGTGAAATCGGTGTCGTAGCGCTCGCTGAGGTTGTCGCACGCCAGCGAGGTCTGGATCTCCCAGCTGGGCATGTCGGCGATGGTGGTCTTGTCAAACTTGAAGCCGGTGCGCGACTTGATCTCGACGATGACCGGGCCCAGCGTGGGGTGATGCACCACCGCGTCGGTGCGCCCGCGCACGTGGTGCTCCTTGTTGATGTACTCAGCCTCGATGTCAGCGGGGTCGGTGATCAGGCCGGTCATCTGGAACTGGGTCTGCAGGATGGCGTGCAGCGACGAGCCCACCGACACCGTCATCAGCCGCTGCATGCTGTAGGGCTCGTGCTCGATGAGGTGGCGGTGGTCGGGGTGGAACTCGTAGTACAGCTGGCGTGCGGTGCGCAGCGGGTGGGTGCTGGGGTGGAAGTAGCCGTCCGGCGTGCCGTCGGGGTTGAGGCCGTAGTACGGCGAGGAGTCCACCTCGACGGTGAACTTCTCCGGCCAGGCGTCGGCGCGCATCTGATTTTCCAGGATCGGCAGGATCACCTCGCGGTTGGCGAGGCTCTTGAGGATGCTGTCGTAAGCCATCAGTCGGTGTCTCCGGTGGTGGGGTGGATGTTGACGCCGGTGCCGCGGCAGGCCGCGCAGCGCTGGTCGGGGTCGAGGACCACGCCGTCGCGCACCTCGGGCCAGGCGACGGTGCTGATGCGGAACGGCAGGCTGTTGGGTGCCTGCACGCGCACGGTGCGCCCGTCGGTGAGGGTGACGTCCCACATGTCCTCGATGTGGGGCGCCACCCGCTTGGCGTCCACGATGCTCTCGGGGTGCAGCCGGGCGTGGTAGCCCAGGAACTTGCGGGTCACCGCCTTCATCCCCTCGACGGCCTGGTCCACCGTGTCGAGGTCCGGCGGCTGCAGGCTCGGTCCGCTCACGACTGGCCTCTCTCGTGGGCCCAGTGCTGGCGGGCGGCGTCGAGGACCTCCTTGAAGTCCGGCAGGCCGACCAGGATGTAGTCGGCGTAAACGCGCGAGCCGGGCTTCCAGAACCGGATCGGCATAGCGAAGCGTTTGCCGAGCAGCATGGCCTTCTGGTGCCACTGCTCCAGCACCTGGGCCTTGAGGCTGAAGCTCTTCTTCTCGGTGAGCTTGCAGTCGACGATGAGCGGGAACACCGCCTCGTCGGGGTGGCGGTTGTCGACCCCGTCGCCCTCGGCGTGCCACTGCGAGCCCGACGCCGGGGTTCCGCTGATGCCGAGGTACTCGTTGACGAAGCCCTCGTGCTCCTCCCAGTGCTTCACCGCGCCCAGCTCCGATGACAGCTGCACACGATGAGCTCGCCCTTGGCGAACGGGTCGAACAGCGGCACCGTCACCCGGCGGTGCTCCTGGGTGTGGCCCAGCACCGCGCGGTGCCACCAGCGGATCATGAGCCGATCCGTTCGGCCAGCGCGCTCATGCCGGTGGTCATCGGCGCGGCCTCGGGGTCGGCCTCGACCGGCGCGACCTGACCGGCGACCTCGGCCAGGCGAGCGCGGGTCTCGCTGACGATGGTGGCCTGCAGCGCGGCGTCGGCACGCATGGCGGCCTTGAAGGCGTCCTTGCCCTTGATCTTGCCGCCGTCGATGGCCGGGTGGTTGTACCAGCCGCCGCCCTGGGTGACCACGCCGGTGAGGATCGACAGGCGCTCGATCTCCTCCATGGTGTCGATGCCGACCCCGCGGCCCTCGGTGGGCACGTTGAAGAACCACCAGGTGGCCACGCGGTATGGCGGGGCGCAGCCGTTCTTGATCAGGCGGCCCTTGACCTCCTGGCCAACCGGCACATCCACGCCGTCCTGCTTCTCGGTGACTCGGCCCGCAGCCTTGCGCAGGTGCACGCTCTGGGTGATGGCGTGCTTCCAGGCGTGCCCGCCGGGCCGGTTGATCTGGTGCATGCCCGAGAAGTCGTCGCGCACCTGGTTGATGCCAATGGTCAGGCAGTTGAAGATGTTGGAGTGGCTGGCGGCCAGCCGGGAGAACCGGCCGACGCCGATAGCGTTGCCGCCCATGGTGCCGATCTCGGCCGACTTGTTCACCGACTGCATGCTGGGCGCACCGCCGATGGAGTCGAGCACGGCAATCGAGGTGATACCCGGCGGGATGCCCTCCTTGGGGTCACCGGCCACAGCCTTGACGTACATGTCGGTGGCCTGCTCGATGTGCAGCGGCTGCACGATCATCACCCGCTCCATGAGGTCCTCGCCGATCAGCTGCGAGACCCAGTGCGCGTCGCTCTTGTGCTCGCAGTCCAGCAGCAGGCCGAGCCGGTCGGGCTGGGCGTGCAGGAAGGTCTTCATGGTGAGCATGGCCAGCGAGGTCTTGCCGACGTGCTCGGCGCCGCAGATCTCCACCACGCGGTTGGTGGGGAACCCGCCGTTGCCCAGCGCGACGTCCAGAGCCAGCGAGCCCGACGAGCGGAAGCTGCGGTCGGCCACCATGTCGGCGGCGAACCCGATCTTGGCGTCGTCGCCGAACTGTTTGCGCATGCCGCTCAGAAGGCGGTCAGCTGCTGTGGTCATGGGGGCTCCTAACTGTGGTGAGGGCGGCGGCGACGGCTTTGCCGAACTTGGTCAGTCGCCAGGGCCGGGAAGCGGCCCAGCCGGGTTGGAGGTCAGGGGTGCCGGGCTGCACGCGGACCAGGCCGCGACGTTCCAGGCGGGCGAGCACGTCGCGGTTGGCGGCACTGTCGCCGAAGAAGCCGGGCCTGCCGTGGGCGGCCATGTCGAGCAGCATCTGCTCTTGGCGCGGTCCGAGGCGGCGCTGCTGGTAGCCCATGACCAGCGACATCGCACGGTTGGCCAGGTCTTCTTCGGGCGAAACGTGCTCGATGGTGAACTCGAGTTTCATCAGCTGGCCTCGGCCCACAGCAGGTCCAGGCGCTCCACGCTGGACAGGTGGCAGCCGCGGTTGTCGCGGATGACCTGGCAGGCCACCGGCACGCCCTCCTTGATGATCGACTTGACCTCGCGCCAGGTCTCGGAGAACACCGTGATGTCGAAGTCGGTCTCGTTGAAGGTGACGCCGATGAAGGCCATCTCCTGCCCGGCGCTGCGGCCGTTCTTGACGATGTGCTTCTTGACCTTGGAGACCTGCCCGCCGATGACGAACACGTCGCCGACGGTGCGCTCGGTGAGCTCGGAGGGGTCCTTGATCGCGACCGCGTCCAGCGCCGCCAGGTACGGCTCCATCGGGTCGACAAGCACGTAGTTGCCGACGAGCTCCTGCTCGATCTCGTAGATGACGTCGGGGTCGGTGAAGTCGGGCAGGCCGAACTCGGCGTCGAAGGCGGCCTGACCTTTGCGCGTGACGAAGTTGGCGAACCAGGTCTCCAGGTGCGCCGCGCGCTGGTTGCTCTCCTCGAGCTTGGCGCGCTTGCCCGGTGCAACCTTCATCCACACCCGGTGCTCGTGGTACTGCTGCAGCAGCCGGGTGCGACACGTCGGGATCCAGTCGCCGTCACGCTCCGGGTCATACGCCAGGCTGTCGAAGGCCCCGATGCGGATCAGGTTGATGATCTGAGTCTTGTTGAGCTTGGTGCGCTCCAGGAAGTCGGTGTAGCTGGTGTAGGGGCGCTTCTCCAGGATGTCGGCCGCCGCCGCGTCGCCGACCTTGTCCACGGTGTCCAGGCCGTAGCGGATGGCGTCGTCGGTGAGGGTGAACTTGCGGCCGCTCTCGTTGATGTCCGGCGGCAGGATCGGGATGCCCTGGCGCCGGGCCTCGCGCACGTAGCGATTGATGTTCTTGGAGTCGGTGGCCATGAGCTCGACGACGTACTCCGGCGGGTAGTGGTAGCTCAGCCACGTCTCCCAGTTGGAGATCAGCGAGTAGCCCACGGCGTGGGACTTGTTGAACGAGTACCGCGCCGAGGCGTTGATCGACGCCCAGATCTTGGTGATCGCCTTCTCGGCGGCCTTCTGGTTGCCGTTGACCGCGGCCATGAACTCCGGGTTGGCCAGGCAGCCGTCGCGGAACTTGGCCTCGAAGGGCGCGATCTTGTCGGCGAGCTTCTTGGCGGTGACCTTGCGCAGCTCGTCGGCCTCACCGGCGGTGAATCCGGCCAGGTCCTTGGCTGCGCGGATCATCTGCTCCTGGTAGACCAGGATGCCGTAGGTCTCGGAGGTGATCGGCTCCATCAGCGGGTGGTCGTAGCGCACCGGCTCCAGTCCGGCGCGGCGCTTGAGGAAGCGCTCGGTCTCCCCCGCGTCCTTGACGCCGGGTCGGATGATGCTCACCAGGGCGGCCAGGTCGAGCTCGTTGCGCGGCTTGAGGTCCACCGCGGTGCGGGTGGTGCCGGGCGTCTCGATCTGGAAGATGCCAGTAGTGCGGCCCTGGTCGATGGGCTCCCAGATGGCGGGCTCGCTCAACTCGGCGTCGAACGCCTCGAAGTCCAGGTCGATGCCGTGGCGCTTGGCGACCTGTTTGGCCGCGCCGTCGAGGGTGTCGAGGTGGCGCAGGCCCAGCAGGTCGAACTTCACCCCGCCCATCTCCTCGATCTCCCACATGTCCCACTGGGTGGTGACGATCTCGTCGGCGGTGCGGTGCTTGCGGGTGCGCAGCGGGATGACGCCCAGCAGGGGGTCGTCGTTGATCAGCACTCCCGAGGCGTGCTTGCCGGAGTTGCGCGCGACGCCGACCATCTCGCCGAGCAGGTTGAACAGTTCGGGGTGGCGCTTGGCGTAGGGCGCGAGGTCGCCGCCCTTCTCCGAGAGCACCCGGTCCCAGGTGAGCTCGTCCTCGGCGTCCTGGCCGGTCTGCTCGTCGGCGGCCTCTTGTTCGGCGGCGACGATCTCGATGGCCGACTCGATGATCTTGCTCATCGCCTCGATGTCGGCGTACGGGATCTTCATCGCGCGGCCGAGGTCTTTGAGCATGCCCTTGGGTCCGTTGCGGCCGACGGTGGCCAGCGCGCAGACGTGGTCGGCACCGTGACGGGCCTGCAGGTAGCGGTACATGTCGCGCAGTCGCGACTGCGGGAAGTCGACGTCGATGTCGGGGAAGCCCTTGCGGTCGGGGTTGAGGAACCGCTCGAAGAGCAGGTCGTACTTGATCGGATCCACCGCGGTGATGCCCATCAGCCACGACACCAGCGCGCCACCGGCAGAGCCGCGGCCGGGCCCGCAGCGCATCGGGTCGCGCTCGGCGCCGGAGACCACGTACTGCTTCCAGCTGCCGTCCTTGGCCGCGCGCACGTAGTCGGCCACGGTGAGGAAGTAGCCCGCGAAGCGGCGCTGGCAGATCAGTTCGACCTCGTACTCCATGCGCCGAAAGTAGGTCTCGGCGTCCAGGCCGCCCTCGATCACCTTGCGCTTGAAGCCCTGCTCGACGGCGTCGATGAAGGCGACCATGTCGTCGTGCTCGCCGGTGGTGAAGGTGGGCATCTTCAGCATCGGCTTGATCTCGGCGTTGCAGTTCTCGGCGATGCGGTAGGAGTTCTCGATGGCCTCGGCGACCACGTCGGCGCCGATGCCATGGCGGGCCATCCAGTAGACGAGCTCGTCTTCGCCCATGAGGTGGTCGGCCTTTTGGCCGTCGGCCAGCTGGTCACCCTTGTCCTTGTTGATCTTGTTGGCCATGTCCTTCTTGAGCCAGTCCTCCGGCCGCACGTGGTGTGCGTCGTTGACGACGACGAAGGGCACGCCCATCTCACGGGCGAAGCGCAGCTTGGCCTGGTTGACGTCGGTCATCAGCTGGTTGGCCGCGACCGTGGACATCTTCTTCTTGAAGAACTCGACCTCGTCGTCGACGCTGGGGTTCATGAACTGCCAGGTGTGCAGCTCGATGTAGAAGTTGTCGCCGTAGATGTCGAGCAGGCCCGCGGCGTACTGACGTGCGGTGTCCTCGTCGCCGTTGATGATGGCGCGGCCGAGAGTGGTCATCATGCAGCCATCGGAGGCGTAGATGCCCTCGGAGTACTCACGCAGCAGCGCGTGGTCGGCCAGCGGCCGGTAGTAGAAGTGCCGGGAGTCGTAGGCAATCGAAGAGATCGCCCACAGGTTGCTCAGACCCTTCTGGTCCTTGGCCAGCAGGCACAGGTGCGACAGGTCTGAGGGGTAGACGCCCGCGGCCATCGCGGCGCCGATGTCATGGTGGAGGTAGCCCTCCATGCCGAAGATGGGCTTGATGCCCTCGGCCAGGCACGCCTTCTGGAAGGCCAGGTGGTTGACGCACTCGCCGTGGTCAGTGATCGCCGCGGCGCCCTGGCCGAGTTCGACGGTGCGCTTGGCCATGTCGGTGACGGTGGCGTAGCCGTCGAGGAATGAGCCTTCGCTGTGATTGTGCAGATGGACCTGTTTGCTCACGGTGCCTCCTGTTCGCAGGCAGAGATGGAGAGCCCAGGACCCCTCGCCTCCCAAAGCAGGGTCCTGGGCTCTCGTTCATCACCGCCCCATAACGGGTCTGAGGGGTTGCGCGGTGGCTACTTCTTGTCGAGCAGCCGTGCGCGCAGTCCCGCGAACTCGGTGTTGCCGCCGACGGCGACCGCCGGAGCCGGTCCGGCCTGGGCCTCGTCAGCGCCGGTGGGCACGAAGGCCGGGGTGAAGGCCGGTGCCGGGGCGGGCACCTGCTGCTGGTGCACCACCGGGGCACCGGTGGCGGTGGAGACCACCGGGGCGCTCAGCGAGGGTGCGGGGCCCTGCGGAGCGACGGCGGTGCCGTCCTTGGGCTCCAGCCAGTGCTTGGCCCGCTCTTCGCCGGAGTAGTAGTCGGCCCACTCCTCGAGGGTCTGCGGGCAGAACAGGAAGCGCTCCGGGTCGTCCTTGTTCCACGGGCGGCCGTAGCCGTAGAACTCCTGGACCACGGCGATGTCCTTGAGTTCGGGGATCGGGTCGACCGGGGTGATCGTGTAGGAGGTGTCGGTGCCGGAGCCCTCGCGCACGATCATGTAGTCGCGGTCGCAGATCGTGCCGTAGAGCTCGAAGTAGCCGATCAGCGACTTCCAGAAGTTGCCGTGCGACTGGGTGATCAGGCCGAAGCTGCGGCCACGCACCGCGGTGCCGTTGTCGTCGGCGTCGATGAGCACGTCGACCATCTCGAAGCCGCCGCCCTCGACGGGCACGCGGTCACGCAGGACAGCGACGCCGACGGTCTTCTTCGACGGCTTGCGCTCGGCGGCCTGCTTGGTCTTGAAGTCCTGGCGCCACCCGAGGCCGGGCACCGGGCTGGCGTACTTGGCGACGAAGTCACCCTTGTCCGGGTCGATCAGGAAGCTCTTGGTCTTGCCGTCGTTGGTGATGATGAACTCGTGGAAGTCGGCGGTGATCACCGCGTCGGTGAGGAACCGGACGAACTTGCGGTCCTTGTCCTTCCAGCTGAAGTAGCTGAGCGAACCGCCGGAGAAGTCCCCGTTGTTCTTGCTCTCTTCGATGGCCTTCTGCAGGCTCGCGAACCCAGATTGCATGAATTCTATACCTTCTCTGTACTCGGATTGCGTTAGCCGAAGTGCTTCTTGGTGGCTGCCATGAACATTACCACCACACACCGACTTAGTACAGAGTCAGAATGGGATTCGTATAGAACTGGTCTAGATGAAGCGCTTCTCCGGGGGCACGGCATCGCCGGTGGCCAGCGACGTCTGCGCCTCGGTCAGCCGCGCCTGCTGCGCCTGCGCCAGCTCGTCGTGCGCCTGCGCGAGGTCGGCGTCCTGGGCGAGCAGCCGGGAGCGCAACCGGCTGGCCGAGCTGTCGGAGATCAGGACCTGACGGCCCTGTGGGAAGGTCTCACACGGCGGGTGGCACAGCACGCGCTCACCGCTGGGCAGGGTCTCCTCGGTGCACTCCATGGTCGTCCTCCTCAGCCGAGGCACCGTGCACGCTCTGCAGGTGCGCACGCAGCGTGTCGGTGCCCTTCACATATTCGGTCCTGGGCGGCCAGGTCTGGCTGGTGTCGGTCAGCGGGTAGTGCACCATCGCAAAGCACTGCTGACACACCGCGACGTGCTCGCCGCAGTCGGTGCCCCAGGAGTTCCTCGGCGAGAGGTCCCGGAAGCCCAGGGCGCGGGCCTGCTCGACGTTGGTGCGGTGGGCCTCGTACTTCTCGTTGCTGAAGTGGTCGATGTAGTCGTCGCCGTAGGCCATGGTCATCGCTTTCTGGGGTACTGGGCGCGGCGCAGCGCCGCGGGGACGGCGGTGCTGAGCATTCCCAGCACCTCGTCGAGGGTGTCGTAGTCGCCGAGGTCCTTGTCCTGCTCGGGCAACACCACCTGGACGTCCACGTGGCGGTAGAGGCCCTCGACGATCTTGCGCTCCCCCGCCCGGCCGGACGGGTCGGAGTCGAACCACACGTAGACGGTCTTGAAGTCGCGCATCTGGGCGATCTGATGCTCGGAGACCTTGGCGCCGAAGGTCGCCACAACGTTGTCCAGACCCAGGCTCACGGCCTTGGCCACGCTCATCGGGCTCTCCACGATGATGGCACTGGTGTAGGCGCGCGCGGCGTCGTAGTGGTAGAGCGTCTCGGACTTCGGCATGCCCGAGCAGTTGCGGTACTTCGGGTAGTCCGGCCAGGTGCCGGGCCACTGGGCGCGCGCGGGGATGGTGCGCTTCTGCCAGCCGACGAGCTTGCCGTCCCAAAAGTGCGGGAACACGATGCGGTTCTCGCGGTCGTCGTAGCCCAGCCGCAGCGCGGCCGCGGCCTCGTCGGTGATGCCGCGCTCATACAGGTACGGGTGCACCCCGCGCCAGGCGTCGAGGATGCGCTCGTGGTAGGTCGGCGGGTCCAGTAGCGCGGCGTCGGGCCGGGCGAACAGCTGCTCCAGCCGGGCGCACAGGTCGTCGCTCTCGCTGACGGTGCCGGTGAGGAACTGGCCGATGACCGGCAGCGCGTCGGCGAGAGTCTCCTTGCCCTCCAGCTTGGCGACCAGGTGGAACAGGTCCCCTGCCCAGCCGTTCGAATAGCAGACGTAGAGCTTCTTGTCGATGTTGAGGCAGGCGCTGGGGCTCTGGTCGCCGTTGCTGTGGTGCGGCTCGACGCGGTCGAGCAGGCAGCTGTGCACGATCTCGGTGGTGCCCTCCGAGCCGCCGAGCTCCGAGCAGTTCTGCGCCGAGTAGTGCTCCAGGATCGCCCGCGGATCCAAGCGGCGGCGGTATTCCTCGTAGAGCGCCTTGTTGGCCAGCTCGCGCAGCCCGGTCTTCACTGGTCCAGTCCTCCCACGGCGCGGATGATCTCGGTGACGTTGATCGGCACACCGCGGGTGCCGCTCTCCACGGCGTGCTCGTAGGGCCGCAGCGCGGCCTGCCGGGCGATCTCTGCCGAGCGGCAGCGGGTGCACAGACCGTCATCGGGCACGTTGGGGCTGTGCCGGTCGAGATGGGCGGTCGTGTGGCACAACGTGCAGGTGTAGCCAGAGATCAGCGGACCCAGCGCAGTGGGCTCGACGATGATCCGCTCGGAGCGCACCCGCCGCGGTGGTGGGGACGGCCGCCGGACCACGGCGACCTCGGTGCTCGGCTTCTTCTCCGGTGATCGCCGACAACGCCCGGAGAAGAACGCCAGACGCTCGGCGCGGTGGTCGGGGTGCAGCAGCCACCGAGTGCCCCAGAACGCCAGCAGCACTTCGGGGATCGCCACCAGGGCCCACCACAGGAGCTCCATCAGGCGTTCGCCTCCTCCAGGACGCTGATGTGGGTGCGGTCGATGAGATCCCAGCGCAGCATCCAGTCCTTGATGTCAGAGCGCCGGGAGCCGAGCATGTGCAGCTTCATCATGCGGTTGCGGCGTTCCTCGCCGGTGCGCGACAGCGCCAGCAGCAGGTCGGCCTCGCGCTCGATCTCCGCGGCGTTGGCGAAGTGCTTCATGCTGATCGGCTCGGCCGGGTTGAGGCTGTCGCGGCTCAGCTGCACGGCCAGCAGGCACGGCAGTTCCTTGCCGGGGCGGGAGAGCTCGACCGACATCTGCTTCATGATCGTGCCGTGGTGCTCTTTGAGGTCACGGGTGTTCTTGCCGGGCTCCATATGCGACAGCTGGTCGATGATCAGAAAGTCCGCGCCGACGTGGCGGGCGCGGTTGGCCAGCTGTGCGACGGTGCGCTGACCCTCCTCGGGGCTCTCGACATGGATGCCGCCCATCTCGTGCAGCTGCTCCTGGGCGGTGCGCCACGCCTGCAGTTCGTCGAGGTGCAGGTCGCCCTTGGTGAAGCGGTTGTAGCTGACGCCGGAGAACATCGCGTCGATGCGGTCCTCGATCTCGCTGATGCCCATCTCCAGGGTAAAGATGATCGGGGTGTAGCCCGCCTTGCGCAGGGAGGTGGCGGTGTTGACCAGGAACATGGTCTTGCCGACCTTGGAGTAGGCGCCGACGACGACCACCTCGCCGGGCATCACCCCGCCGTGGTGGGCGTCGAGTTCGTCGATGCCCAGCGGCAGGCCGATGCCGCCGGGGCGCTCGGAGCGGTTGCGGTAGCGCTCGCGGCGCTCGTCGATGTTGGACATGTCCGAGCGGGTCAGCCGCGGTGCCACGGCCTCGGCGGCGTCGTAGGCCACCTGGTGCAGTTTCTTGAGGGTGCCGTACGGATCGGACACCGAGTGCGACGCGGCGTCGGTGAGCATCTCTTGCAGCTGGTTGGTGACCCAGCGCTCGCGCAGTTTCTCGGCCAGCCAGGTGACCGACTCCTCGACATTGTCCTCGAAGCGGAAGCCGGGGAGTTCCTGCTCGAGGACGAAGCGCGTCGGCGCCATGGCCATCTGGTTGTCGGCCCAGTAGCCGACGATGAAGTCGTAGGCCCGGCGGCACATCGGCTCCTCGAAGACCTCCGAGGCCAGACCGAGGTCGTAGACCTTGGCGATCTCGGCCGGGTCGGTCAGGCAGGTCAGCAGCTTGCGCTCGATTTCAGACAAGGGGGCGGGTCTCCTCGGCTTCGACCTCGGTGAGGGTGCGGCGGTTGGCGGTGGGCCGGAAGTCGTTGCCGCGGAACTCGTGCTTGATGCTCTGCTCTTTGAGCATCGACAGCACCGCCGAGCCGTAGCCGGTCTCCAGTTCGCCGAGTGTGCAGTTGGTGGTGAGCAGGGTGGGGCGGCCCTCCTGCACGCGGGTGCGCAGGATCATGTCGAAGGTGGACTGCGGCAGGTTCACCCCGGCGCGGAACTCGCGGCCGAGGTCGTCGAGCAGCAGCACCTGCGACTGCATGAACTTGCGGGCGAACCACTCCTTCTCGTCGCGGTTGCCCCACGTCGAGGTGAACGCTTCCACGGTGTTGGCGAAGGTGGTGGCGAAGCCGCTGTAGCCCCGTTTGATGAGCTCCTTGAGCACCAGGTTGGCGGCCATGGTCTTGCCGGTGCCGATGGGGCCGTGGAACATCAGGCCGATGCCGCGGGTGACGTAGCGCTCGTGGTGCTCCAGGTAGCGAAGGATCTGGGCGAGCAGTTCGTCGTTGCCGTCGAAGTCGGTCCAGTCCAGGCGCTGGTACGTCGCGCCGATCCCGGCGGCCGAGTAGTGCTTGGCCAGCTGGAGTTGGCGCGCGCAGTTGCACTGGTGCTCCACACCCTGCCAGCGGTAGACACCGGTCTTGCGGCAGGTCGGGCAGTACTCGTCGGGCCCGGCGCGCAGTTCGGGCCGGGTGCGGTAGAGCCGCTCGGCCACCGCGTCGGTGAGCAGGGCGGTCTCGATATTGAACGTCACAGCTTCTCCATCAGCCAGGGCCACTCGTTGCTCTCTTCGCCCTCGACCTCGTCGCGGTGACGGATGCGGTAGCGGCCGGGAGCCGGTGGGTAGTGGAACGCGAACTGCTGCTGCAGGATCCGGTGCAGCGGACAGCTGAACAGGGCTCCGTCGACACGCTCGCGCAGGGGGTGCTGCAGGGTCCAGCGGCCCGACTGCTCGGTCTCGGCGTCGGGCAGCACCTCGAGGATGTGGTGAATCTCGGGGTCGGACAGGATGTCGCCGATGATGGTCGAGGCGGGGCAGCCCTTGGCCATGCAGGTCGGGATGCCCATGCTGAGGTACAGCGCGTTGGCCCCGCAGGCCGGGCAGTAGCCGTCGACCGGGTGGTCGTAGGGGTCGCACTCGCTCACATCGCCTCCCGGCAGCAGCCGTCGCAGCCGTGCACGCCCTTGCCGAGATAGGGATTGCCGGGTGGGTGCGGGTCGTCGATCACGTCGTACGAGACCGGCGGGCGCCAGGTGGCAGCCGCCTTCTCCCAGTGGGCGAACTGGTCGGGGTCGGGATGGCCGATGCCGTGCGGGCAGACCCGCTCGAAGAGCCCGCGGTCGTTGCGCCACACCACCTCCCAGCCGCGCATGTGGTGGTCGCTGGGGTTGTGCACGACACACCACGAGCCGCTGCACTTGTCGGGGTCGTGCACGTTGGTCAGTGCGCTGGTGTCGACGTCGCCCATCAGCGGATCTCGCAGAAGTGGATGGTGTTGCCGATGCGAAAGCCCAGGCCGTTCCACTTGCGCCAGTTGCGCCAGTGCGCCTCTTCGCGCGGGACCGGGCCGGGGCCGTAGGCGATGAACACCCGCGGGTACCAGTGCGGGCGGTGGGTGATGACGCCGGTGTGTTTCACGATGCCTCCTGGAGGTCGGTGATGCGGTGCAGTCCGTAGTGGTCGGTCCAGTGCACCCAGGCGAAGCCGTCGATGCGGGAGGGGCCGACGACGGTGCCGGTCTGGTCGGGGTCCTCGCGGTGGTAGACCGTCTTGCCGTCGAGCTCGGTGGCGCCTTCGCCCAGCGGTGGCGTGCCCTGCAGGTGCAGGGCGGTGTACTGCTGGAGCAGGTCGAAGGCTGAGACCCGCTCGGCCATCAGAGGTCGGCCAGTTCGCCCCAGCCGTCCCCGGCGCGGCGTTCGGCGGCGACCTGGGCGGCCTCGGCGCTGAGGTGCTGCTGCAGTTCGGTGTAGAGCATGTCGGTGAACCACTTGCGGCCCTTGGCGAACGAGAAGTAGCCGATCACCTGGCCGCGGTACTTGCCCTCGTGGCGCCAGCACACCCACTTGAGAATGTTCCCGGCCTGCGGGCCGTAGGTGCGCTTGAGTCCGGCCATCACCGAGCGCTCCGGCATGCCGTCGACGGGCAGGTCGATGTCCTGCAGGGCCTTCACGGCGATTTTGAGGTAGCTGACGAGCTCGGTGTCGGTCATCGCGGTGACCGGCTTGCCCAGGGTCTGCTCGGCGATGTCGAGGTCAGTGAAGCTCAAGGCTCAACTCCAATCCAGACACACATCTGCCAGGATGTCGACGGCCTGCTTCACCTCCTGCTCTGTGATCACCAAAGGTGGGGTGAGGTAGAGGGTGTGATGGAGCAACAGGCCGCGATCACGGCAGGCTTCGAACAGCCGCTGCGTGTCTTCTAGGTCAACAGTTGTTATTTTCTGTAGCAATCCTACACCATCGGGCGGTCCAGCAACAGATCTGATGACAGCGGGGAATTGCTCGGCGACCTCGGCCAGGCCGTCAGCCAAGACGGTACCCATCGCGGCCACGTGCTGCAGCAGTTCGGGGGTGAGCTGGCTCAAGACGGCGGTGCCCGCGGTGCACGCCAGCGGATGGGCGGCCATCGGCGGCGGGCTGATGCCGTCGAACTGCTCGGCCGAGGCCACCAGCGCCGCGAACGGCAGACCGCCGCCTCCGGCGGGGCCGAGCAGGACCACGGCGTCGTCGTCGGGGTCGCTCCCCCACATCCGCCCGGTGCGACCGAAGCCGGTGCCGGACTCGTCGTGGATGCGGCCGGGCATCTCGCGGGCGATCCGGCGGGCCTCGGAGACGCTGGAGAGCACCAGGACCTGGCGGTCGGGCTGTGGGAAAGTCGCGGCCAGCGCCTCGGCGTAGGCCACCTGGTAGCGGCCCGCGTGCTGACCGGTGTAGCTGTACTGGTGCAGGTGGTTCCACAGCGCGTGGGTGACCTGCTCGTTGTGGTGGCCGAGGATGTTGATCGCCCCACCGGGACCGAAGTCCAGGTAGGGCCGACCCGTCTCGTCGAACACATGACAGCGTTCTGCCCGGCCCACCGGGAAGTCCCAATGGCCGGGCAGATGGGCGCGTGCGCTGGCGCGCCGCTCCTCGATCATGTGGTCGAGATGCGCTTGCAGGTCACCAGGACCCGCGGTGTTGGTTGGCACGAATTCCCTTACCGGACAGGGATGAGCTCATCCTTTTCGGCGGCTTCGATCTTGGCGAAGACCTTGCGGAGCTCGGGCTCCTTGAGGTTGCCCCGGCGGTAGCACGCGGCGGCCATCTCCTTGATGATGGGCAGGGTGTAGCGGCGACGCTGCCCCTTGCCGATCTTCTTGGGTTCGATCGGAGTGCCGTCCTCGTAGACGAACACCGGGGTGATCGCGTTGCCCTCGGCGTCCTTGTCGCGCATACCCCAGTACAACCACTGGGTGGACTTGCCGAAGAACTTCTTGGCCACCTCTTCGCTGGAGTAGGTCTTCTCCAGCTTCAGCGGTGCCGAGGTGCTCGGCGCGGGGCGTGCGGGCGCTTCGTCCATCACGACCACGGCCTGCTCCGGCGCGGGGTCGTCGCGGACGACAACAGCCTGCTGTTCGGGCTGCTCATCACTGTCATCTTCTTCCTCCTGGGCGGGCTCGTCCTCGTCGTCAAAGTCGAGAACAACCACCGGCCCGACCGCGGGCTGCGGCTCGGGGTCGGTTTCCGTTTTCGGTGCCGCTTCGTCGGCGTCACTGAACAGTGGGTACTCATCGAACTCCACGACCGGCTGCTTGTCCTGGTCCGAAGCCATCTTCTATCCCTCTCCCATAACCGTTCTTGGAAATTATCGTACCCACTCTTGCACAGTTCCGTCACATATCGCGAGTGACGAAGCGTGGTGTCCGCAGCTTTCCGGGAGCGAGGCAGCTGCCGAGGGCCTCGAGGATCTGGGGGTCGCGCTGGGCCAGGTCGAGCAGGCGGTCCAGCGAGAATCGCCGCTCGCGGCGCTCCGGGATCACCTGGGCCGGGATGACCTCCTCGACGCAGACCTCGTCCCAGCGCTCGCCGAGCACACCCTGCAGGCGCTGCTCGTCGACCTTGGGCGTGCCGAGGCCCGCACCCTCGCGGCAGAACTTCTTGCCGAGCGTGGGCACCTCCAGCGCGCCGCTGGTGTTGGGGCCGACGGTCTGGTCGAGGTGCTCGTAGACGGCCTCGCGGATCATCTCCTTGCGCACTTCGAGCAGTTCAGCGATCTCGCGCTCGTCGAGGTGCTCGGCCATCAGGCTCTCGGCCTGCTCGGGCGTCAGCGTGCCGCCCTCGTCGAGGCGCAGCTCGTTCTTGGTCAGCGTGTCGATGACGCGCGACATCTTCTCCTGGAGGTCGAGCAGCCGGTCGAGGTCGAACTCCTCGATGGCCTTTCGCTGCGCGGCGCGGCGCTTGGCGGCGGTGCTCTTGCCGGTGTCGGCCGACGTGTCCGTCGAGCGGCTGGCGAACAGTGCCTCCAGGACGGCGTTCTCGCCGCCGTCGCGCATCAGCGCAGGTAAATCCACAACTTCGGTCATGATTTCCTCCTCCATTTACTCATAGTCCAGAGTAAGCAGTTCTACAGAGGTCTGCAAATACTCCTATAGCGGGCTCAGCCGCCGCGGCGCGATTGGGTCAGGCGGGCCTGGCACATCGCGATGATCTCCTCGAGCATCGGCGCGAGGATGTCGTTCTGGATCTGCTGGGTCGCCATGACGACCTGCTCCCCCGACGGCGTGCCCTTCCACTTGGTGGAGAAGCTCGCCGAGGGCTTGATCCAGTCCTGGAAGCCCGACGCCGTGGTGGTCACCGCGACCGTGGCACCGAAGTACAGCGTCAGTTCGGTCTCCAGCACCTCGGCGTTCTCGGGGCCGACGACCGAGAGGGTGTCGTTGGGCATTACCGGGCTCCTTCCATCAGCTCCGCACGGAGCTTGGTCTTCTGGTCTGGGCAGTAGAACTTCACTGCACTGCTGATCTGCAGGTAGGCGTCGTCAACCGACTGCCCCGCGTTGAACTGGGTGAGCATGTAGGCGAGCTGGATGGGGGCCACCCCGCGGCCCAGGTCCGAGCAGACCTGGTGGGCCTCCTTGATCAGCGCCTCGTCGGTGGTGCCGCCGGTGTTGACGCTGATGCCCAGACCGTCGATGTCGCGCAGATCCTCCAGGTAGGCCTGGTCCACCGACTGAGTCGACGAATCCGACGACGTCGCGTAGGCGATGACGACGGCCACCACGGCGACGACGGCCGCCAACGCGACCAGGGCCAGCACCAACGGGGTGCGGCTCTTGCGCCGCGGTGGTGGCTGCGGCGGGTAGTACTGCTGGTTGTACTGCTGGTTGTAGTGGTTGTTCGGTTGCTGCGGATGGTGTGGGTATGCCATCGCCGGATGGTATTCGGTGAAGACAGGGCAGGGCGCAGTATCGGTCTCCCCGTGATAGGTACCGGATCCTGAACCGAACTTGGCGGTCACTGTGGCGCTTTGACGCCCCGCCCTGTGGCTCTTCATCGCAGTGCCCTGGCCAATCGCGCGCGCAGGACAGGGTCGTTCCGCAGGATGTGCTCGGCCCACGGACGTCCGTCCGGCGCCGGTGCCATCGCCTGGGCCAACCCGCGGTTGACGTCGGCGATGAGGGTGCGCCGGGCGACCTTGCCCATGCCGCAGTGGCAGTCGACCGCGCGGTGCGCACCCTCGGGCCGGGGCCCGCCGGGGTACCCCTGCTCGATCATGACTCCGGCTCCGGCTCTTCGACCGGCGGGGCCACCAGCGTCAGGTTCTCGGCCGGGGTCGCCATCGAGCCCACATCGGCGCCGAAGCGCACGAAGGCGTAGATGCTGCTGGCGCCGGTGATCACGCCCTCCTCGCCGGGCTGATCGTCGGCGACGTGCGGGGCGCGGTAAACGACCTTGCCGCCGACGTGCTCCAGGACCTCACTGAGCGTCATCATCAGATCGCCCCCTTCTTGTCGTAGTTGCTCGCGTCCTCCAGGCCGATGTCTCCTTCGGTGTCGGTGGCGGCCTCGGCGCTGAGCTCGAGGATTTTCTGTGCGGTGAGGTCTTGGACCAGCCGCAGCTCGATGGCGCTGAGCTCCTCGGCGAACTCGTCGCCATGGGCCCAGAAGATGGTGAGCAGGGTCAGCATCTGGCCGAGGTAGACGATGTTCACCCGGCCGAAGCGCTCCTCGACGCCGCCCAGCGCGCTCATCGCGGCATCGCGGACGGGGACCACCCCCTCCATCAGTTCCTCGGCGCTCTCGGCCCAGGCTTCCAGGATCTCCAGGAACCGCGGGCCGATCTCGCCGTCGGCGAGCAGTTCGGCGCGCTGCTGCTGCCAGATGTCGGCGTTCTTGACCTTCATGCTGCGTCCTCCTCGTGGTCCCAGGCCCAGTACCAGTAGCCGTAGGCGTAGTAGCTGGGCTGTGCCACCCAGCGCCCGCCGCGGAAATCCAGGCGACCGGCGTCGACCTGCTCGTTCTCGGTCGTGGTCATCCGGCGGCCAGGACACTGCGTAGTGGAGGCACCCTCGTCCGAGCCGCACACGGTGCACAAGAACAGGCCACCGGCACAGAACATGCAGGTCCAGCCGCCGTCCTCGTGCTTGCCGGGGCAGACGTACTCGGTGTGGTCGTCCGGGAAGCCGTCACGGGCGGCGAGCGCGATCATGGTCGTCACCGGGTCACCTCCTCGGAGTTGTCGAGGCGGTCGGCCAGGTCCAGGGCGATGACGGCGACGGCCGCGGCGATGGCCACCGCGACGACGACCGACAGCGGGACGATCTGCAGGCTCAGCGCCTGGATGACCGCAGCGATGCCGACGCCGATCAGCACGATGATGGCCAGCGAGCCGAGCGCTCGCAGGAATCGGCTCATCGGGCGCCCCGCGTGTAGAGGTCGAGCAGCTCGTCGATGGGGTTGTCGTGCACCGGGATGGTGGCGGTCTGCTTGACCACCAGGAAGTCGGTGAACACGTCGAGGTTGCGTGGGGGCTCGGCGGGTGCGTCGGCCTGGCCGGTCGGCCCGAAGGCCATCATGGCAAGAGCTCCGGCACCGGCGAGGACGAGCGCTACGCGAATCGGGATGGTGTGCATGGGCGGCTCCTTGGGGTGATGTGTAGTGATGTTATAGAACTTCTCTAGTTTTCGCAACATCTGGCGCCGTCGTGCCTGGTCAGCGGTGTTTGCTGAGCCTTTGCTGGACCACATCTTGGGATTTTCCGAGCCTGGGGACCAGATCCTGGGAGGGCTCGGTCCCTCCGGTCTCTCGGAGAGTGTGGATCGGATTTGGGCACAAAAGGGCGTGCCCGCACCCCTCCCCCCTACCCCCCTCCCCTACATGCGGGCTTTGTGAGCGACATGCCGGTGTGCCCTTCATCACAGCAAAGGCAAACGACTATCGCCACATGAGCTCCAGAGCGCATGCGGTGAGACGGTGTTACCCAGCACTAGGCCTGTGCGCACTGGGCCTGACCTGCGAGTTCAGGTCGGATTACTACTCGGGGAGGTTGGGTTGGTGAGGCGAACTCTCCCAGGAAACGCCGGTTCAGCTCCTAACTGCGGGCTGGCTGGCGCTGGGGTCGCCGCGAAGATCCCTGTTGAACACAACGGGACACGTCGGTAACATCAGAACCAGCCAAGTTCGGTGTTTGAAGCCCCCGCCTCACAGCAGGGGCTTCATTCATTTAGGTGTACCACGCACATTCCAGAACTGCAATCTCGCTTCCACTTATGGAAGTTCTAGAATCGGTGTAGTCTGATGACAGTATGTACCCAGTACTTCGCAACCTGGAGCAAGATCTAGGGCACCTCGTCGACACCGACCCCAACATTTTGGGTCGGCTCGTCGTGGTGGAACAGAGCCCGGATTGGCCGGATCAGCTGGTTTTTCAGCCGATGCAGCACGAGCAGATGTTCTTCGAGCGGTATGAAGAATGGCTCTCGCGCTACCTGATCCTCAACGAGCAGTTCATGCTGCGCTACTTCGTGGCACAGCTGGAGGAGGACGGCTACGTCCCGCTGTTCGCTCCCAGTTGTGAGAAGCTGCTCGCCGACTACGAGCGCTGGATGGCTCCGCTGCACATCGAGGGGCTGACCCTGCTGCGCGGCGACGGCTCGCCCTCCGAGCTGTTCGACTACCAGCGCTTCACGATCAACCGGGCCCTGGAGCGTGCGGTCAATCCCGGCAGCAACGCCGAGCGCAAGATGTTCTTCGGCTGGGGCGCGGGCGCCGGGAAGAGCGCGGCGTGCTCCTCGGGCGCCCTGGAGCTGTTCAATCGCGGCATCGTCGACCTGGCCTTCGTGTTCACCCTGCGCAAGCTGAAGTACAACATGCGCGACTTCTTCCTGCGGGCCACCCCGCTCAACGCGGTGGTCAACGACGGCACCGCCATGCAGCGCCGCAAGCGCCTGGCCGACCCGAGCATCCAGGTCTTCGTCAACAACCCCGACAAGATGCTGTGGGACTACGACGCCATCGTCGAGCGCATCGGCGGCCGCCGCACCCTGTTCGTGTTCGACGAGGCCCAGGTGATCCTCACCGACGGCGGCCAGACCAAGGTGCGCAAGGCCATCGAGAAGGTCATGGACACCTGCGAGGCCGTCGTGTGGCCGATGAGCGCCTCGGTGGTCAACCACAGTCCGTTCCGCTACCGCGACACCTACCAGCTCGGCCTGGGCCAGCGCCGCACCGGCAACCCGCTGGGCACCAAGAAGGAATTCGAGGACCGCTACGTCTCGAAGAAGCGCACGATGACCTTCAAGGCAAAGAACGGCGGCCGCTTCGACGTCACCCACTACAGCTGGGACCACGACCGGCTCCAGGAGGTGCGCCACCGTGTCGCGCACTGCACCCAGAACGCCCGCAAGACCGACCCCGGCGTGCGGGAGAACTTCAAGGGCCTCGACGTCCTGGTCGAGCGCGTGCAGATGTCCGACGAGGACCGGCGGCTCTACGACGCGCTGATGGATCTCGTCGACGAGGCCAAGGCGCGCGAGGAACCCTGCGCCCAGCACCTGCAGATCGCGCGCTACATCTGCAACGGCCCGGCCGCGCTGGCGATCACCGAGAACGAGATCGGCCGCCAGCTGGCCGCGGAGTACCCCGAGCTCATCACCAATGCCAACAGCTCGAAGGTCGAGATGTTCTGCGACAAGGTGCAGTCCATCTGGGAGGCCGGGGACAAGGCCATCGCGTTCACGAAGTGGACCACGATGACGCTGCACCTGCTCACCGCCGAGCTCAAGCGCCGCAAGATCCCCTTCGTCGAGCACTACGGCGTCGGCATGACCGACAAGCAGGGCTACGAGGCCCAGGTGAAGTTCGCCGAGGATCCCAACATCCCGCTGTTCCTGTCCTCGGACGCCGGGGCCTACGGCCTGAACATGCAGATGTGCCGCTACGTCATCAACTACGAGTGCCCGTTCACCTACGACCAGGTCATGCAGCGCAACGCGCGCATCGACCGCGCCGACAGCCACCTCGACGGGCTGACCAGCTACATCTACGTCACCGACGGCACCGTGGAAGACCGGATCTACCGCGGCATGATGTCCGACCGCAAGCTCGTCGAGGCCACCACCGGTGCCCGCGAGGTGCTGTCCTACGGCGAGCACGAAGAGGCCGCCGAGAAGAAAGTCGACGCCTACAACCTGCTGAGAGGCCCTGCATGAGCATCGAGCTGCGCAACGTCGGTGGCGGCGAGACCGGCGTCTGCCGGATTTTGCGCTACCGCGACCCGACCAAGGGCGAAGTCCTGCACGTCAACCACGCCGACCCGACGACGATGGTCACTCACCAGCTGCTGTGGGACGCCTGGAGCGAGGTGCGCGACGGCGGCGTGATCGACCATCCGTTCGTCAGCCTGCGCAGGCCCGAGGAGGGTCACGGCAGCCGCGGGCACGGCCCAGGCGAGTACGACTGCAGCGCGCCGCCCGGATCGCCGTGCTTTCAGAACTGGCTGCTGACGATCAAGGGTGACAACCGCACGGTGATCTACCGGATCGGCGAGTACGACGTGGAGACGGACTGCTGGAGGGCAGCGTGGCCGGACTGAGTGCTCGTACCACCGATCCGCAGACCAGTCAGGAGGCGGCGTCCGACAGCACCGCGCGCGAGGCCATCCGCATCACGCTGCTGTGTGCCTACGCCGAGGCGCTGCTCAAGCTCGACGACGGACTCACCGACGAGGAGGCCATGGCGCTGGCGGGCTTCAGCCTGATCGACGACGGCCACCGCCGCCGGTGCTCGGACCTGCGGGAGACCGGGCTGATCGCCCAGGTGGTGCGCGACGGCGAGCCGGTCACCCGGCGTTCGGAGCGCACCGGAAAGCAGCGCATGGTCTGCACCCTCACCGAGGCCGGGGTCGACGCCGTCAACGCGCTCACCGACTGATCTCGGCCGGGCCGTTCTTCGTCATGGCCACATTGAGGTTCATCCACGCCTCGGGTGCCTTCTGCTTCGCCCCGGCGGCCGCGACAATGTCCTCCCAGACCTCGGCGAGCGCGGCGCGGTAGTCGGGCCGCAGGAAGGTGCCGCTCTCGTTGGTGCAGTTGGCCAGGCGCCACGCCGGAGCGAAGGCGTCGAGCAATACTTCGGTGTAGGGCATCAGTTGTGCTGCCAGTCCGCAGGCAACTCTCCCCCGATGCTCAACCAGTCGTCGAGCTCGCCGATCAGCTCGCAGTATCGTCGCGACCGCGCGGCGCTGTCTGGGTCGCTGTCGGACACCATCTCGCGAAGTTCGCGCAGGATCGCATCAGGATCTGGTCTCGCCATCGGATCACTCACGCCCCTCGCTGGCCAGCCACAGGACCACCAGGCCCAGCATGCTGTGGCCGGTGGCGCCGTCGAACCCGACGCACTGGCGGTAGATGGCGTCCTCCGCGCGGTGGGCGATCTCGCAGATCTTCCAGCCGGTGTCGTTCAGGGAGCCGCTCCACTGGTACTCGACCCGCACGGCCTGACCGCCGCGTTCGTAGGTCTCGATGATGGTCTCGTCGCTTTCGAGGACCGTGGTGTTGCGCTTCCAGCCGTTGGCCTTGGCGATGTCGCCGACGATCTCGTCGATGCGCTTGGTGGTGGTGTTCGGCATGGGCGCCTCCTTGTTGATCGGTTTGGTCACTTGCCTTGCCACCATTCCTCGACGGTGACGCCGCGAGCCGCCGCGTATCCGGCGATCTCGGCCTGGAACTGCTCGACCCGAGCGGGATCGCACTGGTGCGGCCGGTGAGACAGCACCTGGGGCGACTCCCCCGAGGACCGTGCCCGACCGGCTGTCATCGCCAGGTAGAACCGGCCGGTCCTCTTGGACTTGACCCAGGCGACGTTGACGTCTCCGCAGCGCTTGCACTGGACGACCCTGTTGCTCATTCGCCTCAGCCCCTTTCGGTGGACCCTGCCTTCATGACAGTAGATTACCACTATCGGTAATCTTTGTCTAGTACTCGTATAGAATGGCAGGTCAGGATACCAAAAGGCCCGACCGGGGGTAGTCCGGCCGGGCCAACCCCGTTTGTCGGCTTCTTGAGTACGGGGTCAGACTCTCAATGCGCAGGAACCGGCTGCTGGCCTACGCCGTTTGTAACAGCGTTTGTCTAGTATACACCTAGAACCCCTGGTCATTTCAAGTAGGCAGGCAAGACGTCGCACGAGTAGGCGAATGCCTTCGGGCTCAGGATCGCCGCCTGCACCGTCACCTCGTTGACCGGGGTGGTGGTGACAACCTGGGCGCTGTCGGCGTAACGCAGCGGGGTGACGTCGTGCAGGAACTCCCCCGCCCCGCCGAGCCGCATGAAGTACCGGATGTGCGCCAGCTCGCAGTAGGCGTCGTTGATGTAGAGCTCGTCCTCGGCGTCGCCGGTGGTGGTGACCTCCAGGGTGTAGACCTGGTCGTCGCCGGGCGGCACCTCGACGAACTGGCCCTCGTGGGTGTACCAGTAGCCGACCGCGGGTTTGGCGATGGTCTCCTCGTGGATGTAGACGCCGTCGGAGACCCGCCGGATGCGCAGGGTGATCTGGTTGGTGTTGGCCAGCGGCTTGTAGAACACCACGCAGGGCCGCACCAGCGCGTCAGCGACGAAGTTGGTCTGCTGGACCATCTTGATCCCGGCCTCACCCGCGCCGGACACCCGGCGCATCTTCAGGGCCCGGCGGCCGTCGAAGATGCGGTTGGGGTCGATGCTGATCTCCACCAGCGCCCGCGGCGAGCCCCAGGTGATCTGGTCGTCGGCCCAGGTGCCGAAGTTGTCGGCCCAGGTGCCGCTGGGCATGCCGTCGGGGATGGTGGTGACGTAGTAGGCCAGCTTGAGGTTGTCGATGTTGGTGTTGTTCGGATCCGCGCGCGCCCACATCGCATCCGAACGCACCAGGCCCGAGTCGCGGAAGTTGCACCGCACCTTGGAGAACGTGCTGGTGGTGATGAAGTTCTTGTAGGCCGTGGCGGTCACGTCGACCGCCGAGACCCCACCGAAGGTGTCGAACCACGCCTGGCCCGCGGCCATGTGCTCGGTGACCGACGGCCGCAGCCGCACCTGGTCCACTCCATCGGGCGGGGTCCACGTGCCGGTCAGGCGCACCCAGCTCAGCGTGGGTTCCTCTTCCTCCTCGAGCTCCTCGTCGGGATCGAAGCTGTAGGCGTGTTCGGTGTAGTCCTCGAATTCGATGGTCGCGATCTCGACGTCGGCGACCTCTTCGCCATCGAGGAAAGTGGTGCCGCCGAGCACGATGACCGGCTCACCGTCTTCGGCCTCCAGGTCTGTCCAGCGCACCCAGCAGGAGAAGGTGACCGGCTCGCCGGGGGTGACGTCGATCAGCGAGGAGTGCGCGAACTTCTCGGTGCCGTCGGCCTGCACGCTCAACGAGCCCCAGTGCCAGCGGCCCTGGGTGCCGTCGCGGGTCCAACCCTGATCGGGGTCGACGATCCAGTTGGTCAGGTCCAGGTCGAAGCCGGGGTTCTTGACGGCGTACACCTTGCCCGCGGTGGTGATCGGGCCGGTGTCGAGCTGCGCAACGTTGGTGAGCACCCACTTGGCCGGGTCGTAGACGCTGAACTCGAAAGCCGGAGGGTCCTGCTCGGCGATGTAGGTCGTCGACAGCGCCCGCACCTCACGCACCCCGGCGAAGTAGGCCAGCGCCGCGTCGCGGGTGACCGTGCGGGTGTCGTAGCGGTGCACCGAGGTGGTGGTGAAGCGGATGCGGGTCTCGGTGGTGGGCTTGCGGCCCAGCACCACCTGGGTGGCCGCGGTCAGCCCGTTCATGATGGCCGCGGGCAGCGCCAGCGTGCCGCCGGGGAACAGCCACCAGTCCTGGCCCTGCACCGGCAGCGCGGTCGGGTTGCGCACGTAGTTGACCAGCGGGGTGAACGAGTCGCCGATGGCGTTGGCGATCACCGACGAGGTGTGGCCGATGGCCTGCCCCCACTGCCCGGCCAGCTCAATGAGCGAGTTCCCGGCCAGCGCAGCAGGATCGGTGCTGCCGCGCCGGTAGATGTACGGGTTGGCCGCCTCAGTGCGGGTGGTGTCGATCAGATCCGAGGTCGGTGAGGCAGGCAGCTCCGAGTAGGTGATCGGGGTGCCGGTGGTCACCGTGACCGGCGAGACGGTCTGGCCGAAGATCGCGTCCACGGCCTTGCTCACCGATGACGGATTGAGCCAGTTCACCCCGCCCACGCCGACGGCGCCGAGCAGCAGCTGCGCGCCCAGTTCCAGCACGCCCAGCCCGACGCCGAGCAGGCCGGGATGGCGCTGGGTGGCGGTCTGCTGCACTGATACCGGGTAGACCCGGTAGGTGGACTGCACCCCGACGTCGTAGACCGGGTAGGGCTCCTCGGTGAGGTTGGTGAACTCCAGCTTGAGATACTTCATCGAGATCGCCTGCGGGAAGTACAGTTTGCCCTTGGCGGTGGTGTAGTCCCGCCAGATCGGCGTCCAGGTCTTCTCGTTGTAGTGGCTCTCGTCGGTGCCGCCGGAGCCGTGGGTTTGCAGCGTCCAGTCCACCGCGTAGACGGCGTTGTCCAGCGTGGTCGACGGGATCGCCCCGGTGTTGTCGGGGACGACCGGGTCCGGCGAGACGTAGACCGACGGGTTGGTCAGGTAGTCCTCGGCGCCCTCGGTGTAGTCCTCGAGCTTGATGATGTGGCTGGTGAACAGGCCGCGGAAGTTGCTGAAGCCGACCGATCCGTCGAGGGTGACGTAGGCGGGCAGGTCCGGGTCGGTGTCTTCCAGCCGGGCCAGTTCGACACCGTTGCGCCTGCGCACGCTGATGAACACGGTGTCGGGCTCGTAGCGCCAGCCGACCACGATGCGCAGCGGGTCCCCTGCGACGAACAGCGGCGAGAGCGCGACGCGGTACTCCTTGCTGTCGGTGCCGTCGCTGAGGGTCAGCACGACCTCTGCGGCGCCGGAGTCGTAGGTGATCTTCGGCGCGTACTGGCCCTGCTGGTCGGTGCCCGGCGTCACCGCGAGCAGCACCGGGTTGCCCGCCGGGCCCTCTTCGGCCGAGAAGTCCGGGGTCCACTCCATGCCGATCCACACGTCGTCGTAGACGAGATGGCCGATGGCCAGCGGGAACTGGTACGAGCTGGTGCCGCCGGGGCCGGTGGAGATGTCCCAGCGCCCGCGGCCGGAGCGCCACTCGGTGTTGACGTCCTCGTCCGGCGGCAGCGTGATCGGGCTGAGCTTGCGGGTGCCGACCGTCTCGTCGTTGCTGTAGTAGATGTTGAGGTTCTGGCCGGTGTAGACCGGGTCGATGGCCAGGGTGTCGATGAACTGCGGCGACCCGTCGAAGTTGCGGGTCTGCAGATGCAGGTTGACCACGGCCTGGTGGTCGGGCTGCGGGGCGCTGCGCCAGAACGTCATCGCGTTGTCGTCGATGGCCTTGGGCGCGTCCCAGTCCTTGATGTACTTGGCCACCACGTTGCCCAGGGCGTCCTGCTCGTCCTCGAAGGGCATGCGGCCGTCGTTGCGGTCGTAGACGTTGCGGCGCAGCAGCGTGTTGCGCAGGCCGACCGAGTAGGGCGCGGTGCCCATCGCCGGGTCGGGCACGCGGGTGAACCGCACCTGCACCGACTTGGCGACAATCGGGGTGAGCGTGGTGTGGTACTTGTACCAGGCGTCGCGCGAGGACGACGAGGTCAGCGTCAGGCCCACCGGGATGTGGTTGCGGTCCAGCGCCTGGCGCCAGTTGTTGAGCCGATCCTGGTACCACACTTCGATGCGCACCGGCACCCGCAGCGCCTCGAAGGTGATCTCGCTGACCGACAGCAGCAGCTTGAAGTTGATGCTGATGACGTCGGTGGTGGGGTCGTCGTTGGGCCGCGGCTGCGATAGCCACTGGCGCACCGACGGCTCGGAGTTGACCGTCGGGGTGTTGGGCGAGGACTTGTTGCGCCCGATGGCCTCCTCCAGCAGCTCTCGCAGCGCCAGTGGCCAGTGGAAGTCCCAGTACAGGCCGTTGTGGTAGGTCGTCATGAGGCCCTCACGAAGTTGGCGGGGTCGCGGCGTTCCGGCGAGGCGGTGACACCGCGGCGGCGGGTCAGCGACGAGCTCACCGTGGAGTCACGCGCGGGCGCGGAGAACGCCACGGCGTACTCGGGCAGGTACGGTCGGCGGTTCTGCGCGGCGGCGGTGATCGGCAGCTTGTAGTGGTCGGCGTTGGCGATGCCGCCCATGGCGATGACCTGGGCGCTCTTGGCCGTCACGTAGGCCGTCTGCGAGGCGTAGCGCCAGGTGTAGGGCGAGCCGTCGGGGTTCTTGGCCGGGGCCTCGTACGGCGTGAGGCCGTATTTGCCGCCGGGGTAGTTGTCCGGCGAGTCGGCCTTCTCGTAGGGGATCCAGTCGGTGTACTGGCCGGTCTCCTCGTAGACCTCGAAGTTGGCCTCCGGGCGCACGCTGCCGTCGGCCTGCAGCGTTCCGGCGGTGACCGAGTCGATGGGGCTGCGGGTGCCGCCGCCGACGAGGTAGAAGTAGCCGTACTCGCTGGTGATGTTGAACGCCGCGTACGGCGCCAGCGTGGGGTCCTTGGAGAACATCCACTGCTCGGTGGTGAGCAGGTCGATGGCCAGCAGGTCCGGGGCGGGCAGGTTGTCGAGCAGCGGGGTCGGGGTGACCATCTTCTGCACCTCGTAGTAGGTGCTGTCGGCGCTGGCGCCGGTGATCGGCACCGGGGTGTGCACGGCCAGGCCCTCGGGCTTGATCGTGATCAGGGTGTCGATGGAGGCCATCTTGGTGAGCATGTCGCGCAGCAGGCGCATCTCGCCGGGGCTGAGCGTGTCCTTGTGCGGGCGCACCACGACCTCGTTGCGCGCGGAGGTCTCGGCGCGGCCGAGGTCGGCGGTGATACCGAAGTTGTCGACGTAGCGCCACACCTCGTAGATGTCGGCGTCCACGGCCAGCGCGGCGTGCACGCAGGCGCGGATGCCGTTGGGGGTGGACCCTTTACTGCAAGCGGCGAAAAACTCCGAGATGCGCGCGCGGTACCAGGCGTCTTTGACCCGCACCTCGTCCCACTGCTCGCTGGTGAGCAGGTCCTGCGACGGGTTGTAGGGGTAGCTCTCGGCCGGGGAGCGCGACAGGAAGCTCATCTTGCCGAAGATGAAGTCGAGCTCGTTGAAGTAGATGGTCTCCAGCGCGGCGCCCAGCCGGGCCAGCAGCGCCTCGTTGACGAGCGCTCCGGCGCCGACGGTGCCGCACAGCGCGTCGACGATCTTGTAGACCAGCGTCGAGGAGTCGCCCTTGTAGATCTGCTCGTCGAAGTGCGCCATGCGCAGCTCGGTGGAGCGCGGCGCGATGAGCGGAAATGGTGCCTGGGTCGCCATGATCAGTGCCCCTGTCCAGGACCGAGGTCTTTGCACTCGCAGTGCTCACACCGGCAGCGAACAACCCATTTGTTGGCCAGGGTGTGGAAGTACGACTCCGGGGTGCCTTCGGTGACTTCGGTGCAGAAGTACTTGTTGCTGCCCTCCCGCAACCAGCTACGTGGCGGTGATGAATGGCCGCAATCCTTGCACTGATTGAGGGTCTCGTTCATGGCGTGGCCTTTCGCAGGATGGTGGCCTCCACGAAGATCGGCAGCGCGTTGTCGTCGAGCTTGAAGTCGTCGGTGTAGACCTGCGCCGGGGCGGGGTCCTCGGCGCTGTTGTAGACCTCGACGCCGTAGTCGTCGGGCGCCTCGGCGCTGGTGGTGACCTTGACGTTGGCCACGCCGAGCACCTGCTGGACCACCAGGGCAATCGAGGACAGCTTCATCTGGGCGCCGTAGGGCTGATTGGAGAAGAAGCCCTTGAGCTGGATGTCGATTGCGGAGTTGACCGACTGCACCGAGTAGGCCCGCTCGTACTCGATGGACAGGCACGGCCGCAGGTAGACGAACTTGGCCTGGTGCACCATGACGTCGGAGCCGACCTGCTTGGTCGCGCTCATCACGTGCGAGATGACCTCGGGGACCTGGTTGTAGACGTAGCTCAGCGTCAGTTCGGTGCCGTTGGCCGGGCCCTCGTCCTCCCACTCGATGCCGGAGACCTCTTGCGGGCTGCCCGCGCGCAGTGTGGTGTCGCGCACCAGGTGGTAGTGCACGCCCTGGGTGAACACGACGCCGTCCACGGTGATGGTGGCCGGGAAGGTCACCACCGGCACCGAGCCCAGCCGCATGAAGCGGTTGCCCGCCGACGGCGAGCCGGTGGAGCCGATGCGCACGAAGTTGCCGGTGTAGAGCGGGTTGGTGCTCGTCGCCGACAGCGCGGCGGCGCTGACGACGGTCTTCTCGGTGACCGAGTGCGACTCGACGCCGTCGACGAACACGTCGACCTTGTTGGTGATGTCGTTGACCGGGTCGTTGCGGCTGCACCGGGTGACGTACTGGAACTCCAGGTCGACGATGTCGCCGGTCTCGATCTCGCCGGTGGACACGCGGGTGAACACCGGCGAGGCACCCGAGGTGAGGGTGTAGTCGTAGGTCGGCGAGTAGAAGACCTGGTCTTCCTGGCCGAGGTTGGTGAAGCACGAGTGCATGTCGGGCCAGACGTATTTGACGTCCTGGTTCAGCGACAGCGCCGCGGTGGCCGCCGGGGCGGCGATCTGGGTGCGGTACAGCGTGGTCGGCCCGTACACCGCGACCCGCGAGACGCGGTTGTTCTGCAGGCAGATCGCGCGGTACCAGTCCGCAGTGCCCGCGATGTTGCGCAGGAAGGTGTCCTTGAACCGCTGGCGCAGCTCGGTGTCGGATTCGACGTTGACGCCGCCGGTGAGCGCGGTGAGGTTGGTCGCCGAGCCCGCGCCGATGGTGTTGCCCAAGTAGATGATCGTGTCCGGCGGGACGTTGCCGACGGCGCCGACGATGGAGCACTGCACCGGCACGTCCACCGACAGGCTGCCCGCGGTGAGCACCACGGCCTGGGTGGAGGCGAAGTACAGCGTCTGCCCACCGGCCAGCCCGGCGCCGGTGACGCCGTTCTTGGTGTAGAACTGCGTGCCCAGCGGGATGCTGTAGTCCTGGGGTGCGGCGGTGTTCAGCGTGATGCGTACGACGCCCTCGGCGGCCTTGCCCTGCAGGCGGCCGTAACCGAAGTTGCCGACGAACTGCTCCAGTTCCAGGCCGACCTTGCTGTCGAGGTCGAGCAGGCTGGCCACCAGGTACTGCTCGACGTGGCCCTCGGAGATCGCCTCGGCGCAGGCGTCGATGATCTTGCGCTGGATGGTGCCGGGACGGCAGTCCAGGCCCGGCGCGGTCAGGCCGAGCTGGGCGACGATGCGGGCTGCGATCTCAGGCGGTGTACGGCTCATGTCACAACCCCTTGGTGAAGGTGAGTGATGCGGATTGGCTGGCGGCGCTGGTCACCTTCACCACGGCCACCACGGTGTCGTAGGACAGGGTGACGACGATGTCGTCGATGGACATCAGCAGTTCGGCGGCCGAGTACAGCTGCGGGTTGGCCAGCAGGGAGGCCTTCTGCACACGCTGAAAGTTGTCGAGGACACGCTCGAGCTCGGCGGTGACCCGCTGGGAGGTGGTGGCGTTGATGACCCCGCCGATCATGTCCTGCAGGATCGAGCCCATGTCGGGGTGGAAGCGGTCGCCGCCCCATTGCTCGAGCACCCACAGCTGAAGGTCCTGCTTGAGCTTCTCGATACCCGAGACGATGGCCAGCGAGGACCCTTCCTGAACAAGGTCCCCGCCGGACACTTTCAGCGAAAACGACACGGTGCCTCCTCTCTATTTACGGCTCGGGAGGGGCCGGTCAATAGCCCACGGGGTCCGCGGCCATGCAGACCCAGACCTCGGCGGTGGCGTCGTAGACCACCCCGATGCAGATCGTCTTGTTGGCCACCGCGGTCGTCGGCAGGGCCGCGACCCCGGAATTGCGGAAGCCGGTGCCCCAGAAGATCGAGCGGGTCGACAGCGCGTGGATCCAGATCATCAGCTTCTGCCGGTGCGCCGGGGTGCCGCTCATGCCCGCGGTCATCGTGGCGATGTTGGTGTCGAGGTCGACGATCTCCAGGTGGTCGATCCCCTCGACGTTGTAGATCGGGGCCGCGGTGGAGGCCAGAGTGAGCACCTCGGGGGTGCGCGCAGCAGCGGCGGCCCGCTCGGCGGTGTGGTAGAGGTTCGACGTGCCCTCGGGCAGGCTGTCGGTGTTGGCCGGGCCGTCGCCGGGGGTGTAGAAGAGCTCGTAGCTGCTCTCGCCGTCCCACAGGTAGATCGAGCGGGTGTCCGCGGCGATGTAGAGGACGCCGATCAGGCCGCTGGGCGGGAAGCTGGCCAGGTCGTCGTAGACGCGGACCGGGTTGCCCGAGGCGGGCAGCTGCGAGGATGGCACCCGCCCGTCGCCGTCGAGGTCGGCCTTGGCCGCCAGCAGAGCGGTGACCGCGATGTTCTCGACGTTGCTCAGGCCGACGTCGGCCTTGGTCACCGTGACATTGCCGGTGCGCCCGGCCACGCTCTGCACCGGGGCCGCGGCGGCGGCACGGCCGGTGGTGAAGTACAGGTGGGTGGTGCCCTCGACGACGTTGTCGGTGGTCAGCGCCTCGCCGTCGGGCCCGGTGAGCGCCGCCACCGGCAGCCAGTGCGGGTCCTCGGTGGTGCCGGAGTTGTACTGCAGCACCCCTTCGCGGCTGCGGTACTCAACGCCGCCGAGGGTCAGGACCCCGCCGCGGATGTTGACCCGTGAGCCGTGCAGCTCCAGCGGGCCGGTCGAGCCGACCTGCACCTGGCCCTCTTCGGCCTCGGTGTTCATCTCCTCGGCGTTGTACGGGATCTTGGAGATCAGCCGGTAGTAGAAGGTGCTCTCCTGGGCGATGAACCACTGCTCGCCGACCGCGGGGGTGACCTGCAGGCCGCCGACGTGGTAGCGCAGGTCGATGGTGACCTCGCTGCGGCGCCGGGTCAGGCCGATGGCCTGGCGGTTGACGGGGTCCACCGACATGATCGCCACCGGCTGGGTGTCGCCACTGGAGAAGCCGACGGGGGTGCCGACCATCAGTGCAGCTCCTCCCCGCTGAGCACCGGCCCGCCTGCCCCGCCGCGGGTGGCCTCGGTGTTGGTGGCGTCGGTGCGGGTGTCGGCCATCTGCTGGCGGGCCTTGGGGTTCGACGGCGCCATGATGGTGGCGGTGGTGCGGAAGCCCTGCTCGAAGTCGCAGTCGTGGACCACCTCGGAGACGTAGACCTGCAGGTTGTGGTCGCCGATCTGGATGCGCATGCCGGGGAACAGTTCCGGCATGAAGGCGAAGCTGACCTGGGTCTCGTACTGGGCGGCCCACTTCTCCATGAAGATCTGGCATGCCAGCAGGAACTCGAGCTCGTAGCTGCCGGTCAGCGACTGGGTGACCTGGTAGGGCCGCACGCCGAACTTGCGCATGATGTCTTCGCCGTCGGTGGCGCTGTAGTCGCCGACGCTGACCTTGCGGATGCGCTGGAACAGCCACTCGTCCTCGACGGTGGCGGTGCCCGCGGTGTCCAGCCACTGGCTGACCTGGTCGAGCTGGCCGAGCATGGTCGACTGCCCGGCGACGTAGACGTGGGTGGCCAGGTTGTCGTCGGAGACGTCGATGTGGACGTCTTTGAGCTCGATGTCCTCCAGGCGCATCACCGCGGGCTTGCCGTCGAGCCCGAAGTAGTCCGGGTAGTAGGCGATGAAGTCGCCGTTGGGCGCGGACTGGAAGTTGCGCATCGACGCCCGGCAGAACGCCTGCACCATCTGCATCAGCGGCTGGGAGTCGATGAAGTCCTTGTGGCCTCCGGCCATGCCCCACAGCGGCGCGATGTCCGAGGCGTACTGGCTCGGCTCGAAGATGTAGGAGAACAGGTTGCGCGCGATGGGCTCGGAGTGCGAGCCGCCCGCACCGCCACCCAGGCCGGTGGCCGCCCCGGTGCCGGGGGTGGGCAGCGGGTTGCTCACCAGGGCGGGGTCCAGCCGCGGTGAGGACGGGTCCGGCCCGCCGTTGTCGCAGACGTGGTGCACCGAGTCGCCGGGCTGCAGCGGGGCCATCGGCTTGAGGCTGCCGGGCCTGCCCTCGGGGCCGCCGGTGTCGAGGATGGCGCCGGGCTCGTAGTACATCTGGGCGTGCGTGCCGCCGCCAGAGCCGCGGATGATGATGTCGCCACGCTGGATCTGGCTGGGCGAGATCTGCTGCACGGTGGCGCGGATGCCGCTGGTGCCGTGCCCGATGTCGATGCCGATGGCCTTGTAGGCCCAGGTCATCAGGCCCGAGCAGTCGAAGCCCGCGGCCGGGGTCTTGCCGCCCCAGTGATACGGGGTGCTCATGTACTGCAGGGCGGTCTGCACCGCGCCCTCGGAGTCGGGGTTGGGCTTGCCCAGTTGTGCGCGTGCCGCGGCGGGGTCCGGGCTGGTGGTGGCCTGGCCGACCGCAGCAGCCAGCGACGGCCCGACGTTGATGCCCGCGGCCCCGGCCACACCGCTGACCGCGCCGGTGATCGGATTGGAGGTGATCGTGGTGGCCGCTGCCTGGCTGGCTGCGCGGTGGGCGGCGACGAGCTCCTTGGCCTGGGCGATGAAGCTGCTGTAGTACGACGGGGAGCCGCCGCGCTGCACCCGGTAGATGGCCTGGCCGGGGTCCATGTTGCGCCAGCCCTCGATCCCGGCGAGGTGCTGGAAGAACATGCGTGCGGACTGCCGCGGGTTCATGCGCTGCTGTACCGTGCCCCACTCGGCGAAGTTGCGCTGCTGGAACAGGCCGACCGAGTCGTGGTCGTAGGGGCCGCCATAGGGATCGTGCGGCAGTTGGAAGCTCTCGGGGATCTCTGGGTTGGGCAGGTTGCGTAGCCCGCTCTCCCCCAGCGCGCAGGCGATGCCGAGGATCGCGCCGTCGCTGTTGCTGCTGGACTGCTGCAGGTTGGTGGCTGCCTCCGCGACGCCCTCCCAGGCGGCGCTCTGGTTGGGGTCCAGGCCAGAGGTCGCGCCCGCCGCGCCCTGGGCGGCGGCCTCCTGCAGCTGTTGGGCGGTCTGCAGGTTGAGGTTGAGCGGGCCCAGGCCGAGCTCGTCACAGGCGGCGATGATCTCGCCGACGTAGAACGCCTGCCCGGCGCCAATCGGGCCGGGGGTGCCCGCCGAGGAGCTGTAGTTGGCGAACGACTTGGCGCCGCTGGAGATGTCGTCGCCGAGGAGCAGGTGCTTGAACTTCTCGACCGCGGCCTGGTTGGCTCCGGCGTTGGCCCGGACCTGGCTGGTGAGGAAGTTGTAGAAGCTCACCGGGAAGTTCTGGATGTGGATGTTGCTGGGCTGCCAGCCGCCGACCTCCATGAGCAGCTGGCGCAGCAGCGAGCCGAAGCCCGAGTCCAGGGTCTGGCCGTCGCCCGCGTTGGCCTGGGCGGCACCCATCTGGCCGAAGAACTTCTCGCAGCCGGGCAGGCCGGGGTTCCACCGGGTGTGCATGAGGCGCTTGAGCGTGCACGTCGCCTTGATCATCGACACGCCCTGGTAGAGCTGGGAGTGCGGGCCCTTGTCGACGTAGCCGGAGAGCACCTGCGTCCACTTGAAGCGCTTCATGAACACGGTGATCCGGTCCATCGGCGCGACCTTGCCGCTGTAGCGACCGCCCTTGTTGGCCACGCTGACGAACACCGACGACGCCGAGTTCTCCTTGCGGATGACCGTCACCCGCACGACGTCCTTGGAGATGTCGTACTGGCGGCCGTTGTGTTCGACGAACACCTGGACGTCCGGGGAGTAGACCAGGGTCTTCATCTCCGGCGGGCTGAACGGGTCGATGTTGACCCGCGAGACCAGGTCGTTGACGGCTGAGGTCATCGGCCACCTCGCAGGAAGGATCCGGCGCCGCCGCCGACGCCGATGCGGTCGAGCAGTTCTTCGACGATCTGCAGCGGCTGGGTGAGCACGCCCGAGGGCGAGCCGTAGCCCGCGACCGCCCAGATGGTCTGCGCCATGCTGGCCAGCTCGGTGCGCGTGGAGTACACCGAGTCGATCAGGTCGACGCTGAGCTGGGCCCGTGGCATGGGGTTGAAGCGCTGGCCACCGGCGCGGAAGTCCTTGATGATGCCGGTCCAGTTCTGGATGTTGCGCTCCGGCCACCACAGGGTGATCTGCGGGTTGGGCCAGCTGTGCAGCGCGGCCTGCTGGTGGCGGCGCACGAACTTCTGGAAGTCCTCGAAGTCGCGCTCGCTGGGGAACACCACGTTGAAGGTGACCGCGGGCTGCTGGGCCTTGATCGGGAAATGCTGCTGCATCTCCTTGGTCTGCACGGTGGACATCTCCGAGAAGAGCGTCGTCTGAAACGAGGTGCAGGCCAGCGTGTGTTCGACGCCGAGCGTCGTGCTCTTCAGCTGCAGCGGCATATCACTCCTCGACCGGCTGGCGCAGCTGCGAGGGCGGGTCGTCGGCGTTGTAGACCAGGCCGTGCTGGTAGGAGAACATCACGCCGTTGAGGTCGATCTCGGGCAGCAGATTCGGAATCTTGATCGGCCAACTGACCGGGCAGTTGCTCGCGAAATCAGCCATGGCACACCTCTTCTCTCACCCTTTACTGGCCCCACGAGCTCGAATTGCTGGTGTTGTACTTGCTCTTCTTGAAGCCGACGCCGTCCTGGAGACGGGCCAGTGCATCCGACAGCGCCGCGGAGGTTTGCACGCCGGAGACGTCTTCTTGGACCTTGAAGCGCAGCTCGATCTCGCGGGTGGTGGCGGTGAGGGTGTCCTGGAACGGCACCGACAGCGCGAACACCTTCAGCCGCCAGTTGCGGGTGGTGTAGGTGAAGGTGCCGGGGTCGCCCTTGCGCTGGTCGTTGATCATGTCGCGCATGAAGTTGACGACCTGCATCATGTAGGGCCAGCCGCCGCGGCCGATGTCGACCTGCACGACGAGGTCCTCGATGCGAGCGCCGAGGATCTGCACCACCCGGCCGCCGTAGGTGTTCTCCACCGCGGTGATGAGCTTGTAGTTCCACCAGATCGAGTTCGGGTTGGTGCGGAAGCGCAGCACGCGACCGCCGAACTGGATGCTGGCGATGCCGCGCTGCGGGTTGTCGCCGCCGGGCGCCGGGAACTGTGGGGAGGTCACCACCCGCTCCTGCCGCGCGTGAGGGGCCCTTCACCGGGAGGCGCGTTGTTGGGCATGGCGTCGCCGTAGCTCTGGTTGGCGCGCTGCTCGTGCGGGGTGAGCCGGATCGTGTTGCCGCCCTGGGGCTGCAGCAGTTTGGCCGCGTCGGGGGTCAGGCCCAGCTGCACACTGCCCTGCACCTGGGTGACGCGGTCGCGGAAGTTCTCCCCGGCCTGCGGGGTCTCGCTGAGGGTGACGCCGCGGCCGGTGGAGCCCTTGGGCCGCCAGGTGTAGGCGCCCTCGGAGATTTTGTCCATCTGTCCGCGGTCGTTCGGGTTGAACTTCACCGACTTCTGGTTCTCGTCGAGGATCTCGATGCCGGTCGGCCCGTACTCGGCCATGATCTGGTCGAGCATCGGGATGCGGTAGTCGCCGGAGCGTTTGCTGGGGGCGTTCCAGGACTCGATGTTCTTCTTGCCCCGTTCGGCCCAGCGCTTGGGGATCTCGCTCCAGTGCCCGCTGAGCAGCGAGCCGAGATTGGAGAAGACGGTGCGCGCGTTGCCGCCGACGACGTCACCGAGCATCTCGCCGGTGTCGGCCAGGTTGCCGCCCCACTGCTGCCAGAAACCTCGCTCCTGGACCGAGGTCTGCTCTTTCATCTCGTCGGCGACCCGCTCGCTGGCGCCGCCGGTGATGTCCTCGCCGCGCAGCAGCTTCGGGAACAGTTCCTTGACCTCGTTGGGCGCGATGCCGAAGCGCGCGGCGAACTGGCCGAAGCTGGCCATGACGTTGAAGTAGGCTGCGCTGCCCTCCGGCGGGCTGCCCGCACCGCGGTAGATCTGCTGGGCGTACTTGCGCAGCACGCCTTCGCCACCCTGGACGAGCTGGTCGCCGCTCATGGCGTAGGGCATCGCGAACGGCGAGAGGCCCTTGGGGACGTTGACCCCGCCGAATGCCTGGATCATCGACAGGTTCTGGGGGTTCATCATCCCGTTGGCGATCTTGCCGCCGACGTCTTTGAGGTTCTGGCTGTCGGGGAACATCTGCCCGGCCAGCAGCGCGGCGCGTTCGGCGTCGGCGCCGGACATGCCCGCGCCCACCAGGTTGCTGGTGGTGGCCTGGAATTCCGCAGACAGTTCCGGCAGGCTGCGCACCCCGTCCTTGGACAGGCCCCGCAGCACACCGAGGTTGGCGGCCAGACCGGCAATCGACTGACCGCCCTCGTTGACGTTCTTGCGCAGCAGCTCGACCGACTCGTTGACGCTCATGTTCATCTCGGTGAGGTTGTGGGAGATGAAGCCGGTCACGGTGTCGAAGGTCTTGCCGGTGTAGCCCTCGGTGAGCGCGCTCTGGATGATCTGGCGGCTCTGCTCGGTGCTGATCAGCGGGTTCATCGCCATGGCGCGGATGGCCATCTCGGTGCCGAAGCCCTCCATGGCGCCGCCGCCGCGGATCGAGCCCATGTTGGCGTAGCCCTGCACCACTTCGCCGCCCTTTTGCAGCAGCCCATTGGCGGCCAGCAGGCCACCGAGGCCCAGGCCCGCTCCCCCGGCGTAGCGTGCGATCCCGGCCAGCGCGCCACCCTGGATGCCGCCGGAGGCTGCCGCGGAGGTCAGCGCATTGGCGGCCAGGCCACCCAGTCCCTGGAGCGACCCTCCGGCGCCGACCTCGTTGAGGACCTGCTGGGCCATTCCGGCGCCGCGGCCGATGGAGCCACGCAGGCTGGCGGTGTCGTTGGCCGAGTTTTGCGCCGAGATGCGCTGAGCGTTCTGCTGATCGCGGGTGGCCACCCGGCTGGCGGCCTGGTGCAGCTGGGTCTCATCGGGGGTGGCGGCCGGGAGGTCCCCGGCGCGCAGGTTGCCGCGGGCGGCCTGCATGTTGAGGTAGGTGCGCGGATCGGTGTTGCGCAGCTGTTCGATCTGGCCCTGCACCGAGTCGAGGTTGACCGCGGTCATGTCGTTGGGCGAGCGGAAGCCGCCGTGCCCGGCCTGGGCGTTGCCGAACGGGTCGACGTAGCCCTGCGGCACGGTGATGCCCCCGGCGGTGGAGGATCCGCTGGCGATGCGCTCCTGCAGTTCGGCGGTGCGCTGCAGGGCGGTGATCAGGTTCTGCTGGGCCCCGGCGGCGCGGTCGGCGACCTCGGCCGACTGGGTGAGGTACTGGGTGAAGTTGTCCTGGGCGCGGGCCGCGGCCTCCGCACCGACGCGGTAGCGCTCGATCTCCTGGCTGAGCTCGCGCAGGGTGGCGATGCCGTCGGAGGGGACGTCGATGGACAGCCGGGCGGCGACGAAGTCCTCACCCTGCTGGAAGCTGCTGCCGCTGTCGGGACTGCTCATGTCCACTCACCCCACGCCTTGTCGTTGCTGGCTGGCCAACCCGAGCGCGCCACGTCGTAGAGGTCGGGGGCGTCCGCACCGGACATCGACCCGCCGACGCTGCCGTTGCGCTCGGCCTCCTCGTAGAAGGCGTGGATCGCCTCGATGTCGTCGACCGGGACCTCTTCGTCCTCGTCGGCCGTGGGCGCCAGCGTGGACTGGGGCAGGTCCTTGTAGATCTGCTCCCAGCGCTCCTGGTGGAGGTTGAAGCACTGCAGTTCCAGCGCGGCGAACGTGGTTTCGTTCTCCGTGCGGCGGTCCATGTAGATCCAATAGAGGAGCGCCCAGTGCTGGAAGCGGCTCAGGATGCGCTGATGCAGTAGTCCTTGCTCATGGGCCAGACGCACTTCCACTTCCGCACGTGCGTCTAGCCTTCGAGTTTTCCCAGTTTGTCTGCCAGTTCGACGAACTCCTGGTCCAGCGCCATGATCGCCCGGTGGACGCGGGTGAGCATGACCGGATAGGCGTTCTTGAGGATCTCGGCCTGCTTGTCGAACCGCTCGTCGTCGGTCATCGGCAGGAACGAATTCACCAGCGGCTGGCCGTTGACCTCGACGATGCCCGCGGCGCACACAGCGAGCTGGTAGGCCCGCTGCTCCATCTTCGAGCCCTCGTGCGGGCGGCAGTACAGCCCGATGCGCAAATCGTCTGCCACGCGCAGGCTTTGGATCTTGACCTTGTGGCCCATCACCGAGATCGTCTTGAAGATCTGGCCGACGGTGAGCAGCGAGGCGAACAGCCGCAGCTCGTCGTCGTCGAGCTCGGTGACCTCTTCCTCCTCGACCTCTTCGGGCTCCGGCGGCGGGGCCACGGCCATCGGGTCGAACTCGTCCTCGGAGAACGGTTGTGCGGGAACGAATTGCGTCGGGGGCTGGATGCCCGGTGTCGCCAGCGTCGGCGGCGGGCCCAGGTTCGGCTCGGGGACGCTCGTCACTCGATGTCCCCTTCGTCGCGCACCTGCAGAAGCCCGGCCTGGATGCGCGGACCCTTGAGCAGGTCAGCGATCTCGGCCGGGTCCGCGATGCTCGCCGCGGTCCGCTGGCGGGCCTCCTCGACCTCGTGCAGGCCGAAGGTCTCTGCCTGCCGAGCAATGCGTGGTGCCATGGTGTCTCCTTTTTCAGAGCTAAACAGCAAGCTGAGCGAAAGCGCAGGTCAGCTATTACACCGGCGTGGTGTAGCAATACTGGGCGGTGATGGTCTTCGGCAGCGTCATCGTGCCGATGTTGATGTTCTCGCCCTCGTCGATGTCGGTGATGACGACGTCGTGGTAGACGCGGGCGCGCATCTGGCCGGTGCCGGGGTGACGCACGATCTTCTGCATCGTGATCGACCCCAGGGTGAGCTGGCGCTGGAGCACCTCGAGGAGGTTGTTGGTCCCCTCCAGGCCCGGCAGCGACGCCCACGCAGGCGAAATCCACTTCTCGTAGAAGGTCATTCGCAACGTGCCGACGCCGACCGCACCCGCGGTGACGATCTCCTGCGGTACCGGCTCATCCAGGGATTGGACGGCCTGCGCCTGGGCCACCGGGGTGGGCGGCGTGTCCTGGATGACCTGGAGGTAGGCCAAGCGCTGCCCCTGGAACAGCAGGGTTGTATACCCCGACCCAGCAACGCGGATTTTGCCGATGGGCACGATTCACCGTCCTTAGATGCTCTGCAGGGTGTTTCCGGGGCCGCCGAAGCTGTTGGTGGCGCTCGGCGATCCAAAGTTGTTGAGGTTGGCGGTATCTCCGATGGAGACCTCGCCGTTGGTGAGGCTGATGCCGAACTCGACGACGATGTAGTTCAGCGGGAAGGCCGGGAGCCAGGTGAACGACACCGAGATGACGTCGGGGTTGGTCAGCAGCTGGCGGGCCTTGAGGCCGTGGTAGTCGACCAAAAGCCCGTCGCGCTTAAGGCTTTCGAGTGCGGACTGCGCCGAGCTCTTGACGTTGATCAGCGTGTAGCCGTAGATCGGCTGGCCGATCAGGTTGGCCGCCTCCAGGTAGTCGCGGATGCGGAAGGTCAGCGCGTCGGTCTGGCCGGTGACGTTCCACTCGCGCGAGATCAGGTCGGTGGGGTCGGTGGTCACACCGTGGCGCACCCGGATGATCTGCTGGCGGGTCTGCTCCACGACCATCAGGCCGTTTTGCGACTCGAGGTTCTTCTCGCCCTCGGGCTGCAGCTCGCCGATGGCCTTCCAGCCGGTGATCCGCTTGTGGGTGAGTGGCTGGGCGAAGTCCATCGCCACCGTCATGGCCGCCAGGCAGGTCGCCATGTACTGGCCGCCGAGGGTGACCTCGTTGTTGAGCTCTTCGCTGTAGGTGACGAAGCTCGACGGGCTGACCAGGGCGACGCGCCGGTCGGTGAGCGCCTGGGCGTTGAGGATCCGCTGCGCGGAGGCAATCGGGGTGACGCTGCCGTCCATGCCCAGGATCGCGCGGCGCTCGAAGCGGTTGTCGGACTGCACCCGCACGTGCTGCTGGACCAGGGCGTGCAGCGGGACCGCGCCCGAGCAGGACGACACGACCGCGACCTGCGGCTGGTCGGAGAGCTTGGCCAGCGCGTCGGCGTACTCGCCAGTGGTGGGCGAGCCGGGGGTCGCCGGGTCCACCGCGACGCAGACGACCTGGTAGGCACCGTTGGCGAAGGCGAACTTGGCGTGCAGCGTGAGCTCGGACTGGATCTCGCCGGTGGCCGTGTTGTACGGGTCGCCGTAGGCGGCGCGGACGTCTTCGTAGTCGTAGAAGATGTACGGGTCGAAGTACTTGGGATCGGTGTAGCGATAGGAGATCTGGACCTCGGTGCCGGGGTCGATGTGACCGCCGTCGATCACCCGCGCGATGGCGTAGGTCGCGTTGGGGGTGTTGATCGTGCCGCCGATGTGCTCGACGGTGTAATCGGTGCCCTCGACGTAGGTCTGGCCCGAGGTGGGGTTGCGCACCACCAGGGTCTCGACGTCGATGCCCTGCTTGGCCAGGGTCCGGTTGATCGCGGGGGTCTCGGCGTCGGTGTCGGGGTTGATCTGCAAGGTCTCCAGCCAGGTGCGGAACCCGACCGCCGTCCCGAACAGGCCCACCGCCGTGGGCATCGAGGAGTTGACCGCCAGCTGAGGACCGTCGACGATCCTCGTGTATACGCCGGGCGGCAGGTACCGACTGCCGAAATTCGCAGCGCTTGAAACGGCCATTGCATACCTCCGTCACCACCAGCCAGGGCGCCTTCCCCCTTTCATGGGCTGGGGAGCGGATTTCACAGCGTGTGGGGTGGCGGGGGCCCTGACCAGGGGTCCAGCTCGCGGTATTCCGCGGTCGACGGGGCGCTGTAGTCGTCGACGTCCACGCGGGTGAGCGTGTAGGTGCCGTCGTGGCGGAAGACCGTGTTGAACTGGCCCTGCAGATCGAACGAGTAGCTGTCCTCGTAGGCGAGCATGTCCGGGGAGAACGGGGTGCCGACGTTGACGCCCTGGCCGCCGGAGTAGAGCACGTCGGTGTTCAGCGTGATCGACATGTGCGGGTTCTCGGCCAGCGCGGCGAACAGGCTGCGGTTCTGTTTGGTGTCCACGGCGGCGTTGGTCAGTACCGGCTCCGGCGGCCGGGAGAACGCCAGCATCGCGATGATCGCGTCAGAGATGCGGTCGCGGTCTTTGTTTTTCAGGCCGACCACCGACACGGTGACCCGGCCCTCCACCATCCACTCCTGCACGGTGCACCACTGGTCGTCCACCTCGACGGCGACCTCATGGCCGATGCCTGCGCGGTTGAGCTTGGTGATGGAGAACTGCACCCACACGCCGGGGTAGTGCAGCTCCTTCATCGGGTATTCCTGGTCGATGTAGAGCGGCCGGTCGCCGGTGGACATGCCGGTCGCAGTGAGCGCGGTGCGGATCGCGGTGACCACCGCGCGCTTGGTGGTCTCGATCAGGCCGCCCTCGGTGCCGCGCGGCAGCGGGGCGTTGACCACCGTCTCGGGCGCCGGGTGGTCGTAGTCGGACATGAACACGCTGGGCGCATAGAGCTCGTCGTCAGTAGCCACTGCCCACTCCCGTCAGGGTGCCCATGAGCATCTTCTGCAGCTCAGGCTTGGAGTCCTCGATGGCGCGGCTCAGCGCGCTCTCCAGGAAGTTCTTCGGCTTGAGGCCGGGGTGGCGCCAACGCTGCTCGCGCCATTTGCGCACCCCGCCGGGCAGGGTCACCCAGCCGGGGGTGCCCACACCCTTGGCGCGCACGAAGCTCACTCCCCCGGACCCATTGCTCATCGGGATGGTGCGGCCCTCGGCCCACCACATCACGAAGGGCCGGATGCCGCGGTTCTGGTGCATCACATACTTGGCGGTGGTGCGCAGGCCGACGGTGCCCTCACTGCTCATCGAGACGATGGCCTGCAGCGAGCGGTCCGACCAGCCCATCGACTGGGCGCTCTCGCGCGCGAACTGCACCGCCCTGGTGCTGACCTGCGCGCAGATCGGCTGTGGCGCAGCAATCCTGGTCATAGGGTTACCCGACGACGACTGCGCGCAGTTCGTTGGAGGCGGGCGCCACAGCGAATTTGAGGGTGACTGTGTCCGGCGTGGTCATCTCGACGTCGGGATAGACCTCTTCGTGGGTGGTGGCGTCGCGCACCGATACCGCGACGTCGCGGCTGCCCAGGCTGTGGGTGACCACGATGCTGGTCGTGGTGCCGTCGCCGATGTTGGTGGCGTACTTGCGTGCGACGATGGTGGTGTCGATGCTCACCTCGTCGCCGACGATGATGCCGGTGCCCGACTTGACGCTGAACTCCATGCCGTTGAGGTCCAGGCCGTCGCCCGCGGTGTAGGGGGCGACGCCGCCGGACTGGGCGAAGGTCAGGTTGGTGGTGCCGACGGTGATCGGGGCGTCGGTGGTCAGCGTCCAGGCCGTGTCAGCGTTGGTGTCGCCTTCGGCCACGTACACCGTGGTGTTGGGTACCAGGGTGTCGGCACTGTTGGCGTCGTCGCGACGGGTCAGGGCAGCCGAGGCCGAGGTGTAGACGTAGATGCCGTTGTCGGTCTCGCTGGACTGGTTCTTCAGCAGGATCGAGTCGCCGTTGGCCAGGGTGATGCCGTCGATGACGGTGCCCGGAGCCAGGATGTCGACGTTGGTGGTGGAGGCCACGCGCACGCCGACCTTCCATACCTGGCCCTTGACCAGGTTGTCGACGTAGGACTTGTTGGCGGCGTCGGTCGGCGATGCCGGGCTGGCCACCGCCTCGATCCGCTGGTTCTGCAGGTCGAGCCCGTTGAAAATCTTGCGAGCCACGTCAGCCTCCTCGGTTTGGCTCCCCTACTACTTCTGGGCTCAGATGAGCTGTGCGACACCGGCCTGGGGTTCGGCGAAGGTCAGCACCACGGTGTGGTCGTTGGGGTACTCGACGTCGGTGTCGGCTTCTTCGCCGCCGACGAAGAGCGTGACCGAGGGGTCGTAGTCGAAGGGGTGCACGATGGTCCAGGTGGCCGCGGGAGCGCTCTGGGTGTGGAAGAACACCCGCCGCCAGTAGGTGCCGGGCGGCATCTGCACCAGCGGGGGCGAGTCGTCTGGGTCGGGGGTGCTCGCGCCGGGCGAGATGACCGGGACGTAGACGACCTTGGTGTCCGGCGGTGCCGGTGCCGGGGTGGCCATGGTGCCGACCGGCTCGATCAGGCCCGCGTTGAAGGTCTTGCCCAGCACCGGGTACTTCGTGATCGCCAGCGAGGTGCGCGGAACCTCGCGCACGGTGGCCTTCTGGCCGACGATGTCCCAGCTGGCCTGGCCGAAGCGGTTGCCGGTGCGCACCGAGTTCGGGATGACCTTGTCGACGGTGTAGAAGCCTTCGATCTCGGCGGCGCGGCCGTCGGGGGTCCAGCGGCGCACGCGCACGACGTAGTCGTGCTCCATCAGCCGCGGGAACGCCTCGGTCTGGATCTCACGCACGTCGGACTGGAACACGCCCTGCTTGGTGTAGGTCTCGTCGTTCGTCTGGTCGGAGAACACCGCCCACACCTTGGCGGCCTCGCGCACCGGGTGGGCGTAGCGGGTGCCGTAGCAGACCTCGCAGTCGGCCTCGCCGTCGTTGTAGATGTCGTCGTCGCAGACCGGGCACTTCTCGGCGTCGTCGTCGTCGACAGGGTGGCGCATCGCCAGCACGATGCACTGCTCCCCCGCGGTCTGCAAGGAGTCGCGAACGTCCTTGCGCAGCTGGTTGACGCCGAAGTCTTCGGGCAGCTTGATGCTCACTGCTGCCCCCATTCGCCTTGTGGGACTTGACGAATGATCTTCGCAGATGGAGTCACGTAACCGTGCTGGCCGCTGTACCAAGGCCTGGGGTCTTCTGGATCCACCTCGTAGACGTGGCCATGCTCCCAGTCACCGTTAGGACGCTTCTCGGCGCCGATCTCAGGCAGGAACCGAACGGCGCTGTTTAGGTCATTCCACATCCAAACGTGATTCGGATGATCGCTGAATTCATCCTGGTAAACCTCGTCGCCAAAAGCTGACTCCCCTCCACCAGGAGTCAGCCTGGTGGCATCAGGGAGATCATGAGGACTGACGTGATACCAAGGCATCGCCACCCGCCAGGAATACTGCTCGGCTTGCTTGAGGATCGCGGTCATGGCCTCACCTCCGGTGCGCCCAGGCCCAGGTGGGTGATGTCGGCGATGGGCAGGTCGCCGGGGTTGCGGGGCTGGTGGATGCGGTTCACCCGGAAGTCGCCCATGGAGATGTGCTCGCCTGCGGGATCCCAGCCGCGCAGTTCGCCGGGGTTGTCGTGGTTGATGAGCTTGTAGGACTGCGATCCGGGGCTCATGCGCAGCAGGTAGCCGCCGGTGTCCTTCGGCGTCTCGCGGGCGAACTCGCTGGCCTTGGCCTTGTCGATGGCGAACGACGACAGCGGCATGCTGACGGTCTGGCCCTCGGTGTAGGGCAGGTCGCCGGTGACCCCGCGCCACAGCTCGTACTTCGTCGGCTGCGCCTGGGTGAGCCGCTGGTAGATCTCCGAACCGATGGCGCGGCGGCCATCAGGGGTGCGCAGCAGCCGGGCCTCGTTGAAGCCCTCCGGCCACGGGTGCGGGCTGCCCTGGCGCGCACTCTCCCCGCCCGCGCGGAAGTCGTCGGCGTGGTATGCGAAGCCGTTGTCGAGCCACTCCTTGGCCGCGAGGTAGCCGCGCGGGTCATCCCAGAGGAACGATGAGGTTCGCCACGAGAACTGCTGTGCCTGCTTGAGGATCGCGACGCTCATCGCCCAATCGACCCCCAGGACACGGCCGGGGCCGCCGGATAGAACCGGAACGCGCGGGTGTGGCTGACGTACATGCCGTACTGGAAGACACCGGTCGCGCCGCTGCCGTAGATGCCGCCGGAGACCAGCAGCGCGCCGCGGCCCAGGCCGAGCAGCGAGCGCTTGGCGGTCTTGACCATCTTCTGCCACTCCGGCAGTTCGGTGGCCAGGATGGACTGCCAGCGCTGCATGTAGTCGCGACGGTCCAGGAAGGTGATGTTGGCGCCGACGCGCGCGGGGATCTCCACGTACGAGCGGATCAGGTGGCGCACCACCTCGTAGTAGGTGGCCAGTACGTGCAGCCCGGCGAACTCCTTGGGCACCACGTTGCCGCCGCCGTCGCCGCCGAAGGCCCAGTAGGTCACCGGGAAGCCGGTGGTGTTGAGCCGGGTGACGGCGATCTGGGCGAGCTGGGCGATGCGCTCGTAGTCGAAGTGGGTCTGGAACTGCTCGATGAGATACGGGCCGCCCTCGGTGGAGTCAAACAGATCGCCGAGCATCCAGGACACCTGCTCGACGGTGAGCCGCTCGGCCGTCGAGAGAGTGTCGTACAGCGGCATCTGGCTGAGCACCTGCAGGTGGTCGGTGAAGCTGAACTCGGTGCCGCCGACCTTGTAGAGCCACTCGACGGTGAACACCCCGCGCTGGCTGGTCAGGGCGGGACCGATCTCGTAGTCGTACTTGCCGGTGTCCTCGCGGTGCAGTTCGTCGTGGGACACCTCCAGCGCCAGCACGCCGCGCGGGTCATCGGAGACCGGGACCTGGGCGGTGACGTCGTTGAACCACACCTTGAGCTGCAGGCTGCCCTCGTCGGGGTCCACCGACCCCTCGGGGGTGCGGATGTCCAAGGCGATGTAGCCGCGGCCGCCCTGGGAGACGAACTTGCGCACCAGTGCCTGGTCGCGGATCTTCGGGCTGCTAATCATGATGCCCGACGGTTCGCTGGTCATCACGGCCCCCGGAATGTGATCTCGAGACGAGAGTTGACCTTCGACGCGGCGTCGAAGTAGGAGAAGATCTGGTTGAGCAGGCCGCCGGACGCCTCGAAGCGGGCCTTGACCTGGATGACGTCACCGGCCACCAGAGGCAGGGTGCCGGTGATCGCCAGGGTCTGGGAGAAGCCCGGCTGCGCACCGTTGCCGCGCAGGAACTTCGAGTCCTTGATCTCGGTCTCCTGGCCGTTGACCATGACCAGCGCGTGGGCCTGGTCGGGCACCCTCTGCGGATCCCACTGCAGCGTCGCGGTGATGTCGTAGGTGCCGGGCTCGGTGATCACGACGTCGGTCTGCGACACCGCCTTGTCGAAGAAGCCGAAGGTGTCCTCGACCTCCTCGGCGAACTCCAGGATGGTGCCGGTGCGCATGAGCTGCTGGTTCTTGGACTGGCGCAGGCGGCACACCGGGACACGGCCCAGCGGCAGCAGGCTCCAGCGGTTGACCGAGGTGAAGTAGCGCCGGTCCTGGATGCGGACCCAGTCGATGTTGGCCGGGGTGGTCTGGCCCAGGCCGCGGGCACCGGCCTGCATGCCGATCATCCAGCCGCGGTTGTCGGCGCCTTTGGCGGTGACGGCCTTGGTGTCCTTGATCGAGCCCATGAACTCCCCGCCGCAGTACAGCGAGAGGGTGCGGTCGGTCATCTCGCCGGACCACGTCGCGTTGGACAACTGGGTCTCGATGTTGGACAGCTCGCCGAGAGCCTTCTCGTTCTCCCGGCCGGAGGTCGTGTAGAACGCCTTGATGTACTGGTCGCCGACGCGCAGCTTGATGTAGCTCTGCTCGTCCTCGCTGACCCGGAAGTAGACGTCGTTGGTGGCGCCGTCGGTCAGCGGCAGTTCCGATTCGATGACGGTGTCGCCGGTCTTCCAGGTGATGATCTGGTCGTCGGTCTCGGTCTCCGCGTCCAGCGGGTTGGTGCGTCGCGCCCAGAAGCGGTTGGTCTGGTTGCCGCCGTCGATCCAGCGCAGCGTGCCGTCGGGGGTGGCCGGGATGCCGTGGGTGGTGTCCCCGCTGGCGATGGTGATGTCCCAGCCGCCGCCACCGATGGTAGTGGCATCGACGGTATCGAAGTTGATCTGCGAGTTGAGCCCGGTGATCACCGCGTTGTTGTTGAACAGCTCCCACTGCCGGAAGCACTTGGTGTCGGTCTCGTAGATCACCTGGCCGCGGAACGGTGCTCCGGGCCGGGTGGTGGAGGTGCAGATACGGAACGGCGCGCCCGGCAGGTCGGCGTAGTTGGGCACGTGGTTGCCCGGCATGGCCTGGTGCGCACCGAAGCCCAGGGTGTGGTGCAGCGCCGTGGGTGAGGAGTCGGTGTCGGCGTCCTCGTGGGTGTTGGCCTGCTTGAGCTTGTCGCCCTTGGCGATGTCGTCAGGGTCACCGGAGTGATCGTGAATCTTGCGCGCCACACCGCGCTGCAGGGCCTCGACGGCATCGCCGACGTCGCGCAGCAGTTCGGGGTGGTTGCGGGCACTGTCCCCCGCAGAGGACAGAGGTGTCTCTTCCGGCAGGGAAGGTACGCCGAAGTCGTCATAGCCATCCGGCCAGGCAGTAGCCACCTCTGTCCTCTCGTGTCAGTGGAGAACGGCGAAATCGAAGCGGGCTCTAGCCGTTTTCGTCGGTGTTGTCGTCTGCGACGGGACGCAGGATGCTGGCCGAGTCGTAGAACTGCTTGATGACGTCGCGGTGGGCGACCGCACCCTTGAGGGCGGCCGGGTCCGGTGCGATGATGCCGACTTCCTGGGCCGCCGCGAGTGCGGCTTCCTGGGCTTCCAGGCCGCTCTCCGGCGGGTAGGCCAGCGCGTCGAACACGCTGTTGTCGGGCTTGACCGGGATGCCCGCGTTGTAGTGGCGAGTCTGGTAGGCCAGCCGGACGGCTTCGGGCACTGCGGTCATATCACTCTTCTCCTTGCTGGGGTGCTGCAAATCCCTTCGCCTATTACCGGGCGGGAGGCGTGCGAGCACAGGTGAGTCAGGTCAAGGGATCACTGCAAGATCCACTCGTCGGTGCCGACCTTGAGCAGGTGGGCCAACCTGTGGTTCCCCGAAATGTCCATCACGTCATCCACCGCGCGCACCGTGACGCCGTCGTCGGCTCCGATGCTCATGTCGTTCGCGCCGGAGACCATGAGGTAGACCGACGCGCCGATAGGGATGGGCTCATCGGAGTTCAGCGGCACGACGATGGTGGCCGTCCCTGGCGTGGTGTTGACTTTGCTGAACGAGTTGGCGTCGGCCACGATCAACACCGTGTTGTCGGACTTCTCGGGCCGGATCACCAGGTTCGGGGAGAGTCCGGTCAGGGCCTCGGGCTGCACGGCAGTGTCGGCTTTGGCCAGCGAGGCAATCGAGGCCGAGCTCAGTGCCAAGGTCCGGTTGGCATCCAGCGTCCCACCGCCGGTCAAGCCGGTCCCGGCGGCCACCGTGGTGGAGGTGTCCACCTTCTCGCCGAGCAAGGTCTCCAGCCCGTCCACCTGCGAAGTGTCGTGAGTGTGGCTGGTGGGGGCGTACACCCCGCTGTGGTCGTGACTCGTCGGGGCGTACACCCCGCTGTGGTCGTGAGTGACGTCGGCTTTTTCGCTCAGGGCGTCGGTCAGGCCGACGACATCGGCGACAGTGACCGTGCCGCCGCCCTCGCTGTCAGAGCCGACAAAGGGCGTCTCCGTCCAGCGAGCCCCGATACCCACCTTGATGCGGGCCACGCTGTTGACGCCGTCGATCTCTACATTCAGAGATCCGGCCGGAAGCACCGGATCGGCGTCAGCCCATTCTGCTGGGGTGCCTCGACGAAACCTGATTCGCCTCAGTTCGGGCATTTACGGTGTCCCTCCGTCGATCTCCCCGTCGATGCGGTCGCTGCCGGTGTCCACGATGAAGTCGGGGTTCGGCATCGGCGGGCTGGCCATGGCATGGGCGATGGAAGAGAGATTGGGTTCGCCTGGGACAAGGCGGGGCTGGCGAACCAGTGCGCCCGCCTTGTACCAGCTCAGTTCCGCTGCGGTGAACATGGCAGGGTCAGGCCTCAGTGGCCTCGACGCCCGACTCCGGCGGGTAGGCCAGCGCGTCGAAGACCGTCTCCTGAATGCCTCCGGCGAGGCCGGAGCGGAACTGCTTCTTCTGGTAGGCACCGGTGATCAGGTGCGGCACCTGGCCTGCCCAGACTGGGGTATCTGCCATGTTCTTTCCTCCTTGTGGATCAGCCCTGTTCGCGCACCGGGGCGGTGAGCGAGACCTTGTCGAACTCCCAGTGCGGGGTCTCGTCGGTGTCGGCGAGGACCTGGCGACCGGCCCACTGCGTGGACAGGTGCTGGTGGGTCGCGCACAGCGGCGCGACACCCTCTTCGACGTCGGAGACCCGCATCACCACACGGCCGCGCAGCAGCACACCGGTCTTCGGGTCGTAGGCGCCGCACTCCAGGCACGCCTTCTCGGTGAGGTTCTTGCCGTTGGCCGACCCCTCGACCTGCAGGGTGGCCCCGTCGCCGCTGGCGGCCATGATGCCGTTGAGGCGGTCCTGCGGGGTCTTGATGTTGCGGTCGATGAGCAGGGTGATCTGCTCTTCCATCGACTCGTCGGTGCTCACGGTCAGGTCGCCGTTGCGCCACATCTTCTGGATGCCGCGGACCTCCAGGGCCATCTTGGGCACCATCTGGATCGAGTCCTCGCCGCCGACCGGGTCGAGCTCGAAGTCGACGCGGTGATCACCGAGCTGCTCGTGGCAGTGCACCCGGTTGGCGGTGTTGTTAGCCATGTAGATCGGCCCGTCGTGCTTGCGCAGTTCGGCGATGGTGCGCGGTGTCGGCGTAGCAGTCGTGGTGGTCATGGTGTCTCCTTGCGGTCGGACAAAACACGTACTCATCTATTCCGGGATGGCACGGGTCTTCCGCACAGGGGCGCAGGCACCGAACAGCGAAAACCCCAGAGCGTCAGCGCTCTGGGGTCATCACCGAAAGTGGAATTAGAGCTTGGCTGGGTTCACCAAGGGGACGTGCGCGGCGGCGCGGTCGTCGATGTCGACGACCACCGGGCTGCTGATGGGCAGTTTGCCTTCGCGCGCAAGACGATCCACAAACTCCTGCATATCGTGGGGGCACTCGGCCTGCACCACCACGCGGCATTCGCTGCCTGTCATTCGGTCGAGCATGGTTACCAGGTAGCTGTGCATACCTTCACCCCCTTCCCGGAGCTTACCTGATTACTGTAAGTGGAAATTCCCAGAAGGGCAACAGTGCAAACCTAGAAATGGTCTAGAATCCGCATCACCGGTGGATTTCAGCAACGGTCTCCAGGAGCTCGACGAGTTGGTCGAGGGTGATCTTTCCGCAGGTCTCGAGCACGGCGATCCAGAATGTCGAGTTGGGCCCGCGAGGTTCGTCGGCGATGTCGTAGATGTCGGCCAGCGACTGCGGCTCTCGGCGTGTCTCCGGCGGGGGCAGGTACCCCATCGCGTCGTGCAACTGGTCGAACGTCAGCTTGCCCTCGACGAACCAGTCGGCCGCCTCACGGTAGGTCTGAGGTCGCTCCATGATCACCCCTTCCCTGCCGTGTCAATAGTTCTATACATAAACTATACCATTTCTTACTCAAGTCGCCGCGGGGGCAGGTCCGTGCTGTCCCAGACCTGTGCCGGAGTGGCGAAGTGCGCGCGCATGTCCTCGAAGTTCTTGCGGTTGATCGAGTTGAACCCCGGCTGCGGGCTGGCGCTGCTGCGGATGTAGTCCTCGGGCACCAGGCGGCCGCCGAGCGGGTTGGTCCCGGCGACATACCCCTCATGCCCCCGACGGTAACGCTCCTGGGCCCGTTGCACCGAGGCGTCCAGCGGCAGGTCGACGAAGATGCCGTGCGGGGTGTACCCGTGCTTCTTGAAGTCCTCGATCTTGTCGGTGCCCGGATACCGCAGCGTGCCGTCCCAGGCGACGTTGGTGCCCTCCTGGTAGGCGCGGTGGGCCAGCCGGTGGGCCAGGTCGGTGGACTCGTCGTGGATCAGCGCCGCGGTCTCCAGCGGTGAGAGCCCCTCGATCTGCGGGGTCATCCCCCGCTTGCCCATCTGCTCCTTGAAGTAGTCCGGGTCGATGCGCAGGAAGTTGCCCTTGACCGGGCCGACGCCTTCGATCTCGGCGTGGTTGTCGAGCACGGTGGATTTGCCCGAGCCGGGCAGCCCGCCGACGATCAGCCCGTGGCGGTTGCGGGGCACGTTCTCCCCCAGCTCCTTCCAGGCGTCGTTGAGCAGCTGCTGCTGCTGGATGTAGCGCGGCAGCGAGTAGCCCGCCATCGGACCGGCGTGCAGCTTGTTGGTGGTCTGGCCCGACCGGCGGGCGTTGTCCACCTGGTCCATCACCTGGCGCACCCGTGCGTAGTACTCGCTGTCGGACAACGCCCCGGTGCGGTAGAGGTACTCCAGCTGCGCGAGCGCCTCGGCCTGTTCGCGGTGGCCGGTGATCCCGCCGCGCGACGAGTAGCGGGTCTCGGTGTGCCCCTTGGGCCAGGCCGAGACCCATTCGTAGGTGTCGGGGTGCTTGACCTGGACATCGACGATCTTCATGGGCGAGCCGGGGATCTTGGTGATCTCCTTCTCGTGCGGGTAGTCGCCGCCGGTGTTGGAGCGGTACGGGTCCTCACCGCTGCCGTCCCACTCCGAGACGAACCGCGTCGGCAGGACGTAGCGGCTGTTGGCGCCGCCGAAGTTGCTGGCCAGGCCGGGATCGAGCGTCCAGTGCCGTCCCAGGCCCTGCAGATCGGGGCCGGGGTAGTCCTTGCCGCGGGTCTTCTCCCAGTGGTCGAGCAGCGCCTTGCCCAGCTCGGGGTTGCGGAACGGGTCGCTGTCGGCGTCGTGGCCGCGGCGCCACGCCTGGACCACCGGGTTGTCGTCGGGCAGGTCCTTGATCAGGTCGTCGGTCCAGAACTCCTCGTCCTTGTTGAGGCCGGGGACCGTCTGGTGCAGGTACTTGGTGGCCCAGTCCGCGTCGGGCAGTCCTTCGCGCGGTGAGCCCTTGCCGTAGGCCGGGGCGCCCATCAGCTGCTCCGTGCCCGGCAGCATCGGGGTGTCGGGGTCGGGCGTCTCGCCGTAGAGCATCTTCTTGATGTGCGCGGCGCCGGGGTGATCGAGGTTGATCGGCTCGCCGCGGTAGAGCTTCACCGACCGGTTCTCGGTCGGCATGCCCGGCAGCACGTCGTCTTCCTCGAAGTCGTTGCGGTCCCAGCGGACCTCGGGGCGCGCATCGCTCTGCGACAGCGGGTTGTGGTCGCTGGGCGAGAAGTACCAGCGGCCGTCGGGCATCATCGGCCGGTTGTCCTCGTTGAACATCGGCGAGTCCAGACTCATCGGGCGGCTCTGACGGTCACCGGGGTTGTAGCTGACACCGAAGGACGGGCCAGGCTCGCCGTAGAGGGGTTTGCCTCCCGGAGACTTGATCGGGGCGAGCACGCTCTGGGAGTCGCCAGACTTGGGCGGGTTGTCCCACGGGTTGGTGGGCTTACTGGGCGTGCTGGGCTTGACGTCGCTGTTCCACGGGTCGCCGGACAGTTCGTTGAGCAGTTCGTCGACGGCGTCGTTGAGCCCCGTGGAGGGCTTGTCCGGGTAGTCCTTGAGCTTCTTCCAGTTCTTGAATCCCACGCCGGAGCCCGCGGGGTGGGTGCCGTCGGCGATGTCCTCCCACTGCTTATCGCTCAGCGACTTCCAGCTGTTGAGGCTGTTCTGCAGCGCACCCTCGCCCAGGCCGGGGAACATCGTCTGCATGAAGTCGTTCCACTCCTCGTCGCTCTGGGGCTTGAGGGGGTGGCCCTTGGGGTCGCCGAAGTGCTCGTCGAAGAGCTTTTTGACGTCGGGGTGCTCGTTCTCGCCGGTGGCGCTGCCCAGGTACTCGGCGAGCATGTTCTTCTGCCCTTCGGGCGACATGGAGTCGAACGCCTCGGCATTGATGCCCTGGCCGCCGAACACGTCGGAGAGCTTCTGGCCCAGCGTCTTGTTGTCGCCGAGCATCTTGTCGGCCAGCGCCTTCCAGTGCGGTCCGGCCTGACCGGTGGCCGCGACCTCGAGGTTGTCCTTCCAGTCCTGGGGACTCCACTGCTTCCAGGCGTTGATGATGTCGCTGTGGTCGCCGTGCGGGCCGCCGTAGAGCCCCTCAGCGAGCTGCTGCATGTCTTCGTGGCTGGGGACACCCTTCGTGTCGGTGCCGACGGCCTGGTGCACTTCCGGGTAGTCGGAGGGGTCCAGGTGCGGAGCGAGCTTCTTGCCGACCTCGTCGAGGATGATCTGGTGCGCCGGATCGCTGGGGTCCTTGAGCACGGCATTGATGTTGGGGTGCTTGTCGAGCCACTCGTGGACAGAGGCGCTGTTGACACCGGAGTCCAGCAACTCCCGCAGGCTCATGCCGGAGATGTCGGGCAGCAGCGAGCCCACGGAGGACTCGTCGGGCTCCGGGTGCTCCTCGAAGTCGTCGTCGAAATCGACGTCGCCGGGATCCAGTTCGTAGTCGTCGTCGTCACCGGAGTGCCAGTTCATCGGCACCGCGCCTTGGCCGATCAGGCTGTTTTTGCGGTGGTCGTCGAGGACGTCGAAGGCGTTCTGGTCGCCGTCTTCGGCCTTGATCTCCAGGTAGTCCTGGACCAGGTCCCAGTCGCCGTTTTGGCTGAGCTCCTGCTTCCAGAACGCCTTGTTTCCCGGCATCTTGATCAGCTCGACCCATTCGGGATGGGCGTCGAGCCAGAGGTCGGGGACGCCGTCCTCGTTGATGGCCTGCAAGAGGGTCATCTTCGAGTAGTCCCTGGCAGCGGTGCGCATGATGGCGCCCTGCTGCCACCACTGCATCGCCTCGGCCTGCTCGCGGTGGGTGATAATACGTTTCACGCCCGACCTCCTCCCCTATTGAGGTGGCGGGGCGCGGGTGCAACCGAGTCAGCCCGGAAGGCGCAGCGGGATGGGACCGCGGTAGAGCCACACGGCGAACTCGCGGTCGCCGCAGCACTGTGCCAACTCGTCGATCTGGCGGTCGAGGAACTCCTCGGTGGCGCGGCGCTGGAGCTGTTGCACCGGCGGCGGGCCCGGATCCACCAGCATCTCCTCGGTGACCTTCACCCGGTCACCTGCCGGTGCTCGGGGCAGCGCACGATGCTGTTCTGCGGATCCTCCTCGCTAGATAGACGCTATACGCAGTCTATACGACTTCAACACAAAGAGCCCGCCTCCGTATGGAGACGGGCCCTTTGCGAGGTGTGCTGGTTAGGCAGCCTTGCGGATGATCACGATGCCGCGGGGGTTGATGATGGCCATGCCGATGAGCTCGTCCATGACCCAGCCCTTGACGAACCGCTCGACCTGGTTGTCCTCATCGACATCGAGGGAGTACATGACCGGGAAGACGCCGAGGTAATCGGGGTCCGGGGTCAGGTAGAGCGTGCCCTTGGGGATGATGACCGACTTGCCGATCTGGTACTCGCCGAACTGGACGATCTTCTCGCCAGCCACGACGGAGTCCTTCATGGCCCAACCGACGTTGTTGATCTCCCACCGGTAGAAGTCCCGGTACTCGATGGGCCCGCACAGCAGGCGGGTCGAGTCGAGCAGGCGGCTATCGGTGTAGCTCGACGCCGTGTAGAGGTCACCGGGCTGGATGTAGCTCGAGGCCACGGTGATCTCGTTGGGCAGTGGGCCGACGCCGGGGATCGCCGTCGAGTCGATGGTCCGGTAGTGCTGGGCCGCGACCTCGAGCAGGGTGATCAGGCGCGAGTCCTCTTGGCGCATGATCGCTTGCTTCGACTGATCCTGGGCGTACTCGACGATGTTCGACCGCAGCCAGTACAGATCTTCCTTCTTGATCTGCGGGAAGGTCGCGAGCCGGAACATCTCGACGCGCATACGCTTGCCTTCGAACGGGGTGATCTTGACTTCACCCTCGTTGCCGTGCAGGTAGTACGCCTGGCCGAGATCGTCCATCACGTCGTACTCGATGGGAACGCCTGGCGTGCAGGCGTCTTCGAGCAGGACGTTACGCAGGATGCCCTGGTAACGCAGCTGCAGCTGGATCGGGCCGATCATCGACTGGCCGAGGCGCAGGAGGCCGTTCTGGCGATCCCGGAGGATGTTCGCCAGCTTGGTCTGCTTCTCGGCAGCGGTGAGCTTGCGGCCCATGCGCTGCAGCATGTTCTGTGCCTGTGCCACATACTCGTCCGAGTGGGTGGCGTAGCGTCCGAAGCCGGAGCCGACGGCAGCGGGAAGATTCATGGTTGTTTGCTCCTTGTCCTGTTCCCGTTGGCCTTAGCTGCCGCCCGCCAGAGCGACCGCGGAGGTCAGGTCATAGCGGTTGAGGCGGATCTGGATGGCGTCGGTCGAGATGACGTCGATCAGCTCGGCCACGGCGTTGCCGTGATCGACACCGGTCGGCGTCAGCAGACCGGTGTCGGTGGCCGTCAGCAGCTTGAAGCTGCCGTCGGTGACGTTGGCGGCGTTCCAGTCCGCGTCCAGGTCGAAGCCCGGATTGAGGATCTCGAAGACCGCCTGCTCGCCGCCCACCCAGACGGTGAAGTTGTTGGCACCAGTGCCGGTCACCTCGTCGATGCCCAGGCGCGGGGCCGCGAACAGCGCCGAGAGGCCGAACGGCTTCTGACCGGGCTTGCCGGTGAAGGGTTCGAAGACCTCGCCGGACTTACGCGACATCACGGTGCCGGGCACGATGTCGAAGGATCGATCCCAGGCGGGATCGAGGAAGCCAGCGTAGGCAGTCGCCTGGTGCTGGGCGTACACGGGCCGAATGGTCCGCTTCTGGGCGGGATTGGCCGGAGTCACGCGAAACATAGGTGTAGCTCCTTGTCTCAGAAGAAGAGTGCGGAGTCGTCAGACGGATCGGCCGCTGCCAGGCGGGGATTCGTCGCGGCGACGCGGGGCGTATTGGTCAGCCCCCGAGGGAGCGCAGTACCCCGCGAAACTGCCGCGGCGGTCTTGCTGGTCTTGGAGGCGTTGACAGTTGCCACTGCCTCCAGCAGGCGGGTGCGGTCTACGACCACGGGGCGCCGCATGGTCTCGGCCTGCTTGGCGAGCTTCCAGCGGTCGGTGGCGGGAGCGAGCCCGGCATTGATGACAGCTTCGGCATATCGAACCGCCGCCACGCCGTCAGCCTTGGCTGCTGTCTTGTCACCCTCGCCGGGAGCCCAGATCTGAGAATCCGAACTGAGTTCCGGGTCGGCGAGATCGTCACCGGCGTTGTGCGCGAAGTCCTTCAGGTCGTACTGAGAGGCTTGCGCGTCAGCGTCGGTCTCGTTGGCCACAGGGGCCTCCACGTCCACGCGCCCGTCCGGTGCTGCAACATCCAGCGACGTGTCGTTTGCGCGGCGGTTCATGGGAGCTCCTGTCGTTGCTTCACCCTTTCGGGCTTGGCGCAGGACATTTCCCAGGGTCGGGTACAGAACGGCGACATCCAGGCCCTGGTTCGTGGCCCAGCGAGCTGCCTGGCGGCGCAGCCAGTTCGGGTTGTGCTGCGCGGCGGTCTTGCCGGTCTGCGTGCGGACCCAGGTCTCGAAGGCCGCGAAGACCTTCTTGCTGGCGTCCTTGGGCTGGGTCTCGACGTCGTCGAGCGAGACGTCGTCGAAGTCGTCACCGCGCAGGCTCTGGTCGTCGGTGCCGCTGAGCTCCGGGTTGACCTTGTCGGCCTGCTCGACCGCGTCGGCCGTGCGGCGCTGGGCCGACCGGATCATCTCGGCGTTGATGCCCGCGTGGGCGAAGAACTTGCGGGGTGAAAACTTCGGGTTCTCGGCGGCGAACACTGCAGCGAAACGCTGTGCGGCAGCGACACGTTCGCCCACCGGCAGGCTGGCCACGAAGTCAGCGGTCTGGCGGTAGGGACGCGAGGACGCACGCTTGGCGGCCTGCAGGCGCTGGTAGGCGTCGAGGTCGCGCTGCAGTGAGGCGCCCTTGGCCTTGATGCTGGCCACCAGGTTGCTCTCGGTGTTGTTGATCTTGGACTCGTCGCCGGTCGGGGCCACCAGAGCCTCGGCCGCGGGGGTCTGCGAGATGAAGACCTCTTCCTGCTCGCCCTGGTTGTTCTCCCCGTAGGGACCACCGTCGGTGTGGCCGGAAGTGTCGGCCTGGCGGCGGCGGGCAGCAGTGGCAGTCATCGCAGATCCTTTCGTCTGTCCCTTCTTTCCTGCGCGGCGGCGCGTCTTTGCAGAGCGACGCTGTGCTTCGCGCTTCTCGACCCACTCCGGGGCGTCGTCGCCCTCGTCGTCGGAGTCATCGTCCGAGTCCTCTTCGGGGGTCTCGTCGGCGTCGTCGTCGAGGACCTCTTCGCGGTGGTCCTCGTCCTCGCCGGACTCGCCGTCGCCGTCGAGGTCTTCGTGCACAATCTCTTCGAGCTCTTCCAGAGCGTCGTGCTCGTCGGCGGCATGACGACGTGCATCGGTGCGGGTACGGCCCATGGTCTTCCTCCTTGGTGGGGCGTCCACTGAATCGGGATCACCTTCGACGTCGCCGATGTCTTCGACGAGACGGTCGCCATCGAGGCCCTGTTCCTCCTGTTGGCGGTCAAGGCGTTTGGTCATGTCGAAATCCGGGCCGGACAGTTCCGGCGGGGACTCCAGGTAGTGCTGGAAGGGGTTCTCCGGGGTGGTGAGATCGACCGGCTCGACGAACTCGTAGTCGTCGAGGCTGTCGTTCTCGTCATCGCGAAGCGTGTCGATGTCTTCGGGGACCTCGGTCTCGCCATAGGCCACTCGGCCGTTGTTGGCGACCATCACCCGAGACGTCAGGGCCGTCTCGTCGGCCGGATCGAAAACCCAAGACAGCTCGAAGAATCCGAGCTTGAAGCAGTCCTCGTAGACCAGCTTCTGCTCGCGTTTGCCCGTCTTGTGGTTGGTGACCCAGATCTTCTGGCCCTTGTGGTGGCGCACGTGGTCGCAGAACTCGTGCTCGTCGGTGGCGCGGTTGTTGCACGCCGAGCAGACGGTGAACCCGGCCTCCACGCCCATCGAGACGCTGTCGAGGCCGCCGTCGACGATCTCCTTGGCCAGCTTGGGGTAACGCTGGGCGTCGACCTCCATGATGGTCTCGATGTACTTGTCGTCACCGGACTCGATGTAGCGCGCGGCCACCACCTTGCCGCGGGCCCTCTTCACATCGAAGTTCTTGTGGTTGACGAAGATCGGCTTGCCCACGAAGGTGTGGGCGGCCTTCTGCAGCTCCCCCGACGGCCAGGCGTCGAAGTTCTGGTTCACCCGAGCCGAGATCGCCCGCACCTGTGCGTAGACGAAACCCGGCTCGGGCGACCACTTCTTGGCCACGGTGCCGGTCTTGCGATACTTCGCGACCAGCTGGCTGATGTCGGAGTCTGCAACACGACGGGTCGAGCCCGTTACGACACGGCGCAAAGCGTTGGTCACGTTGCAGACTCCAATCTCTCGGTTATTCCTGTGCTGGTGTGCGCCCGCTTACAGGTCACGAGACGTAATGCGTTCCGGCGAGGTCCTCTTCGGTCGGCATATTGCGAGCTCCGAGGGGGTGTGACTCGTCCTCCAGGGCACGCTGCTGGGCCAGGGTGTACTGGCGCCCAGCGGTGCGCAGCATGGTGGCCGCACGCTTGGCGATGGCGTCGTCGGAGTAGTCCTCGCCTCCCCCGCCGCCACCCAGGGCACCGCCGCCCTCGGAATCCAGCGCCGCGTGGAAGCTGCGCACCGGATCACCACCGAGATCACTTGCGGGAGGGGCGAACGGGTTGTCGTCGTCGCCGAACCCGGCCTCGTGCGTCATCGGCGCCTGCTGGCGCCTCTTGGGCCGAGGTGCCTGGAACCGCGGATCGGGTCCGCGGCCGACGGTCCTGATCCCGGCCGCCCGCTGCTGCGGGGCGTCGTCGTCGCTGTACTTGGTGATCGGGCCCTCCAGCTCGGTCACATCGACGAAGCGCGAACGCTCGTTGTCGTCCACGTAGGACTCCGAGGTCTCCCACTGCCGCTTGGGCGCCGGGCCCGACCCTGCAAACCCTTCGGTCTCAGCAGTAATACGGGCCGCCAGGTGCGCGACGATCTGGCTCACGTCCATCCCGCAGTCGCGCAGTTCTTCTACGACGTCGCGGATCTCGTCGTTGCGCGCATCCATGTTCTGGTAGTGATCCGACTGCTTCTCGTCGGTCAGATCGCGCAGCTTCTCCAGCAGGTCGGCGGTGCGGACCTGCGCGCTGGAGAAGATGCCCGACAGGCCGTTGGACACCGCGCTGCCCAGGCCGGTGCCGATGCCCTGGGCGATGGGTGCGGCGAAGTCGCCGATGCCCTGGGCAATCGGGGCCACGACGTCGCCGATCATCGACGTGTCGAAACCACCGAGGCCGCCGCCCATCATCGAGTCGTTGCCCGCCACGCCCGGCTCGGCCGGATCGCTCTGCAGTTCTTGGGCACTCGGCGTTGTGGGCTCCGGGGCGGGCTCGGTGGCCGCGCCCGGTTCGGCGTTCGGGTCGGCCGCGACATCGCCGTTCTCATCGACGTCGGCGTAGAGGAACCGCAGCGAGGCCATCGGCCGGATGCCGCCCGACAGCTCGTCGTCGGTGTCGGAGAAGCTGGTCATGCCCTCCGGCGTCAGACCCGGATCGGTGATGCTCTGGGCCGCGGGGTCGGCCATGGTGCCCATCGACACATCCGGCGTGCCCGCCGTCGGATCGAGGGTGCCCATCGACAGGTCGTCGGTGCCGGTGGAGGTCGGCATCGCCGTCGAGTCCATCGTGCCCATCTGCAGCGCGCGGTCGGCGTTGCCGCCGGGCAGCGTCAGCTCCTGGCCGGGCATGATCAGATCGGGGTTCTCGATGCCGCTGGCGTCGGCGATCTGCTGGTAGTTGTTGCCGTCGCCGGTGGTGCGCTCGGCGATGTCCCACAGGGTGTCGCCGGACTGCACGGTGTAGGCGTTGTTGGCTCCCGGCGCGTCAGACGCGCCGATACCGGCGCCCAGCGCCGCACCCGCGGCGGCACCGCTGCCGAGGTCGTTGGCCGAGCCCGACGGGTCGGCGGCCACACCGGCACCCAGGCCGGTGCCGAGAGCACCGCCTGCGGCTGCACCCGAGCCCAGGCCGCCGCCACCGCTGGACGACGACGAGGAGGACGAGGAGGAGCTGCTCGGCCAGGTGGGGATCCACCCCTGCCCGCCGGGGCCCAAGCCCGTGCCGCCGCTGTCCCCGGCACCGCCCGAGCCCAGGCCCAGGCTGCCGCCGAGGCCCGCGCCGGAACCGATGCCGGACGAGGCGCTCTCGTCGTCGGCGAGGAAGTGGCGGGCGAAGTGCACGATCTGGTCGGGGCCGGTGGTCTCGCGGTCGTCCTCGGTGACGTCCACGAACTCGCTGCGGTCGCCTTCGTCCTCGTCGTGCGGGAACACCAGGTCCGGCGTCAGGTGGTCGGGCTCGTTGTCCAGCTCGTCGGCCCAGTGGTGCGCCAGCGGGTCCTTGTAGTTGCGGACCTCCTTGCGCTCCACCCCGTCGGCGGCCGTGCGGCGCTTGCGGAAGTGGTCGGGGTTGTCCTTGAGGTACTGCGACTGCATCTCGTTGTAGGCAGCCAGGGCGTGCGAGCACATGCGGCCGACGAACTTGTACTGGCGCTTGAACGCCCAGCGGCCCCACTCGCACGAGCAGCTGTAGTCGCTGACGTTCTGCCCGCGGCCGAAGCCCGCGAAGCCGCCGCCCTTCTTGATCATCACGTCGTAGACGCCGTGGTCGCCCTTGACGCTGGCGTAGATGCGGTCGGGGGCGATGTCGTGCACCTCGATGGCGCCGGAGCTGCGCAGGCGCTTGGCCTTGCTGCGCACGTCGGCCCAGGCCGCTTCGCGCATGTCGCGGTCGGCCTCGATGAGCATGCCGTGTTCGACGATGTCCTGGGACAGGCCGCTGTCGAGCAGCACCGAGCCCATGCGCCGGATCTCGCGGACCGGGTCGTCGCGGAAGCGCTGCACCGGGTCGTTGAAGTGGTCCACCGGTCGTGGGATGAAGGCGAACTTCTCGCCGGGGCGCTCGATGTAGGCGTCGTCGGCCGAGCCGAACACGTGCTGCAGCGGGGCGAGGATGCCGCCCAGCGGGCTCTCGTCGATGCCTTTGTCCACCAGGCCGGGGTCCGGCTCCAGGGGCAGAGGGTCGTCGCCCTCGTCGAAGTCGTCTTCGTCGTCGTGCTTGTCTTCGCCATGGCCGCCGAGACCGGCGAGGTCGGACAGCTCGGAGAGCAGACCCGCGGTGCCCGCGCCCTCACCGACGGCCAGCATGGCGGCCGGGTTGGCGTAGCGCCGCGAGGCGCCCTTGGCGAACAGGTCGGGGTTGGGGGCGGGCCACTCGCGTTCGGCGCGGTCGTCGAAGGTCAGCGAGTCCGACGGCGAGGTGCGCTCGTCGGCGTCGATCTCCTGCTCGCCCGGCTGGATCGAGGTGTCGTGCCCGAACATGTCGGTCGGGTATTGCGGCTCCGGGTCGTACGGCAGCGTCGTCGAGTTGTCGGTCTCGACGTGCTTGTTGCCGGTGCCGTCATCGGGGAACGGATCCGACGCGGTACGGACGACCTTCTGCTGGTCGATCCACACCTTGAAGCCGTTGCCAGCCACCAGCAGCTGGGTCTTGCCGTGCAGGGTGCTGGTATCGACAACCTCGCCAGGGCCAAAGCTCGTGTGGACCTGCATGCCGCGCCTCCTAGAGTCTCTACCTCTTAGGGGCGCGGAACCTCACAACCACAGGATGGCGGCGACGTTGATGAGAACGTGCAGGATGTTGTCGGCGATGAACAGCAGCCAGGTGGCCAGCCACACCGGCGCTTCAGCGGGGGTGCCGGTTGCCTCGGACAGCGACGGCCGCCAGCCCCGCGGGGCGAACTGGTTGCGCAGCCACACCACGTAGCGGGCCAGCCGGTAGTGGTCGATGAGGATGTGGGTCACCACGATCACTGCCAGCGCCAGCGGCGAGCGCGTGATCAGCAGGAAGGGCAGCCCGTAGGTCAGGCCGTGGGCGATGGCGGGCCACCAGTGCTTGGTCTTGGCGTTGGCCATCCAGTGCGACTGCAGCAGGTAGTCGCCGACCATGTGGGCCATCCCGGCGCAGGCGATGGCCTCTCCGGCGTTCACGAGTCCAGCAGCGGGAAGTCGATGGTCTGCCCGGCCCACTCGATGGTGAGGCGGTCGAAGATGACCTCGCCGGTGAAGTCCAGCGGGTGCATGGCGTAGGCCGCGGTCATGTGCGGCAGGAACGGCTCGTGCTGCTTGGGCATCTCGGGCAGCGCACCCTCGCACACCTCGTGCACCGCTTCGCGCAGCGGGGTCAGCAGGTCGCTGTCGCTGACCAGGTACACACAGCAGGGATCCATCTCGCCGGTCGGCCCGCCGTCGGGGTTGAAGATGGCGTGGCCCATGACGCGGGCGTGCACCGCGGCGGTGAGCATGTCGGCGATATGGCCGATACCCGCGGCCACCCCGTCGACCGGCAGGTCGGTGACGTTCTCGCCGAGGTAGCACAGCGTGAGGTGGATGTCCTCGACCGGCTCGCCGCCCTGCACGGCCATCGCCTCGGCGATGTCGCGGCGCGGGTAGAGCGCGACCATGCCGCCGGTCTGCTTGGCCTGCTCGGCGTCAGCCTCGAGGTAGCGGGAGCCAGTGGTCGAGTTGGCTAGGCGCACCAGGTGCTCGACTTCGGCCAGTTGCTCGAAGAAGGTGCTCACTGATCGCTCCCCGAGCAGCAGGCCGAGTCTTTGACGAAGACTGGAAGGCCGAAGATTTCGGCGTCGGAGTTCTCCCAATACAGAGTCCAGTTGCGGCGCAGCCCGTAGATGGGGGCGGCCTCGGCCGGATCGTGGATCGGACAGGTGACCTCGTTGAGCTCGGCGACGGCTTCCACGCCGTGCTTGTTGAGATAGGTGGCCAGACTGGCGGCCTGATCTGCGCTCTCCACCGGGAGGGTCAGGTAGCAGATGTCGAGATTCATGGCAGGGGCCCTTTCAGGAGCGGACGACAGTGAGATGGGTGGCCGTCGCCGCAGGCCCTGCGCGCGAACTAGATCTTCTTGCGCACCTCGTACCCGGCGCGGTCGATGAGCTTGAGCGTTTCGTTGCGGGCGAGTTTGACCTTCTCGTCACGAGTTTTCTTGGGGAGCTTGTCCCACGGCGGGACCTGTTCCTCGAACTGCTCGTCAGTGATCGAGTCACCCAGCTGGCTGCGGATCTCTTCACGAAGAGCCCCCCACAGGTCCTTCGCGAACTGCTCCACCGTCACTACCGCCTGAGCTTTCGTTGCCACTGTCGTCTCCCGTCTCGCCCACCGGGCCGAAGGCCGACTGATCGGTGATCGGAAGGTCACCCGTTTCGACAGAGAGCACGGTGGTTCTGCGTGTGGTCCACCTATATTGCCGGAGGAGGTCCTCCTCCGAGAAACCTAGATTCTCCGCAGAGGCTCGCAAAGCACCGAGCAGGGCGGCGCGTCCCTCGGCCGTGTTGAGGTTGTGCCCGCCGAGCTCACCCCAGGACACGGTGCCGTTGGGCAGCCGCACCCCGTACTGGACGGTCTCGACGACCTTGTAGTCACCTAGTCCCATTGCACCGTCTTCCCTGTGATGTCCTCGAATTGCTGGACCATGTCGCGCAGCAGGTCAGCGGAGTCCTTGGCCCCGCCGTTGCGGATCTCCGGCCAGTCGGCGCGGATCTGGCTCTCGTACTGGCCCATGTTGAGCATCTGGTAGAAGCCCGGATCCTCGACCAGATCGCTGACCAGCGGGGAGTTGTGGCGAGCGAGCACTTCGCGGCGGCGCACCGCACGCTCGATCTGCTCGTCGTTGACAGTGAACTTGTGGCCGTAGCTCGACGGCCCCTTCTCCAGCCACGACTTCTTGCGGATCGGCTCGACGTTGCTGTCCTTGCCCTTGCGCTTGCGGCTGGCCGCCCGCGGCATGCCTTCGCGCATGTCGTCGGAGATCTCCGGGCGGGCCCGGTTCATCGGCGCCTCGGGCTCCTCCTCCATCGGAGGGGCGACGTTGGGGCCGCCGGGCGGGAGCATGCCGCCCATCGGCAGCACGCCGAGCTGTCCGGCCGGGCTCATCGCCTGGCTCTGCTGCTCCATCATGTCGGCCTGACCCTCGGCCATCTGTACCGCGGCCAGCTGCTGGCGCAGCACCAGCGTCTGGTTGAGGTAGTCGATCATGTCCGGCGGGTAGGGCATCTGCTGCTCGACCGGCAGGCGACGGTTCTTCTCGTCGATGATCATCTTGGCCTTGGCCATCATCTCGGCCTGGGCGACCATCTTGGACACGCCCTCCTCGGCCTGGGCCTGGATCTCCAGGTCGAAGTCGATGGAGGTGTTCAGCGCCATGGTCTTGTCCGACACCGGGGCGCCGCCGGTCTTGAGGTCGGCGATGAACTGGCGCTCGGTCTGCTCGTCGCGCAGGTTGAGGCTGCGGAAGATGACCTTGGGGGTCAGCAGTTCGGGCACCTCGACGACCTCGACTTCGCCGGTGTCCTCGTTGTAGCGGCGCACCTTGCGCTTCTTCGGGATACGCAGCTCGCCCTTCTTCTCGTAGGCGTAGAACTGCTGGGCTTCGGCGATGACCTCGGCGCGCTTGATGATGTGCGCGGTGGCCTTGCGCTGGAAGTCCTTCATGTTCAGTTCGCACACCTCGCGGTTGAGCGCGCTGGAGGCGTAGGTGCCCGCCGCGGCGGTGCCGCCCTGGATCAGGGCCTGGCCGATGCCCCACGCCTGCATGAGCTTCATGTCGACGCGGTCGTAGTCCTGGTCGAAGCGCGGCACCGACTCGCGGCCGAAGACGCTCTCGATCTTGAGGCCCATGTGGTGGGTGTAGAGCTTGAAGTCGCCCATCAGGGCGGCCTGCATGTCGTCGCGCAGCGCCTGCAGGTCGTCCATGGAGGGGATCCACGGCTCGCCGTCGCCCATGTTCTCGATGCCGAGGGTGGCCACGATGAACGGCGCGTACAGCCGGTCGGCCACGGCGTCCTGGGCCGCGTTGAGCGACTCCTCCATCAGCAGGGTGCGGAACGAACGCATCAGCGGTGGGGTGCCGTAGACGTCCCAGGCGTTGGCCCGGTTGACGATGCGGCTCCACAGGCCCTCGGAGATGTCGAGACCGTCGTCGTTGTTGGCGGCCTGAATGATCTCGGGGTGGTACTTCTGCAGCTGCTCCAGCTGCCAGGTTCGCTCCAGTTGCTCGGAGCGGGTCTCCTGTCGGCCGCCGGTGTGGGGCGGGTTGCGCAGCGCGTCGACCATGTCCTTGACCATGAGTTGCACGCGCTCCTGGTCGACGAACAGCGAGCGGCTCACCCGCAGGCGGTCGGGGTCGAGGACCTCCTCAGAGGCCCAGGTGCCGAGTTCCTCGTCGAAGTGGCCCAGGGTGGTGACCTCACCGGCGATGAAGTACTCCCGGCCCAGGGCGTTGGGCAGGAAGTCCTCGTAGTTGAGGTCGTTGAGGAACATCTCGCTGAAGAACTTCTCGATCTTCGAGTCGTCGGACTGGAATTCCAGGCCGGTCAGCGGGAACCGCGCGTAGATGTCGATGAGCAGGGGCACCAGGTCGTGGGTGGCGTAGTACATCCGCGCCCACATGCGGGCCTTCTTGAGCTCGTCGGGGTTGCCGATGTCAATCGGCACGCCCTTGTCGACGAGGGTGCCCAGCGGCTGGCGCATGCGGGGCATGGCGATCTGGGTGTCTGCTCCGGTGCGCTGCAGTGAGGCCATCCGGGAGCGGTTCATCTGCGCGGCCACCTTGCGGGTGGTCTCCGACAGCGAGCCCGGCGTGGCGGCCAACTCCTGCATCTGCGTGGCGGTGACGCGGGCCTGCACCGGGTTGTTGGGCAGGCTCACGCCCGCCTGGCGCAGACGGTTCATCTCCGCGGAGAGGTTGCCGACCTGCAGCCCCGACGCGGTACGGCCGCGCCGGTCGATGATGGGGAACTTCGGCTCCGGTGCGGTCACCCGACCGGCTCCAGGTGGCTGAGCTTGGCCAGGCAGACCTCGGTGTACCAGCCGTCAGCGGGAGCGTGCTCGTCGGCGGGCTCGTCGATGACGACGTGGAACGTCGGGTAGACCGGCGTGCCACCGTGCTCGAGGTCGAAGCTGACCTCGGTCACGGTGCCCACACCGTCGTACAGCTCGCCGCCGGTACGCGCTTCGACGCGGTCACCGACCTGGAAGGGGACCGTCGCGCTCAGGAACTGCATGGCCCGGACCACCGAGCCGACCTGAGACGTCGGGCCGGTGACGCAGGCCGAGCAGTGCCCGCGATACACCGGGTCGACGTAGACGATCTCCCGCAGTTCCTTGCAGGAGAAGCACAACCGGACTGTCACTGAATCGCCTTCTTCGGTCCCTTGTTCCACTTGCCGTCGGGGTTGCGCCGGGCCCAGTCGGAAGGCATCGGCTTCATCGTTGAGGTGCCGGGGTCCTCGCCGCCGTCCTCTTCGAACTCACCGGGGTCGGTGACGTCGTAGATCGCGGACTGCTTGCTGGCGACGATGACGCCGTCGCGGACCGGGACTTCGCGCACCAGGTAGCGCGGTGCGGAGGCTTCGTGGCGGTCACCGCCGGTGCCGATCACGTAGCTGTTCCACTGCTTGCCGCAGGCGCAGCGGTGGAAGCCGCTGGGCACCTGGAAGCCCGCCCCGCACTCGCAGGCGAACTTCTGGGGAGCGCTGGCGACGTGCGCCTCCAGGTGGCCGTCCCAGTCGAACCCGGCGATCTTGCGACCCGCGGGTTGCGCCGGGGTGCCCCAGCCCATCCATGCCTGCTTGCGGCTGGCCTGCTTGCCCTTGAGGTAGTCAGTGGCCAGCGGGCGGTTCTTGGCCCGCCAGTCGTTCTTGTTGAGGTAGGCAGGCTTCTCGGCGGGCGGCTCCTTCGGCTCCTGGCCTTCGCTGAAGTAGCTGCGCTGCGGCCCGGTGAAGTGCGAGTGGTTCTGGTCCACCACGGCGAAGTTGTTGCGCCAGTCCGGGTTGTGGGTGTGCTCGTAGCGCCCTTCGGTCAGGTACTGCGGCACATCCGGCTCCGGCGCACCCTTGGGGCGCAGGTACCACGGGGTGTACTCGGGGTTGAGCTCCGGGGCCACCCATTCCGAGCGCACCCAGGGATGGTTCGAGGAGCCACCGTTGGTGAGGTGCTGGGCGGCGTACCCGTGCGGGTCGGCCAGGAACGCCTGCTCCTGCGCATCGGCGTGGGCCATGTCGATGGGGTGGTACTGCTCGTACTCTTCAGCCCACCCGGCGGCCTGCTTGTGCTGACCGGTCAGATGCTTCTTGAGCTTCTGCAGGGCGCGCTGGCCGACGCCGGTCTCCTGGGCGAACTGGTCGAAGTCGACCTCGCTGCCGGTGGGCAGCCCACCCTTCTGCGGCTTCTTGGCGTTCCACTCGTCCCAGGCCCGCAGGACGTCGGCAAAGCGCAAGCTCGCCTGGCGAGCATCAGCCTTGCGGGCCATCATCTGCTGGCTCGGGTCCTGGGGAGGCATCGCGCCCATCGACGGATCCATCGGAGGCATGCCGCCGCCCATGCCTGGATCCATCGGAGGCATGCCGCCGCCCATGCTTGGATCCATCGGAGGCATGCCGCCGCCCATGGAGGGGTCGCCGCCGCCCATGCTCGGGTCCATGCCGGGCATGCCGCCGGGGGCACCACCCATGGAGGGGTCACCACCACCGGCCGCGTCGGCGCCGGGCATCACGTTGATCGAGCCGCCGGGCATGACGTTGAACGGGTTGGCGGCCTGCTGTTCCTGCAGCGCCTGCTGCACCACGACCAGCGCCTGCTGCATCGGGGCGATCTGCTCCTGGAACTGCTCGGCCTCCTGGTTGAGCAGGCCGGTCAGCGCGTCGTTGGCCTTCTGCAGGTAGTCCGGCGCGGCGGTGTGCCGAGCCGAGTCCCTCTTTGGCAGTGACTTGTTTGCGCGGTCGTATGCCTGAGCGGTCTCTTTATCGGTGAGCTCCCTGCCCCCATCGTGAAGCCACGTGTAACCCGAAGGGGTGCTGTCCTGCGGGCCGACGTAGTACTTCCGCGGCTCATCCATCGCCTTGCGTCGATCCATGGGGAACGGAATGAGGTCACCGGCCGAGCGCTGCACCGCCGAGACCAGCCGCAGGTAGGCGTCGTCGGACAGCGGCGTCTGGCTGGCGAAGCGATCCAGGGCGTCCAGCGACGGCCGCACGTTGGCCTGCTTGCACCAGCGGGCGAAGCGGTTGACGGCCTCCTTGGTCTTGCCGTCGACGAAGTTGGTGTCGGCCGGGTCGCCGGTGTGCTCGACGGCGGGGCCGGTGAAGTTGACGTCGACCTTGGCGCGGGCGTTGTCGTCGACCGAGTCGAGGTAGCCCTTGAAGTCGCCCTCGGGCACCAGGGTCTCGGTGAAGTCGGCCTTCTTCTTGGGCTTGCTCGCGACGTACTCACGCTCGAGCTGCTTGCACACCCGGCGCATCACCCCGGTGCGCGGGAACAGGTGCGGCTCGACGGTCTTGATCATGTCGTCGCGGCACAGCGCGATGCGGTCGCGGAAGTCGCCGATGTCCTTGGCGGCCATGACGAACTCGCCGAACCGCTCCTTGCAGTCGTAGATGGCCGCGGCGAGCTTGTCGGAGGCGATGCGGTGCTCGCGCTCCCGCTCGCTCTCAGAATGCACGGCCGCCTCGAAGACGTTGATTGCGCTCACCAGGACTCCCTCGATCCAGTCACAGACGAGGCGACAACCGCCTCTACGTTTTCTCGTTGCAGACGGCGGGGATCACAGACCGCGGTCTCCGGCTCGGGTGTGCAGCTCGCGCAGTGCGAGGTGATCGACGCGGTGGAGAACTGCTTGCCGCAGCGGTCGCACCACAGCGCCAGGCGTGGCGCGGGCGCGGTCACGACTGCAGCTTCCGGCGGCGCCGCGCCGAGGACGCGGTGAGTCCGGTGGTGGCCGGGGCCTGCCTCGGGGTGACGCGGACCTCCAGGGTGGCCAGCGCCGCCATGAACTGGTCGTGGGTCATCCGGTAGGAGCGGCCGACCTTGATGGCGCCGAACGTGCCGTCGAGGATCTTGCGCTTCACCCAGGCTTCGGGATCGCCCAGATCGTCACCGCAGATGGCTTGGGCGACCTCGGTGAGGCTGTACGTAAGTGGACTCATGATTCGCTCCGGCGCTTTGCGCGGGGCTTGCCGTCGAGCACTGCCGTCGGATCGACGACGATCTGAAGCACCAGTTGTGATAACGGAATCTGGGTCCAGACAGCCAGTGCATGCAGCATATTCGCCTGAACTTTCCCGCCCCACCGCTCATCGAACGACCGGTAGATGGTCGTCTGGCCGATGCCGATGTTCTTCTTTGCTAAATCTGCACGATCCCGAACGCCGTTGGCGCGCATAAGGTTTGAGACCGACTCGGGAATCCAGTGCAGCTCCAATGAGCTCGCTGACATGCTTGCAACACTAGCAGCGGGCTTCCATTTTTGGAAGTTAAGTCCCACTTATGGGCGTGTCGGATCAACTTCCGAAGTCAATGGCCCAGTTCACATAGGGTTGCCGCGTTTCCGAAAACGGAAGTACCATTGAGCGCATGCCCAAAAACAGCAGGGAAGGCCGGGGCCTCAAGCGGGTCCTGGAGTGGGTGCTGGACCGCGACATAGTGGACGCGGAGATCGCGGGCGCGCTCAACAAGCCCCCAGCGACGTACTCACGCCGCAAGGATGCCGCGGACTTCCCGACCTACGAAGAGCTCGATCAGATAGGCCGCCATTTCGGGATCAACCCGAGATGGCTACAGGTGGAGTTCGGTTACCTAGAGGTCGCCGAGGTCGACGAGGCGGGGCGACTACGCACTGCGCCCAGTCCCCTGGCGACGGCCACGAAGACCGCCGCCCCTGCGGCGACTACCGCCGAGACAAGGATTTCCAAGATGAAGGTGCGTAAAGACGCCCCACCGCTCGGATAGCGGTGATGGCCTTCGCTGAGTTGGCCACCACGAAGCCCACCCCGAACAGAGCTGTCAGCGCCCACTCCAGAGTTGCGATGCGCTCGCCTGCGCCGGGGATCATTGCGGCGATGCTGTAGAGCAGCGCCGAGAGTGTTCCGGCGGCGCACACCACCAGGTAGGCGGTGGCAACCATCTTGTGCTCGGTGTCCTGGCGTAAAACGAGCAGTGCCACCATCGCCAGGCCGAACTGGTAGACCAGCGCCAGCCCCACGATCAGCCGGTAGGCCACCAGCCACACATCCACAGGCGCCTGCAAGAAGTCCGGGATGTACTCATTGCTGCACTGGCTCGCGCAGAACGTCCACAGCATTGCCGCGAGCACCACTGCCGCCGGACGCTCCAGGAACTGGCGGGCCGCCCCCTGGATCGAGTCGTCGTCGCCCAGGCGCATCAGCACTGAGACCACCAGGCAGCCCGCGGCGCCGAGGAACAACAGGTGCCCCAGGAGGTCCTCGACGTTCCAGTAGCCGGTGATCGCGTGTAGCGGTTGCCCGAGCCACTCGGACATACGCTCGTCCAGCATCAGCACCGAGGTCGCCAGCAGCGCCATGCTCAACGTCGTCGGCACCTGCCAGCGGTTCGCCCACGTCGCGCGACGGGCCCACAAGGCCCAGCACAAAATGACGACGCAGGCGTTAATAAAGAGGACACGGGTCACGCGAGATCCATTCACACAAGAAATACGAGATCGAAGAGATAGAGCAGCAACACGTCCTTTGCGGAAGGCGTGTTGCTCTTGACATAACACCGGAAATTTGTTTCCGCGTCAAGCAGTACTTAGACCGGCTTAATCACATGTTTGCAGTTGCAAAATCAGGCGCCTAGCACGCCCTCTATCACATCTGCGGCCACCGCGAACGAGGTTCGATCCAGATGTCCGTAGACGTCGATGGTGGTCTTAATTGACTGGTGCCCAAGGTGTCTCTGGATGACCGGCAGCGGCACACCCGCCGAAATTAGCCAGGAGGCACAGGTGTGCCGGAGGTCATGAATTCGCGGGCTAACGTCAAGATCAGCCTTTTTCACCGCTGGCACCCACACGCGCCGATGAAAACCATGATTGCGGACCGGTCCCCCGGCGCGATTCACAAATACCCATTCATGATTATAATTCAGTTTGGTTAATACAGAGCGTGGCACATTAATGGTGCGTTTGCTCTTTCCCTTGGTTTTCACCAAGCGGTACTTCTCCCCGCCGGGACTGTACGTCCAGGCGCGGCGAATACGCACCGTCCCCTCGGTGCGGTTGACATCCTCGGGGCGAAGCGCCGATGCCTCACCCCAGCGGCAACCCGACGCCACCAGGAACTCCACCAGTGGACGCCAGTACTCAGTGACGCTATCGAGCAGTCGAGCAAATTCGTTGCGGGTGAGGAAGACCATCTCCTCGTCGGCGTCGCGCGCGGTGTCCTTCGGCAGCCGCCGGTCCTCGGCGGGATTGGCCGGGATGTGCTTGGGCACCGCGGCGTCCAGCACGCCGGACAGGAAGCCGTGCTTGTTGGCGATGGTCTTGGGCTTGGCCGGACGGCGCGAGCCGTCACGGTTGAGCGCACCCTCCTTCTCCATCCACTGCACCCAGCGCGACAGGTGATCGCGCGACAGCTCGGTGAGTGGGATCTCGCCCAGAATCGGGGTGATGTCGTTCTTGAGGTAGGCCCGGTACTTGGTGATGGTGCCCTTGTCGATACCGGTGAGGTGGTCGATGTAGTGCTCGACCCACTCGGCGACGGTGGGGCCCGCGCCCCTGGCGCCCTTGCGGCGCTCGCTGGGGTGCGGGATCCCGAGGATCTCCAGTGCCTTGTCGCCGCCGACCGCATCAACGAGCATCTTGGTCTTCTCGGCGCTGGGGAGATCGTTGTACGAGTCCGAAGTCTCGGTCCCGTCAGAGAGCTTGAACACGACCGAAAAGTACGGTGATCCGTCTTTGCGGTAGCGCGTGCGAACGAAGGCCACGAGGGGACATTACCACCGTTTTCCACTGACCGTGGACTGACGGCGGCCCCTCGGGCCTTTCGAAAACCCTCTGACCTGCGGTTTTCCTGTGGAGCTAAGGGGATTCGAAACCCTTATCCTGGAGCCCGAAATGCAGGTTTACCTGCGAAAACACATCCATGAAAGACAATGAGTGGCAATGAATGAGAGTGAGTCGAAGTGGGGAAACAGTGAAACTCACTGACGCCGTCAGTCGGGGGTTCCGGCCCTACGGCCGGTGATCGTGATGGTTGCTACGGCCGGAGCTCACGCACCGTGCGCCGAGTGGGCACGATTGTCTCCGAGACGATCTCGTCGATCTCGTCGGGGGTGGGCAGTCGCCCGGCCCGCAGCACTGCAATCATGCGCTCAAAGGCGTCCAGAATCACGTCTGAGAGGTCCAGGGAGCGCACCAGGCTCTGGCGGCAGGCGTTGCGGGAGCGCTCGGCCTCCTCGCGAGCTGCCTGGGCGCGGTCGGCCTCTTCACGGGCGTGCCGGACGTTGAGATCGGTGACGGCAAGATCGGCGTCGGTGTCGAACTTGCGCGCCTCCGACTTCTGCTTGGGACGGGCGAACCACCCCGCCACGACGGTGGAGAGCACCGTGGCGATAGCGGTGGAAGTCAGCACCAGCTCCCAGTTCATTTCACCCGCTTCATCAAGTGGAAGTTTCGGCGGATGAACCGGAAGGCTTGGTAGGCCCGCACCCCGCAGGCCACCCCGAGGAACGACAGCACCACACCCAGGCTGGTGCTCCAGAACTGCACGGTGTCGCGCAGGTTGAACGAGTAGACGAACAGCGCCGTGGTACAGCCGATCATGCCGCCGAGATCAAGGAACGCCGCGGGCGGCAACCAGGAGCGCCGGTCGGTGGGGAACTCGACCCACACCGCTGACAGCAGCGCGGAGACCGACCCGGCGAGCAACGTGCAGGCAAACAGCCGCTGCACTGGCTCGGGCATGGCCAACACCACCACTGACCCTTTCGGTCCGATCACGAGCTGCTCGAAGGCGATAATCGCCAGAGCCAACATAATTGTCACATGGGTAACGTGCCTGGACGATCTACGGCGCGTGTCACCCATAACGAAATCCTCGTCCCGCTCGAATGCTCATTTTCCGTACCGCCTCTGTCGTATTGACCAACAGACGTTTAGCAATCGGTTCGGCGTGCGACTTCGACAGGTCGACCCGCTCGCGATAGATATAGGCGACATAGGTCCACGAAATGACGGCAAGAGGATTGGCGATATTCAGCGGATCGGCATCGACGAGATCGTCGATAAGCGACAGCATTGCCGTGGCGTCCAGCGCACAGAACCACCAAAAGCCAATCCAATAACCGATATTGCGAATGCGTTGCCGGTGCGGGTCTCGGTTACCGTAAAGCAGCATCAGGCCCGAGGCGAGAATGACAAATCCCCAGGTGGCCGGAGATCCCGGCACCTGCAGCGCGTACTCCCACACCGAGGACGACCAGCGCGCCTTGCCGCTCTCGATGTGGCAGGCGATGATCGTAATTCCGAAAATGGTTGCGAGCCAGGACAGCGCCCAGCCGTTACGCCGGATGATGGCGTCGCGCGGATCCTCGTACTCGGTCTCCCGGTTCCAGGGTGCGTTCACGCTCACCACCGCCTCACACCAGCTGCTTTCCGCGAGCGTTGAGGTAGTCGGCCGCCCACTGGACGCCGGTCTTGCCTTGGAACACAGCGCGTGTGGGGTCGCCGTAGCGGCCATGGTCGTTGCTCGCCGCGAACGCCAAAAGCTTCGCAACGGTCCTGCCCATTTTGGTCCATCCTTTTGCTGTACCCCCTGTGCCGGAGCCGAGAACCCCGGAGAGCAGACCACCGGCGAGAGGGCCAATGGTGGGGATGCCAGAGATGAGGCCGCCGAGGAATCCGGCTCCGGCAGTGAAGAGGCCGAACGGGGACGCGGTGATGGCCCCACCCCCGAGCAGAGCTCCGAGCAGGCCGCCGTGCACGGTTTCACGATTCTCCAGTAGCTTCATGCCGTCCTTGCCGGTCAGCTCACTGACCGCCGTGGACAAGCCGGGGTAGTCGATGGGCAGCAGCTCGGCGAGCGCATCGACGAACTCATCGCGCTGGATGAGCTGGAGCATGGTGGTGGCCAGGGCGCCGAGGTCGTGCAGCTGCAGGCCCGAGCCGGGGCGGTCGTAATCGCCTGCCAGCGCGGCGTATCCGATCCAGAGGTAGTCCTTCTCGGCGTCGGCCGTGCAGTACATGTCGTCGTCGAGGGCCAGGCTGATGTAGCGATTGGCCAGCGTAGGGATCAGCGGGCGCCGCCGGGCGATGCCTCCCCCAGGCGGCTTGTGGCCGGTGTTGACGGTGCCGTCGAAGCGGCACGGGTCGCCACAGTTGACGATGGAGAGCAGATCTCGTTCACGGTGGGCCAGACGGCCGCCGGGCTCGTGCTCGCGGGCGATCTCGTAGGACACCTGGGCGCCCTTGCTGTGGCCGATCAGAACGTACTGGGCGTCAAGGTCGCTCAGGAACCGCACGGCGTTCTCGACGCCCTCATGCACCGTCTCGATGTAGGACGGGCCGTCGGTAGGGCTGAGCACCGGGCCGAAGCCTGGGTTGTAGAAGTTGTCCAGCTCGGCGAAGACGCGGTGGTCGAGCATGTGGGCGATGTCGGCCTGTAGCCCGACGTCGGGAGCCGACCAGGTGCCGGGATTCTTCACGGCCGCAATGCGGAAGACGGGATACCCGTCGAGCTTGCGGTTGAAGTCGTGCATGGACACCGGCCAGCGCAGCGGGGTGCTCATGACGTCTTGGCTTGGTGTGCCTTGAACAGTTCGATGACCATGTCCGACAAGGTCCATTCCTTGCCGGAGGGGTCGACGTAGACGACGCTGAGGTCCTCGGCCAGGACGGTGAGCTCGTCGAGCGCCGACGGGGTGTTCCAGGGCTGTCCGGGCTTGGGGCCGCCGGTGCGAGCAGTCGTGCGCTGCCCGCTGTCGGTGACCTTGCGGTACAGCTGCACCGGCCGGTGCGGTTCAACCGCTCCGCTGTCGGCGTTGCGGCCGTCCAGCTTGCCGAGTGCCCATGCTTCGGGTGTTGCCATTGCTTGTCCTCTCGGCCAGGCGTTTTCGTGTTACGCCAGGAACAACATCTCGGGGGCGAAGTCGGGGGTGGGCCGGGGCGCAGCGGCGAGCCGAGGCTTGGGGGTGGCGCGGCCGAGGCCGACGACCTTGTCGATGAAGGCCTGGGTGACGACGGCCGAGCGCTGCATGCCGAGCGCGGAGGTGTGCCGCTCGGCGTGATGGCGAGCGCGCTCGGAGAGCTCCTCGTGATCGTGGGCCGCGTCGCGGTTGGCGGTGAAGAACCGGTCGCCCTCGAGCTCGACCCAGCGCTTCTCCGAGCTGGCGAGTTTGATTGCGGCGGTCTTGGCGGCAGTCCGGCCGGGAGAGCGGGAGACACCGACAGCCTCCCGGCCGGAGCTGCCAGTCAGCAGATCATCGCGCAGACTTGCGATGGCCTGGCGGTCTGCTGACAGTTCTTGGAGGGCGGCCAGATACTGTCCGGCATCGGCAAAGGGTGTGTTCGCCATGGCGCCGTTGGCGGCGCCGAGCAGCTTGGCGCACCGCTGCAGCCGGTGGTCCACCGAGCCGACGGTGCCGTCGAACCATGAGTCCGAGGATTCGCGCCACGCGGTCATCGCCGCAGTGAAGCTGTTGGCAGAACGCTCGCGCCCAGGTGCAGCAGTACGAAACATTGTTGGCCTCCTACCTTTTGGTGGGAGGCCAACGTGGTTCGACAGGGTAGGCGCTACGGCCTGCGATTTCGTGAGAACAGTCCGGACAGGGTGTGCGGCTGGTAAGCCCACTCCCACGCTGCCGTGCGCTGTTGGAACAGGCCGCTCGAAGGGACGTCAAGCGAGAGCGGACGCTGGCGCGACTCCTGCTGGACGCGCTCCATCGCCGCCTTGAGCTCATCGGTGTTCCAGGCGTGGATCTCGCCGTCGATGACGGTGGCGAACCAGTTGTCGCCGCAGTCCAGCTGGGCTGGGAACTCCTCGGCCAGCAGCACCGGGATGCCGGTGAGCCGCTGCACTCCGGCCTCCCAGGGGTTGAGCTCCTGGACCTGCGCCAGCTCGTGCAGCATCGGCAGTTCTGCCGCGGTGACCACGGCCTTGCCGTTGATGATGGCGGCCATCAGGCCCCCTTCCGGTGAGTGATCCCGTAGCGCGTCGGGCGCAGCGTGCGCAGCAGCTTGCGCAGCTTGGGCCAGTGCGTGGTGTTGAACAGGGGCACGCACTCCTCGCAGATGCGCTTGACGTAGGTGTGCTTCGGGCCGCGCACCGCGAGTGTGTAGAGCTGGGCGGTCGCCGTGAGGGCCCGGCTGTTGTTGCAGATGTCGCAGCGCAGCTGCTCGGGATCGTCACCGCAGATGACCATGTCATCCTCCAATCGAGGTGAGTCGGGACTGGTCGGCGTCGCGGATGCGCACGACCGTGGCGTACCCCATGCGCAGGGTGCGCGCGATGGTGCCGGGAGGTGTCCCGGCGTCGAGTTCTTGCAGGACCTGGGCGACCCGCTCGGCCTCGATGGTGACTGCGCCCTCGGCGACGAGGGCCTCGGCCCGAGCGAGGTGCGCTGGCACCCCATTGTGCTCAGTGTGCACCGGAGCACTGGTGTGCACCGAGCCGGTGCGCTCGGTGCGCCGTGCACTGCCCAGGGCGAGCAGCGCGACGGTGGACACCGCGATGGCCAGGTCGATCACCAGCGGCCAGACCCAGGAGGTCCACGACGAGTAGCCCGCGTGCTTGGCCGCCAGATCGCGCAGCGCATTGAACGAGAGCGTCAGCGCACCGAGGGCCATGAGCGAGGTGCCGACGAGCGCGACGCGGTAGGCCAGGCCGGTCACCTCGGCCTTGACCAGCAGTCGCACGCCGTGCGTCGCGCAGATCGCGACGGTGGGCGGGATGACCGCGGCTGAGGCAGAAATGACGACATCGGTGCCGTAGGAGTTGAGGACGGCGTGCGCGATGTTGTAGGCCACCGACGCGCCGAACGACCCCGCGAGCCACGCCCAGAAGAACCGGGTCGCGGTGCGCACGTGGCGCGCGTGGTCGTTGGCTGCACTCATGGTGCTCCGTGCCCCTTTCTCAGGTCCGAGATCACTTGATCGTCACCGTGCCCGGCGGGAGCCAGCCCGGCTCGTCCGGCAGCACGTTGTGGTCGAACACGATGTACTTCTCCAGGCCCTGCACGGTCTCCTCGCGGTAGTAGCCGCCCGAGGACGAGCACGACCAGGTGCCGCAGTAGGTCGAGCGGGGGACGTAGCCCGCCGGGGTCCAGATGGTGCGCACGCGCTCCCAGCTGCCGTCGCCGCGGCGGGGGCCGTCGCAGATGGTGCGACGCTGGGAGCCCAGGAAGCCCCAGCGGATGGTCTCGCACCCGATGCCGGGGTCGGCGCTGGCCTTCGGTGCGGCCGGGAGCAAGGTGAGCGTCGCGGCGCACCCGATGAGCACGGCGATCAGGATGCGGCGCGCGAAGCGCTTGTGGATGGTTTTGTTCACGTGGACCTCCTGGTTGTGATGGGTGGAGAGAGGTCGGGAGGGCCGAAGCAGTTCCCCTCTGCTCCGGCCCTCCCTGGTCTGGGTCAGGCTTGCGCCCGTGCGGCGACGCGCATCGCGTCGATGGCTCCGGCCTCGAGCTCGAAGGCCCGCTCGGGGTCCTCGATCTGCTGGACGGCCGCGGTGACCGCGTGCAGGACACCGCCTGCGGTGATCTGGCCGCCCCGGATGAAGTGGTCGAGGATGCTCTTCGACTCGTCCTGGGTGTAGCCCTGGTCCTTGGCGACGATCTCGATGGTCGCCGGGACGTCGTGGACCGGCGTCTCGACCTCGGCCTCGATCTCGTCGATGACCTTCTGGACGTAGGTCGCCGACAGGAAGCTCTTGACCGCGTCAGCCGCCTGGGTGCGGGCCAGGTCGTTGGCCGCCTTGCGGGTGGCGTCGCTCCAGACGATGGCCCCCTCGGCGAGCTTGGCGCCCAGGTGCACCTGACGCATGGCGTCCTTGGTGCACTGCAGGCCGTTGCTGCACGCCCGGACCACCAGGCGCGGGGTGATCGACAGCGCACCGCCGCCGGTCTCGGAGTTGCGGATGATCAGACCCGCCGAGACGATGGGCAGGTTCTCGGCGTCCATGCCGCCGTGACCGGTGCCGCGACCGTTGCCGTACGGGCTGCGGTAGCCCTCCAGCAGCTTCCAGCCGTAGCCCTGGATCTCGGGGGCCTCGACGGTGACGTACATCTTGTCGTCGGTGAGGTCGCCGCTGATCTTGAGGTCGTCGGCCGACAGGCCCGCCTCGCGGATGCCGTCGAGCACCGCCAGCAGGGTGTCGAAGTTGTCGCGGGCGCCGTAGCGATCCGAGAGCACCGCGCGCAGGATGCCGTTGGTGCCGGGATCCTCCGGGTTGGCGCCCCACAGCAGCCGGACCAGAACCTTCTTGTCGGCGAAGTCCTCGTGCATCGACCACTGGTTGATGTTGGTGTCGTACAGGTCGACGTGCTCGGCGCGCAGGCGACGGATGTACTTCACCGGGATGCCGAACAGGCTCGCCAGCTGGCTGTCGGCGTTGGCGGTCGGCCGGTAGTAGCCGTTGGGGTCGAGCACGCCGTTGGCGTCGATGACCGGCGGCGCGGTCATCACGGCGAGGTTGCCGCCGTGGACGGCGAGTTCGGCGGCCGGGACGACCAGGTCGACGGTCTGGCGCTGCTGCGCCTGCAGGACCGAGACGAGGTCACCGAGCTCGGCGTGACGCATCTGGCGCTGGGGCAGGGTGGGAAGTGCGCTCATGGCGGCTCCTTTGGGAGGGGGTTGTGGTGATGTAGCGATTCTATACCGATTCTATAGTTTTCGTCAAGTATTCGTATAGTTCCGCAGGTCACCAGCGTGAATTGAGGTCCTCTGCGACGCGGATGAACGGCCCCTGGATGCCTGCGAACAGGTGGTAGACCGCACGCGCGCCGTCCTCGTGGTAGCAGGGGTGCCACTTGCCGTCGCGGAAGTACTCCCAGCCGTCGCGGCTGCGGCGGTACAACGTGCCGGTGCCCTGCTGTCGCCACAGGTAGCGGCCGTCGAGGACGTCGAGCAGCCGGTTGTTGCGGACCCTTGACACCTCCTCCTCGATCAGCGTCATGCCGCCACCTCCAGCCCGATCATCTTGGCCAGCGCGGCGACGGTCGGGCCGCTGGCGATGCGCTCGATGTGCTCCTTGCCGTCGGTGCCGCACACCCGGTCGGCACGGTCGACGTAGAAGGCCCCGTGTCCGCGGGAGGCCCAGTGCGGGCACATCTGCTCGTGCAGCAGCGCGGACAGCTCGTCGATAGAGGTCGCCGCAACGTACTTGCGCGCGTTGACCATCTGGGTGCGCCGGGCGTGATCCTTGCGGCTCTCGCCTTCGCAGCGGCTGACGCACTGCAGGTCGTGCAGCCACATTGCGATGTCGATCTTCTTGGCCATGGTTATTCGTCTCCAATGTGTTGGCGGGCGGCGGCTTGCGCCTCGCTGATGCGGATGTAGTGGCCGAGGAAGACCGACTGAGCGTGGCCGACGTGGTTGACGGTCAGCTTGTGGCCCTGCTCGCTCGGGGAGATGTCGAAGAACTCGGTGTCGGAGATCCACGCGATCAGTGAGTCGCCGTTGATCTTCCAGTCCTTGGTGTCGAGACGCGGGATGCGCGGGATGGCCATGACCACCTCCTGTTGTCGGGGAATGACACCACTATACAGGATTGTGAAAGAAGTGCTATAGTATTCGTATAGCCACTCCCGAGAGGGACTCCCCACCTTAGTAGAGAGTTGGTACAGAATGAGCGCAGATCCGCACGTTATCACTGAGGCCGACATCGACTGGCCCGCCGAGATCGCCGAGGCCGACTTCTGGGCCGAGCAGAACCGCCAAGAGGCCGAGCACTACTGGGAGACCGAGCGGACCGTCAAGCAGATGTGGAGGACGCGATGAAAAAGATCACCAAGCGCGCACAACGGGTACTCGTAAGCGCCGGGCGGGCACCAGGCGCGGTGGCCGAGAAGGTCAACGACTACGCAGAGGGCGACCGCGTCCGTGTCATCACGCCCGGCGCCCAGTACTACAGCCGCGAGGGCCACGTCCTGCTGGTCGGCGCTTACCAGATCTTCGTCTCCATCGAGGGCGACGCCGTCGCCTACGACCCCATCGACGTCAGGAGGGTGCGATGACCCGCAAACTCGGCAAGAACCAGCTGATCGCCTTGCGCTTCGCCAGCAAGGCGGGCCGCCACGCCCCGACCGGCGCGGGCAACCGCCCCTGGCAACTCCAGGACTCCCAGTACCAGCGGGTGCTCGACAGCCTGGTCGAGCGTGGCCTGGTGACGCGCGACGACGAGCTTGGCGTGATCACCCAGACGATCAACTTCCGTAACCCGGAGAGGTCCAAGGCGAAGTTCACGCCGTTCTACGAGATCACCGACAAGGGACGCGAGGCCCTGCAGGAGGTAGCTGCATGACCGTGACCGACCCCACGGCCTACGCCGACCCGGTGCTGCGCGAGCGGTTCGCCCTAGGCCACCACCCGCGACGCAACGCCGCCGATCTGCTGCCGCGTCCGGCCGCTCCGAGCTTCGTGGGCTGGTACCGGCCTGATCCGAGCGGGCTGGACTCCAGCTACTTCTACCGCGTCAGCGACGAACTGGTCTACCGCGTGGACGCCGAGGACGGCCTGTTCCAGGTGATCAAGCTCGACCTGCGCCCCGGCCACGAGTACCTCGGCCCCTTCGGGCCGCCGCTGCGCGAGTGGATCAGCGCCAAAACCCTCGTCGAGACCGACGCCGAACTCCTGAAAGGACCTCGATCATGACCAACCCACTGCGCAGCCACAGCGTCTGCATCAAGTGCCAGCAGCCCACCCACACCGACGGTGACCCCAAACGCGGCTGGATCCACACCCAGACCGACCGCTACAGCTGCGAGGGCGAGTCCGGCTTCGTGGAGCCCATGGGGCTCTACGACCTCGAGGACAAGCTCGTCGAGGCCAACCAGGAGGGGTTCGACGAGGGCAAGGCCGACGGCCTCGTCGAGGGCCTGGCCCAGGGGGCGGCCGAGGGCCGGGACGCAGCCCTCAGCGCGCTCAAGGACGAGCTCGACCGCATGCCCGAGAAGGTCGCGATCAGCGACGTGTTCCGGGCCGTCGAGAGGGTGTCGAACCGATGAGGGACAACGTGGAGCGCATGTTCCCCGGTGATGGCCGGGAGATCCCCACCGACGCCGAGCGCGACCGCGCCGACGAGCTGGCGGGCTTCGCGATCCCCCGTCAGCGCCTGGGCGCCATGCCCTACTTCGCCGACCCGGCCACCAATCGAGCGTTCCTGCGCAGCCAGGTGCGCCGCGCGCTGTACCGGCAGTTCAATGCCCGCTGCGATGCCCAGGAGGCCAGCTGATGGCGGCCGGGGGCGAGAAGGGCTTCAGCGTCGCCTCCGACAAGGAGGACCACCACCTGACGCTCACGATGCGCTGGAAGCCCGGCGCCGATCAGGACGAACTGCTGACCGCGCTGACCTCGGCCTATGGCACGGCGTTCGACGAGGTCGTCAAGCGATTTGAAGGGAGGGACACATGACGGTATTCAAGCGTGGCGACGGCGTGCTGTTCATCAAGAAGCGCCGGGTCGCCATGATCGGCGCAGAAGACTACGACCGCGTCCAGGGCGAGGTCGGCATGGTGATCAGCGTGACCCGCGAGGGCCACATCAAGTCCTACGTCGATGCCAAGTACGGCCAGCGGATGGACATCCGGCACCAGGCCGGTGCCGAGCAGTACGTGATGCCGCAGGGTGACTGGGACATCGAGGGCGTCATGCACTACTGCCGCAACCGGCCGTGGTCGCACAACCCCGAGCACACCGGCGCGCCGTTCGACAGCCTCAAGCAGGCCCGCGAGGAACTCCGGCAGTTCCGGCTGGACCAGAAGTTCGGCGGCGCCGTGGATCACCGCCGTCCCCGCACGCGCACCGAGGCGATTTCGGCGCTGTCGATGCGCCGAGGCACCGGCCAGGTCCGTACCGTGCTCATGCGCGAGATCCACCTGCGCAAGGGCACCAGCAACATCTACCCGGTCAACGTCTCCGAGGGGAACTCCCTGACCGTCGTGGTGGAGACCGGGCTGCCACGCCTGGTGCTGGAGTCCGGCGAGGCCGAGTTCCGGCTCCACTCGGTCTGGGGCAACTCGCTGACCATCCGGCCGGGTGCGCGCGCCAAGGTGATCACCAACGGTGAAGTCAAGGTGACCATCGAGAACGAGGGCTCGCTCATCCTGCAGGCACCCCGGCAGAATCGCGTGCACATCTCCGGTCCCGGCGACGTCGTCGGCGACTGGCTCGAGGAAGGACAGCTGCCGTGATCCAGGTGCTCTTCTACTGGTACGGGGACCGGGCGGCCGGTTCGCGCTCGAAGCACTGGGCGTGGATGCCGCAGGTGCCCGCGGTCGGGGACACCGTGCACGTCCCGCTGGAAGCCCCCGACGAGTACGGCAACACCGATTCGGAGAACTCGATAGCCATGGAGGTGCACAGGATCGCCTGGACGTGCGACGGCACCGCGCACTGGCACGCCGAGGTGTACCTCCGCTGATGGGCCCCTACTGCCAGTTCTGCGACCATCGCTGCTTCGTCTACCGCGAGGTCATCGTCGGCGGCGAGCGTGTCTGGAGCGGCCTGATGGCCACCTGCCAGCGCGGCATGGAGCTCGACCGCCAGCGCCTGGGCGTCGACCACACCGGCGCCCACAACCCCTATCTCGAAAGGTCCTGATGACGTACGCACAGCCCTGGGAGGGCATCACCGGCACGCTGCGTGCCGACGACGAACTGCTGTCGCTGGAGGACAAGGCGATGCCGGTACGCGGCGCGATGATGGCGCTGACCTGGCACCTGAACAGGGCCACCCTGCGGCCCGGCGACAAGCTCGGCGAGCGGATGCGCACGCCACAAATCGGCGACCTGGTCGTCGAGACCACTCGCGGCGTCGCGACACTGCGGAAAGAGGTCTACTACAGGGCATTCGGATACCTGATCGCCAAGCGCACCGAATGGGCCGACACCGACGCCGAGCGCGAGAAGTGGCTCGAGGACAATCCCGACGAGCTCGACAACGACGACGAGCGCTGGCACGACACCTACTGGTACGTCCAGTACGGGCCGGATCCCAAAGACGTCTGCCGGTGGACCAACTGCTCGTTCGTCACGGTCCCGACCACCCTGGACTTCGACCGGTGAGCGACTACTTCAAGGAGCGCCTGCGGGAGTCTGCCGCCGACTACATGCGCGACCGCTACGACCTGCCCACAGAGGAGGCCCACGAGCGAGCCGAGAAGCTCGTGGCGCGCGTCGAGGAGATAGCCGACGACCTGTTCAGGAAAGAGGGGCTTCGGTGCATCTGCTCGGGCCAGGGCGGCTCGGCTTACAGCTCGGACTGCCCCCACCACGACCCATCGGTGAAGATCGACGACCCGGTCTGGCGCAAGCGCTACAACGGCCACGTCGAAGCCCAGCGCCGGATCACAGAGAGGCTGGGCTGGTGAGCATGGCGTGGGTGCGGCAGCAGTACGGCGTGCCCGCGCGCCGCGGTGGCCGCGTGCGGTTCTTCGGCACCGAGGGCACCATCACCAGTGCCAGCCACTACCTGCGGGTGCGGATGGACGACGGCCGCCGCGTACTGCTGCACCCCGCCTGGGAAGTCGAGTACCTCTGAAAAACAGCTGGACCCCGTGCTCCACAGGTGTGGCGGGGTCCGCGTTTTCACTCTAGCAGCCGGTCGGCCTCGTCGAGATCGTTGAGTTCGGAGGCGACGTGGGCCCGTTCCTGGGCGATCTGGCGCTGCTGTTTGGCGAGCTCGACGTCGCGAGCGGTGAGTTCCCGGCGGCGTTGGGCGACAATCTGTCTGAGTTCTAGATCGGTGTAGTCGCTTTTGCGCATGCAATCATCGTGGTTACCGAAAACGGCAATTGCAACCGGAGTCGGAAAGCAACTTCCATCGGTGGACCTGCCCGGCACTGCCCCGGGGTCCAGGTGTCTCTTCTCACTGCGTTCTACGGGCGTAGTCCCTGTTTAGGGCCAACTCGCGGCCCCAGGGACAGGACCTTGCGAGGATCGTCGCGGATTAGATACCCCTCGGTCAGGCTCCACGGACCTGACCGGCTTCGACCGCTGCTATGGATGATGCCAGGGACTCCGCGCAGCGGTCTGCTTGTCCCCGGCAGGCTCAGGCGCTGACCAGAGCCGAGTCGTTGGCAAAAGCCTCGATCTCGGCGAAGTCGGCGTCGGAGACCAGTGCGTCGTTGTTGTCGGCGCTTAATTGGTCGGTGCGTTCACTTGAGGTAGAAATGCACCCAACACCTGCCCGCTGTTCAGTTGTCAAAGTCACCTGTCGAAACTAGTTCAGGCCCTTGCGCGGGAGACCAAACCCGCTTGCACTAACGCAACCCTGGGAACAGAGTGTGTTCCTCGATAGTAGTCAGCTGGTCTGCGCGAAACTATACCACTGCTAGGCCACTTCTGCATAGTTGCTGAGCAGCTGCGTGTTGGTGACCTTCATGTCGGCCAGGCAGCCGCCGCGCACGCCGTCGCACGGCTCGCCATGGGTGGCGCAGCAGCCGCGCACGATGTTGCGCCGCCAGCGCAGCGCCCAGAGCATGCAGTTGCCACAGTGCTTGTGGGTGCAGCCGTCCAGGCGCGGATTCTTGCGCGCGTTGTAGGACCAGGCCATGGAGTCGGCCGTGGTCAGCAGGTGACCGTACTCGCGCAGGCCCAGGCTCTTGACACCGAAGCCGTGCACCGGCAGGCCCTCGTCGGTGGCCAGGATCGCCTCGAAGACCGCGGCGATCTCGGAGGTGTGCTGACGGCGGCACACGCTGCCGACCCCGACCAGCTCGACGTTGTGCAGGTCCACGCCCGCCTCGGCGTACATGTCCATGCAGCGCAGGTAGTCCTCGACGGCGTAGCCCTGCAGAACCGGCATGAACGGGCACTGCTCGTCGCTGACGTCGCCCCACAGCGCGTGCAGTTCGACGTAGTTGGCGACGGTGCGGCGCTGGTGCTCCAGGACGCTCAGGCCGGTCCTGGCGATCATGTCGGGCTCGCACATCCAGTCCATCGGGGCGGCCCATTCGAGCTGGCCGATGAACTGGTCGTAGCGGTTGACCGCGGCGACGTACTCGGCCGCGGTGGTGCGCCATGCGCCGAACATGCTCAGCTCCGAGAACCCGCCGGAGTCCAGCGCCCACGGGGCCGCGGCGACCGGCAGTGCTTTCTGCCGAGACAGTCGCCGATGCGACACGAACAGCGGGACGCCCGCTGTGCCGAGCCAGTTGACCATGTGGGTGCCGAGGTAGAGGTGTTCGCGCATGGGACTCCCGTCGTTGACGTGGGATTCTATACGCAAACTATACCATCTCTATTCGACTGGCAGATAGGCGTGGTGGGTGAACTGCGGCTGGAAGGCCCCGCCGCCGCCGTACTTCACCCCTCGACCGCCCTCGCCGGAGGACACCGCGGTGCCGTCGGGCAGGGTGACCGCGGTGTGGCGGGAGTTCCAGCCGATCACCAGGGCGGGTACGTCGCCGGGCTTACCGGGCCGGAAGCCACGCTCGGCGAGCGCCTTCGCCTCGATGCCGGTGTGGAAGCGGCCGGAGTACGGATCACGACCGACAGCCACGTTGGCGACCCAGGAGGCCAGGCCCGAGCAATCCGTTCCGGCTGGGCTGTTGCCGCCGGAGATGTACGGGGTGCCCGAAACCTGGGAGATCAGGACAGTGATCGCGGTCATTGCTTCTGCTGTCAACGTCACCCTTTTTGGAAATGCAGCAAACACGTTTAAACAGGGTTTTTCTGGGTACAGCGAGCTATTCGACGTTAGCCAAGGTCACTGGCAAATCGCGTCAAGATCACACACGGGAGACACGACGAACAGCTCACCAAGATCGGTGAAGCACGCCTCCGCAGCGGCATGCACCGAGGCATTGACGTCGTAGCCGATGGTGAAGTGCGGCGCCCGGAACGGGCTGTAGTGCACCTGGACGTCGCCAACGGGCCGGAAGTCGGCGAGCACCCCGGCCACGCGGGCGTGCACGTTGCGCTGCCCCTCGCGTACGGCGCGCTGGCGGCTGGCCTCGTTGACCCGGAACTGCGGATCCAGCAGGGTGAGCTCGTCGGCGTAGCCCACCACCAGGCCCTTGTGTTCGCCGCCGAGGGCGCGCACCGACCAGCTCTCGTTGTGCAGGTTGCGGGCCACCTCGACGCGGTCACCAGCCGCTACGCTGCGCCCGCGGAACGGAGTGATCACGCGACTCCCTGCGGCCAGCCCGGCACGACGGTGACGTCGAGACCGAGCTCGGTCCACAGGCTGATGATCGACGGGCGATCGTCGATGGCCGCGGTGATCCGGTAGCGCTTGGACAGCCAGTCGTACATCTCGCGCTTGACCTCGTGGTCGGGCCGGTAGTCCTTGGCCTTGCGCATGAACGGGCCGCAGAAGAGCACCGGCATGTTTTGGACCAGCCAGTGGTGCGACAGCTGGTGCCACTTGTCCTCGCGACCGGTGAGCACCAGGATGACGTCGCCGCGGGCGTGGTGGCGCTTGACCCAGTCGATGGCCATCTGGTTGGGCGGGCAGTCGGCCGAGGCGGCGTGGAACGCGTCGAAGTCCTTGGCCTCGGCGTGGTGCCGGATGCTGCTGACGTCGACGAGGGTGCCGTCCATGTCGGCAATAACCGCGGTAGGCAGGGTGCGGCTCATGCAAACTCCCCGCAGCCGCCGCGGCCGCCGACCCAGCGGTCCCACCGGATGAAGCGCTGCTCGGCGATGCGGCCCAGTGCGTCACGCGCGGTCACGCAGTAGAAGCCCCACTCGCGGATCTTCGGTCCGGTGAGCACCAGCGTCCAGGCCGGGGTCTCCATGGGGCGCGGACGGTTGCGGTCCAGCGGGATGGCCTCGGTGCGCAACAGCTCGACGCGGTGGCGCGTCTCGGCGCGCCGGTAGGCGATGGAGAAGCGCTTGCGCTCGCGGCGGCCGTCCTCGGTGACCTCGATGTAGCTGCCCTTGAGGATGAAGCTGACGAAGTTCCACGGGTGGCAGTGGAGTTCTTTGTCCTCGTCGGAGCGCAGGAATTTGTGCAGGTAGAGGTTGAAGAACCGGTTACGCGGGACCAGGTACCAGCGCTGCAGGTACGGGGAGCCGTCGCGGTAGCAGATGGTGATGTGGGGGTTGCCGGACCACAGCTGCAGCCACCACTGTCCGGTGGTCAGCATGGCGGGGGCGGTCATGAGCAGTCCCGGTTGAGCATGGGGGCGGGACCGGTCAGGTACTCCTCAGACTCCTGGCCGGGCAGCAGTCCGAGCATGCCCATCAGGTCGTGGGCGACGGCGGCCTGCTCGGCCTCGGGGACGTTGCGGGAGACGGTCCCGCACAGGGCGCGCGCCGCCGCTCGGCGTTGGTCCTCCGTGGGGGGATCGAAGTATTCGCACTGGTCGATCAGCGCGGAAATCTTGCTGCCTTTGCTACCACCGGCCACGCAACACCTCATTTTCGATTATGAAAGAAACTCCCATTTTTGGAAGTATTGAGAGCGTATAGGTTTGGTGTAGTTTCGTCAACGAAACACGCGTCAGAAGCGCCCTCGGCCACGAGTATTCGGATTGCGGCGATGGATGCTGCCTGCCGGGTTCGACCCGTAGTCGTAGCGGTTGCGCGCGCGGGTCAGGTCGGCCATCGCCCGGCGGGCCCGGTTGTTGGACTCGCCGGAGCCGATGCGCTCAAGCTCGCGGCCACTGCGCAGCGCCGCGACGTTGGTCGAACCATAGGCGCCGACGGCCATGTCGGTGCCGCTGGAGTAGCGCTCCAGGGTGTCGTGCAGCAGATCGGAGACCACCACGCAGAAGGCGTCGCAAAGGTCCTTGGTGGTGACCGGCCCGACGTCCTGCTTGACCACCCGCCCGCCGCGCATCGAGAGGAACTTCAGCTCCATCTCCAGCAGCGAGCCGCCGTCCTCGTACCAGGTGTCGCGGTAGGACGAGACCATCTCCATGTTCAGGGCGGCCTTGACCTTCTCGAAGCGCGACTGGTTCTCCTTCTCGGTGAAGTTCACCTCCGAGACCCGAATGCCCGGCGAGAACTCCCGGCGCAGCTGCGAGATACCCAGCGCGGAGTTCCACTGGTCGAAGCTGATCTTGGAGGTCGAGGGAAACGAGTTCAGCGTGCCGCGCAGCGCGTCCTGCACCACCGCGTAGTCGATGGTCGGCTTGTTGGTCTCGGGGTCCAGCGGGAAGTCCTGGGGCCGCCACACATGCAGCAGGTCGATGACGACGTGCGGGCGCACCTCGTTCTTGTCGCAGTCGTGTTTGTGCACGTCGGGGAACTCGGGGTTGGGCACCCACTGACAGGTCCGGCAGACGTCCTCGGTATGCCCGACGCACATGGCGAAGTTGGCGCCGGTGCGGCCCGGATCGCAGTGGATCCGGTACTTGTGCTTGAGGTACCCGCGCGACTGGGCCTCCAGCGCCGGGCGCCACGTCGGCGGCCGGAACATCCGGTCGACCTTGTCGGGGTCGAAGTAGGCGCCCATGACCTCGGCCCACTGCGCCTCGCGTTCGACGCGGAACTTCTCCGGGTTGCGCACCTTGCGCCGGATCTGCGACTCGTGGGTCGGCCCCCACTGGATCGGCTTGCGGAAGGTCTCCCCCACCAGCTCGGGGCCGCGCTCCCAGTCCAGGTAGACACCCCAGCTGGGCAGCTGGATGACCAGCATGGTCGGGTTGGCGTCGACCTCGGCGGTGTCGTCGCCCCTCTGGGCGGCCAGCGCCTGCAGTTCGGCCTTGGCCTCTTCCCCGATGCCTCGCTCGTCCTTGTAGTTGGACATCAGCACCGAGCCCTCCTGGTAGAGGCCGTAGCAGTTGTGGGTCACCAGGTGGTGCTCGGTCACGTACAGGTGGTCCGGCGCGTCGACGGTGATGCACTGCACCTCCTTGTCGGCGATGTACTCGACTGATCGCACCGACCGCACCAGGCCGCGCGCACCGGTGGTCCGGCGGCCGACGTAAAGATCGCGCTTGCGCCCCAGCCGGAAAGGCGCGTCGACCTCCTCCGGCAGCCGGACTCGGATCTCCCAGTAGTCGGTGCGCGTCGAGGCGAAGCCCCCGCGACCTGGATGAATCTTGCGCACTCGACACACCCCGCCGAGCCCCTCGACGAGATCGACGACGCTCGCCATGAGCGCCCAGGACGAAGTCGAGAGCATCGCGGTACCAGTCTTGGTGTCGCACCAGCCGTCGGTGTCCAGCAGGCCTCGCAGAATCTCCAGGCGCTGGGCCGGACTGGCGCGGAGGTATTCCTCGGGGATGAACTTCTCGTAGGAGCGCTTGCCCCAGAGACCGAGGTTCTCCAGCTCCTTGCGGACCGGATTCTTGACGCCCCAGGCATCATGGCGCAGCCGCCCCTCGACGTATCCACTGGCGCGTCGCGTGGTGACCCACCGGCTCTCCGGGAAGTCGCGCGTCATGATCGCGCCGAACTCGTCGATCAGTTCCTGATCTTGGCTGCCGAAGATGATGGCGCTTGTGATGCAGCCATCGCCCAGGAGCAGGCCGAGCGCGTAGGGATCAATCGCCAGATCGCGTTCGGGGTACTGCACCGGCGCCGAAATGCGCGGGATGGACACCCGGTCGAACATGGTGCTCTGGGTCGTCGCCACGAGCTGCTCGGTGGTCAGGACCCGAGAGGTGCCGCGTGCGCGGTCGTGTCGCGTCTGCACTGCCCACTCGTGGGTGTCGGCAGCCTCCGTCGATGCGCCGTCGGCGGTGGTCACGCGGTAGACCGGGCGCACGCCCTGCGGGTGGATCGCCGTCACGACGACCGGGCGGCCCGCGCTGCCGATGACCTTGTCGCCGACCTGCAGATCTCCCATGCGCCGCCAACCGGTCGGGGTGAGCACGTTGGTGTCGAGTGGTTGCGCCTTGCCGGACTTCTGCCAGGGTGAGGACGGGATGTAGGTCAGGCCGTCGAGGTCGAACTGGTCGAGTGAGGGGTGGGCGTCTTCGTAGATGGCGTCGCCGGACTTCGTCGAGCCGGTCTCCACCATGAACGCGAACTCGTCGAGCATCAGCCCGAACGCGGTGGCGCCGCGGAAGGCCGCCGAGGACGCCGAGAGCGCCTGGGCCTTGATGGTGGCCACGAGGTGGTCGATGGGCACCTTGGAGGCCTTCATCTCGGCGATGCGCCGCACGTCGGCGGGCGTGCGCACCGACAGGATGTAGTCCTTGGTCTCGGCGATGCCCACCCCGTTGGCGTCGGGCTGCAGGTACTTGCAGCGCTCCACCATGGCCCGGATGTCGGCGAACAGCTGCGCCTTGGCTTGGGTCTGGCTGGTGGCGCCGACCTGCAAGTATCCGTCCTTGCCCGCGTCCACGCCGTAGTAGGCCTGCCAGTCGTCCAGGCTGCGCAGGAAGGCGATCTGCTCGCTGCCGAGCACCCCGCCGTTGAAGCCCTTGGATCCGCGTCGGCCGCCGACCCACTGCACGTGCGGGAACCGGCGGGCGCCGCGGGCCTTGAGGTACTCGATGCGCTCCCAGATGTCGGGCTGCACCCCGAACACGTCGCGCTTGCGCCGGAAGCCGTCGCGCCACTCGTTGATGACCTCGAGGTCGTAGGCCGTCATGTGCTCGGTCTCGAGGAAGATCAGCTTGTGCAGCGTGAGCTGGCGCGGGTAGACCTTGCGGATACCCAGGAAGCTCGGGTGCCGGATGAAGTCGACGATGGACTCCCACGGGGCACCTTTGCGGGTGCGCGCGGCAGCGGCTTGCTTGAGCTGGTCGAGCGGATCGAAGTTCTCGATGGTCAGCAGGTTGGCCTGCTGATTGGGGTGGAACGCCATCGCGGGCTCCTAGAAGTCGTCGAAGCCCGACATCCCGGTCCACGGCTCGGGATCGGCCTTGGGCTTCTCCACCTGGGCGCGCAGCGCCTGCACGTCAAAGCCCTCCAGCAGCGGCATCAGCTTGGCCTTGAACTCCACCAGGCCCTTGCAGAACGCCTGACCGAACTCGGCGACGAACGGGACGGTCGCAGCGTAGGACTTGGGGTGCACCCCCTCGCGGGCCACACGCTCGACGGCCTCCACCGCAAACGGCACCCCGAACAGGTAGGCCCAGACGTTCAGGCCGTTCCACTCGTTGCCGTCGATGTTGTAGATGAAGCCCAGCGGCGACTCGATGGGATTGGAGTCCGGCGCCAGGAACGACCGCGACGGGCCGATCTTCTCCTTGCGCCACTCCTGGTACATCTCGCGGATCATGCGTTCGGCTTCGGCGCTCAATTCGGTGTCTCCTCCTGCTGCGTCGGTCAATTTCAGAAGCTGCTCGCCCAGGGCCAGGCAGCGGTTGTAGCGGGCCTGACGGTCGTCCCAGCCGTTCGGGGTGCGGGCGCTGCCGTCGTCGTTGGTGATCCAGCCGTTGATGCAGCGCGAGACCGAGAAGTTGTCGCCTGCGTCGGCGTAGCCGTTGATCTGTCCGGGCTTGGGCCCGTCGAACAGCCAGTACCAGCTGGAGGCCAGGAAGCCCCACTTCGGCTGCTCCACCAGCTCGGGCTGGTTGACGAAGATCTCGGAGTCGGTGATGTAGCCCTTCTCCTTGCACCAGATGCCGAACTTGCGGTAGTTCGACGACCAGGTCAGCTGGATCGGACCGCGGCCGCGGTAGCGCTTGCGGTCCTCGGTCCAGCCCGGCCCGTCGGTCTGGATCTCGGCCATGTAGCGCAGGCCGCCGGACTCGTGGCCGACCTGGCTGCACCAGGCCGCGGCGCGGCGCACCGTGTTGATCTCCGCGGCGCGCATGGCCTCGGCGAAGAACGGCAGGTAGTTCTCGAAGGTCTCACGCGGCATCGAGCTCGGGCTCATCGCCTGGGCGAGGATCGCGACCAGGTCGGCGTTGCTGCCCGCAGGCGGCGGGGTGACCGTCACGTCGGCGTAGGCGTAGCCCTTGGGCGGGATCAGCGAGGCGCACTGGTCGAAGCTGATCCAGTAGCCCTGGGGCTGGAAGCCGGAGTCGGCGATCCACACCGCGCGCAGCGCCGGGTTGTCGTCGTAGCCCATGGCCGCGACGTAGTGGTAGGTGGTGCCGCCGGAGTAGCGCGGGGACACGCTGCCCTTGACACCGCGCGGCTTGTTGCTCGGCGGGGCCACCCAGTTCATCACCACGCCGTATCCGGCGTCGATGGAGCGCTTGAGATGGGTCCACAGCAGGTCCTTCTGGGCCGCGGTGGGCGGGTCCTTCTCCAGGTAGACCGAGGTGTAGCGGGCGTCGGGGACGATGTTGTCCAAGACGCGCTCGATCAGGCCGACGTAGTCGGTGCCGTCGCGGTCGTCGCCGCGGCCGGGGTTCTCGATGGCCTCGATCTGGTTGAGCAGGCTCGTCTCGGAAACGACGATGCCGCGCGAGTTCAGCACCACCTGGGTCGCGGCGGGCCCGCAGGACCAGCCGTACTCCTGTGGGACCACAGCGCGGTCGTACGGCAGAACTTTCTCGGTCAC